CGCCGTTTAAGTGCTATATCTACTGCACGCTGCCAAAATATCCGCACGAGGACTTCATTGCGACGGACTATCCAAGGACACAGTTTTACGGCGGCGGCAAGGTCATCGGGGAGTTTACCTGCAACAGAGTAACGAACCTTTTTTCAAACAGCAGATTTTGGCTGGACGAGGATGATGTTTTACACACATGTTTGTCTGCTGCGGAAATGCGAAAATACGCAAATGGTGCGCATGGGTTATACGGCTGGCACATCTCAGATTTGCGAGTTTACGATCACCCGCGCGATCTGTGGGAGTTTACCGGCCTGCGGGAGACAAAATTCGGATTGGCACCAGGACCGATTACCCGCCCGCCGCAGAGCTGGCGGTATGTGGAGAAAGAGCTATGGAACGACTGACGATACCTGATGTTCGGGTGGACGAGCACACGACACGCAGAAGCGTGATTGACGTAGCCGCGGTGCGAGAGCACGCGATGAAAATTTATTGGCGGCTGAAAGCCTACGAGGACACGGGGCTGACGCCGGAGGAAATCAAGGCTCCATTTACGGAGGACACGATGATAAATCTGGAAGCGCAGGCGCTTGGCGTGGAGCCTAGCCGCCTCCGCGAGCTTGCCGAGGCCGACAGAAACCATCAAATTGTCATCCGACCGTGCAAAATCGGCGATACGGTGTGGGCTGCGGACACGGAGCCCGTAATTCCGCTACATGTTATGGCGGATGCAGTTTATCTGGAGGGAAGACATGGCGGAGACTATGAGAGACTAAGCAACTTCGGGAGCGTTGTTTTTCTTAGTCAGGAGGAAGCAAAGGAGGCGGCTTCACATTGGATGAAGTGAAACGGTGTCCGTTCTGTGAAGGAAGGCCGGTGCATCATCCTGCCGCGCAAGGTGGGCGATACAGTGTGGAGAATAAAGTGGACATTTGAAACATATCCGGATAAAAGCGAGCCATACATTGAGCCGGACGCCTTCCTGCTGCAAGACGTTTTTAATATCGGCAAAACTGTATTCCTCACAAGAGAGGAAGCAGACCACGAGCTGAAACGAGTAAAAGGATGGTAGATCTTAATGGCATTGAAAATACCAAAGTATATCTACGAGTGGATGGTGCTTACCGCGTATTATTCCTACAAAGCTGCAGAGCTCAACCGGAAGGTGTCTGAGTGGCTGGAACGTCACGGAGTTGATGTCGACGCGCTCAGTGATGGTTCCGGATGCGGATTCGAAGAGCTGATGTACGGGCGTAACATCGCAGATGAACTCTGCGAAAGGATAGAAAGAGAGGCAGCAAATGCGGACATATCTCAGAAGTGATTATGCGCTCCACCCGTGCGGCGCGGGATATGAATATTGCGACGGAGAGTGTTCTCATTGCGAAGCTGCGGCATCGACATATACCTCAAACACTACGCAGCCCAAATATGAGCCGTGGCGAAAAGAAATGCAAGAAAGGCCGGTGACACCGACAAACAATGAACAGACCAGAAACGACGAAGTGGCTTTCGAAACTGCTGGAAGAACATATTGACCCGAAGAACGACCCGCGCGTCTATTGGGCCAAGGAAATCACGTTTGACTACGGCAGCGTTTCTCCCATTCGCGTGGACTATATGCAGTTCAAGCCGGTCAACAATAGCGTGTCCGGCATCGAGAAGGGCGATGTGTACTGCTACGAGATCAAGTCCTCAGTTGAAGACTTCCGCTCGAAGAACGGACACAACCTGATTGGGGATTTCAACTACTACGTCATGCCGCTGGAAGTCTACGAAAAGGTTCGGGACGAACTGCCATACAGCGTTGGCGTTCTGTGCCCGGAAAAGCTGGGTTATAAATTCCTGCCGTACATTCTGAAAGTGGTGCAGCGTGTTCGACGCATCGACAGAAAAAGGCCGCTCCAGGAAATGCTCCTGATGATGTGGCGCAGCTCCCGGCGGGAAATTGTAAAAGCGAGAAAGGAAGTGAATGGAAATGACGAACCTTAAACCTTGCCCGTTCTGCGGAGGTGAAGCAAAATTCTTCAGAAAAGCAAGTTTTGAGATCGGAACACGGCGCGGCTGGAAGTTTGGAATCCATTGCACAAAGTGCGGCATCGAAACTCCAAAGAACGATTACACGGTAGAAATTGAATTTTCAGACTATGGAGAAGTGAAAGTCGTGAAAGACGAACGGCCAGCAGCAATCGAAAAATGGAATTTGAGGACACACCACTGATGGAAGGATGAACACAGTATGTCTCGCTCTGTAAATGAAGTTCTTTTCGAAGCGGTCAAGAACAAACTGCAAACGGCGCGCGAATCGTATTCCAAATACCGATCCACAATGGAGGACCTGAACGCGCTGCTCAAGGATATGGTCGATTATGCGACAAGAAATAACTGGAATCTCAATGATCTGTCCGACTGCGATGTAATCAATGGATACTTGTATGATGGCAAACCGGAAATCTACGATGTCATGGGAAAAATCGTAAAGGCGTTCGGAGTGCCAGAGGGGGAACTTTGAAATGATTGGTTACATCAAAGATCAGGACCTGCTAGACCTTCTTGACGAGTACGGCAGATCGATACTGACTGCCGCAAAAATCAACAGACTTGAGAGAGTCTACTTTCCCGCAGAACTGCACGTTGGAGATCGCGCGTGGAAGAAGGCCATGAGCATCCTTGATAAGAAATACGCGGAAGCGAAAAAGCTGCCGTTCATCCGTGACCCACTGGCATGGGCACTGTACCACACTTGGAAGGAGTTCGATGATGGGAAACGCTGTGACTGAAAAATATATCCGTCGCTCAGAAGCACTGGACGCGATTCGTCGGTTTTCAACCGAAAACGGATCTGTGCTTGGCTATCACAGTGGCGCAATCGACCTCGCACTGGAGGCAATAGAAGCCATCCCTGCTGTTGATGCAGCACCGGTTGTGTACGGCACATGGCTGGAAGAAGACGGCATGCAGATCTGCTCAAATTGCGGTGAAGAACACGAATGGGATGACTACCGTGCATCTTACTGTGAGGATTGCGGAGCAAAAATGAGGAGATTGCATGATGACTGAAGAATTTATCAGCAGAACCGAGGCGCTGAAAGACTTTGAATCCTGCAACGCGGAAAATCCGAACTGGACACCTCAGCGGGTAAAAACGCTCCTGCTGCGTCAGCCCGCCGCCGACGTTGCGGAGGTGGTGCATGGGAAATGGATCAAAAATGAATGGATCTCTACTGACTTTGCACCGGTGTACGACTGCAGCGAGTGTAATAAGTCAATCGAGCAGAAGTACCCTACGCTTCCGCAACGCTGCGAACACTGTGGAGCGCTGATGGATGGGATGTGCAGGTAATGCGGTTGATCGACGCAGATTGGGTACATGAGTACGTCAAGCCATATGAACGATCAGATGAGCAATGGAGCGTAACTGGCGGCACGGCAATCCGGCTTATTCATAATGCGATTGATAATGCGCCGACCGTTGATGCCGTCAAGGTAACGCGGTGCAAGGACTGTAAAGATTTCCACCGGAACAACGAAAATGACCCGTACTGCGCAAATAGGCGCGGGCTGGACGATCCAGTACCAGACGGGTTCTGCAATTACGGGGAGCCAAAGGAGGCAAGCGATGAACGGTGAATGGGTCTTGGCAAATAAATGCCCGCACTGCGGCGGACGGATGACTCTTGTGGACTTTTACTCCTACTCGCGCGACTACCCGATTTTGAAAAACGGGAGACCGTCGAAGCATGGGAAAAAGTGCGGAGAAGAAGCCGTTGGAGTTATAAATGCCCAATGCAATTCGTGCCATGTGACGTGGGATGACAGCAACACTCGCCTCACTGTTGATGGCAAAATTGAAATCAGAGGGGATGGATATGGATGGTGACAGAATATGGGCGTAACGATTAAATGCAAGAAAACTGGTCGGGAAATTGACCTTGGATGCGGCGGATTCATGCAGCTGCGGCGGAAAGTGGCACAACTCATGGGAGAGCCGTTTTACAGCCACTACGAGAAGCTTTGCAACGCGCCAATCATCATGCGACCGGAAGTGGAAGAGAAGTTTTGGAACGATTGGGCCACGGAAGCAGACAGGATACTTGCAGAAAACCACTTTCCAATAAAAGTTGTGAAGTTTCTGCTTGCCCCTGACAGCGAAGCTACGACGCGCTACGGAGCCTGCAAGGAGATCTTGAAGGTCATCGGGGACTACGATGACAACATCTGCTACGGCTATGCCGGCCGGAGCGACTGCGCAATGTTCCGAGACTTCAAGGCAATCTTGCAGGACTGCGTGGACAACAAATGCGATATGGTCTGGATGTAGGAGGACAGAAAATGGATGCTGTGACGTATATCAAAGCATATGCGAGAATGTGCGATTCTTTTGCTTCTAAGAACAACATTACGGGAAAACCGTGTGTAGGCTGTCCACTTGAAGATATTGGACGCGGATGCCATATGAACGACCTCACCAACAACGCGGAGGAATGTGTTGCTGCGGTCGAGAAGTGGGCAAAAGAACATCCTGTTAAAACGAGGCAGAGCGAGTTTTTGAAGCAGTGGCCGGATGCTAAGCTTTATGAAGGCGTTCTTGGGATTTGCCCTAATATGCTTATGTATCGCGATGAAACTACTGGTCAATGCACAAAAAATGTTATGTTCTGCCCTGATTGTCGTCGTGATTTTTGGCTGGCCGAAATCAAGGACGAAGAAGCATAATTGGAGGACGGAGATATGGATGCTGTTGAATTCTTAAAAGAACGAACTAGGATGTGCAATTTTTATATGAGTAGGTGCATGAACTGCCCTGGAAACAAAGTTGCATATTGCGCAACATTATGTGCAGCCGCTATTGAACTAGTCCCTATTGTAGAGCAATGGGCAAAAGAACATCCTGTAAAGACAAGGCAGAGTGAATTGCAAAAATTGTTTCCTGACTTAACTCTTGAAGACGGGTGGTTTTGTATGTGTCCCAAATACGTTGGTCAGAAAGAATGCATTGATGGGCCAGTTGAGAAAAGCACTTGCGATAAATGTCGCCGTGATTTTTGGCTGGCTGAAATCAAGGACGGTGAAGAATGATGGACAAGCAGCTGATTTACAGGGAAGACGCGCTCGATATCGTGCGCCGGACATCCGGGGACTATGCTGCGGCATTTGCCGAGATCAGCCGACTGCCGGCAGTGGACGCGGTACAGGTTACACGCTGCAGGGACTGTGATGGCCGCCGGGCAGAAATTTCGTGGTGTGGGACATATGTTAGGTGCGGCTTTCATGACGCGACCGGCCTTAATATGCCGGAGGATGGGTTCTGCTCTCTTGGAAAAGGAGGACAATAAATGCCGCTCATAAACGTTGCTTTATATGAAGAAGGAAAACGAAATAACCGGCTTCGGGCAGAATATATTTACTGCGATCACGCGCAGGAATGCTCCGCATACCACGAGGGAAAATGCCTGAACGTTACCATACCGTTCAACCGACGGTGTGAACTTGGCAGAGTTGAAAAAGTGGATGGCGGCACAAAGCAGAGCAAACGCTATGACACTGTGACAGACGCAGCGCGGCATTCGCCAGAATATCGTAAACTCAGATATCCATCCTATTGCTATGTAATTCGCATTGGAGATATGGCGTATCTGAATCTTCCTTACGTTGACCTCAAATTGGACGGAAGCCGACTGAACGCATCAACGGCGATATTCACAAATGACCATCTGCTTGTAGAACAGTCACTTCTGACACCGGAAAACCTGGATAGCATACTTGGCTATAACCCACGAAATATGTGCGGAGATATTATCACGAAATATGCGGATGAAACCGTACCGAATTTCCTGCACCAATTCAAAAGAATGTTTCCAGTGGAATATGAACGCTTCGTGAAAGAGTACCCGAAGTATGCAGAGATGTCCCCGACATTTATCGGAAGATACGCAAAACTCGCAACGTGCAATCCAGACTGCGTGTACAAGGGTTCAAGCGGGGATAAGTTCACAATGGAAGACGGAAAACGGATGGTCTGTAAAGAGTATAAATCTGGCTTTCTTCCATTTGGAGCATCCAAGGCGGAAGTCGTTATTACGCTGACAGACGATATGACAGTTAAAATCACGGACAATGCGCAAGTCTTGGATGACACTGTGTTTGTATAGGAGACAAGATGAACAGCAAATACTTGGAATTTCTGAAATCAAAAATCGAGACGGCTCCGGTGAGCGGCTTTTCCGTTCCGGAAGAAGATATCAATCAAGCGCTGAAACCGCACCAGAGAGACGCAGTACGCTGGGCGCTGCGCGGCGGCCGGCGGGCGCTCTTTGAAAGCTTCGGCTTGGGGAAGAGCGCGCAGGAGCTGGAATTCTGCCATCATGCGGCAAAGCACGAAGGGAAGCCCGCGCTGATCGTGCTCCCGCTCGGCGTGCGGCAGGAGTTCAAACGGGACGCCGTGAATATTCTGGGATACGAAGAGCCGGTCTATGTACGGACGATGCATGAGGTACGCGAGAATGCCGGGGTGGAGATCATGCTTACCAACTATGAGCGCGTCCGGGACGGGGATATCGACCCGGCGTACTTTGCGGCGACGAGCCTTGACGAAGCGTCGGTGCTGCGCTCGTTTGGAAGCAAGACCTATCAGACGTTCCTCCAAAAGTTCAAGGGCGTCAAATACAAGATGGTAGCAACGGCCACTCCGGCACCGAACAAGTACAAAGAGATCATCCACTATGCAGGATATCTCGAAGTCATGGACACCGGACAGGCCCTTACACGGTTCTTCAAGCGGGACAGCACCAAGACCAACAACCTGAACCTTTATCCACACCGTGAAGAAGAATTCTGGCTGTGGGTCAGTTCATGGGCGCTGTTCCTTGGAAAACCGTCAGACCTCGGATATTCTGACGAGGGATATGAACTTCCTGGACTCGAAGTCAGAACGCATGTTGTTCACGACGAATTCGGAAAGATCACGGACCGGGATGGTCAAGTGAAGATGATGAACGATTCTGCCACAAACCTCCAGGAGGCACCACGCGAAAAACGTGAGACAATAGCTGCAAGAGTCCGTTTAGCAAAAGAGATTGTCGATAGTGACCCAAGCGCAAGCTCTATCCTCTGGCACGATCTTGAAGCGGAGCGGCACGAAATTCACAGAGTTATGCCAGAGGCCGTAGAGATTTACGGAACGATGGACTATGACGAGCGTGAGCGCCGCGTGATTGATTTCTCAGACGGCAAAATCCGGCTCTTTGCGACGAAGAAGGAACTGTCTGGGCAGGGATGCAATTTCCAGAGGCACTGCCACAGAATGATTTTCGTTGGGATCGACTATGAGTTCAACGACTTCATTCAGGCCATTCACCGCTGCTACCGCTTTTTGCAGACGGAGAAGGTCATTGTGGACATCATCTATACGGAGGCGGAGATTCCAATCTGGGACGTGCTTCAAAAGAAATGGAAGCAACACGACTACATGCAGGAGCAGATGCGAGAAATCGTCAAGAAATACGGTCTCTCGGGGGAACGCATGAAACAGGAAATGGAAAGAAGCATAGGAGTTGAGAGAGTGGAGATCAAAGGCGAAAACTGGATTGCAGTCAACAACGACTGCTGTGAGGAAACAGCAAAGATGTCGGACAACAGCGTCGATCTGATTGTCACGTCTATCCCGTTTTCAAATCACTATGAGTACACACCAAGCTATAACGACTTCGGTCACAACGAAGATACGCAAAAGTTCTTTGAACAGATGGACTATCTGACCCCGAACCTTCTGCGCGTGCTGAAACCTGGACGTGTCTTCTGCTGCCATGTAAAAGACCGCGTTCTTTTCGGCAACGCGACCGGAACCGGTATGCCGACGATGGAGCCGTTTCATGCCATGTGTATCAGCCATTACATGAAGCACGGTTTTGCGTACTTCGGCATGATTACGGTCGTTACGGACGTCGTTCGAGAGAACAACCAGACGTACCGGCTCGGATGGTCTGAGCAGTGCAAGGACGGGACAAAAATGGGTGTCGGCTGCCCAGAGTACATCTTGCTATTCCGGAAGCTTCCAACCGACCGCTCCAAAGCATATGCGGATGAGCGCGTATCCAAGACGAAGGACGAATACACACGCGCTCAATGGCAGATCGATGCACACGGGTTCTGGCGCAGTTCCGGAAATCGTCTGATTACGAAAGACGAACTGCTGCATACCGACACTGGAAAGTTGCAGGCGCTTTATCGGAAATACAGCCGTGATTCAGTGTACAGCTACGACGAGCATGTAAAACTGGCGAAAGAACTTGACAAGGACGGGCATCTGCCGGCCACGTTCATGGTAGTTGCGCCCGGAAGCTGGACAGACCAAGTGTGGGACGATATCAACCGAATGCGGACGCTCAACACGACGCAGAGCCAGAGACGGAAAGAGAACCACGTTTGCCCGCTTCAGCTAGATATCGTTGACAGGCTCATCAACCGGTACAGTAATCCGGGGGATTTGGTGCTTGACCCGTTCGGCGGACTCGGTACCGTTGCGCTGGAGGCCATCAAGGCAGGCAGATGTGGCTACACCATCGAGCTCAACAATGACTACTTCCGCGATGCAGTTGGCTACCTGAAGGAGTTCGATGAGTCCCAACAGAACGATAATCTGTGCCTGTTTGATGTGATCTGATCTGAAAGAACATGCAATGAGACGATTCGCAAAAAATTTTTTCTAGCGTCGAGTCAAAGTCCGTGCCGGGAAAATAGAGAAATAGAGAAAAAGTTATGAATACTCCTTAAACATCCGTATGTGCAGAACATATGGATGTTTTTTTATATGACCTAAATCATTTGGAGGGGTGAGTATGCTGAAAATAGAGGGAGTGATAAGTGATGAACGAAAAATACAGCAAAATCCGAATGCGGTACATCGGAAAAACAGGATATCACGGCCTGAAGCACAGAAAAGTCTACGAGATCAGCATTGTCAGCATGTACGGGAAATTTTGGGTAGAGGTTGGAGACGAAGCCATCGCTTATGTTTCGCTCGCCATGCTCTGCCGGAACTGGGTCGACGTTTAGAAAGGAGAACAGCATGAACGATTGCGAAAGAATTATCGCTTACTGCAAACAGCATGGATCTATCACGCAGCTGGAAGCGACCAGAGAACTTGGCACAACACGTCTTGGCGCGCGGATTTGGGATTTGAAGCACAGACTTGGCTATGAGGTTGATGATGTCTGGGAGACGGCAACAGACCGCTTTGGAGATGCCACGAGGTACAAGCGGTACTTCGTCAAGGAGAAGGCACAATGAGCGATACCTGCGAAGGCTGCAAGTGGTGGGAATCGTTTAATTGGGCCTGCTGTAACGGAGACAGCCCACATTGTGCGGATTTCGTCAACTGCGGATGTAAGTATTTCGAACGAAAGGACAATGGAAAATGCCAGAACGAAAAGGAACAGCGCCATTAACTGCGCGTGAAGAGCCGACTACTACACATAGATCGTGTGTGGGATGCGACGCATGGGATGATTTCACCTGCTGCAATGCGTCGAGCCAGTTCTTCGGCGGGGCAGTTGACTGCGGGTGCAGATATTACGGGACGGAGGTCGTGAAGAAATGACACAGAGAGAATTTGTGCTGAAAATGGAACCGGGCGCGGAAAACAAAAGCTGCTACGGTGGAATACGTTATTGCCCACACGCATATAGAGATATTCTTCCTGTTCCGCTTGAAATGTGTAGTTTCCCGCTTGAAATGTGTAGTGGAACGTCTAAAGCAAGTGCAGAACTCTGTGAGAAATGCTGGAATCAGGAAATGGTTCTCCCTGCACCAGCTAAAAAGCCAATGGCGCAGGTCAACGCATTCATGAATCAGGACGCAGACGAAAAACCGGCTGAAAATTTCGTAGATCATCCGACGCACTATTGCCAAGGCTCCATTGAGTGCATCGACGCCCTGAATGCGATGGTTGAAGGATGGTCCGACCCGGTATCGGCGGTATTGGCGTGGCAGACAGTCAAGTACATCTGGCGGCATCCGTTCAAGGGAAAGCCGGTGGAAGACCTCAAAAAAGCACAGTTCTACCTTGAACGGTTGGTACAGCAATATGAGTGTAAGAAAAAAGACTGACCGTCGATTGACGATCATCCGTCCATGCGGAACATGCGGCCAGATGGTAGTTACGAGCGCAGGTTCACCGTTTATGAGAATGATTGAACGGGATGGAAAGAAGGAAGCGGTTACTTACTACTGCTGTCAAAGCTGCTACAAAGCGAGCTACAAACACATTGGCTGGTACGACGGAAAAGCTGCCGAACGTCGTGCAGAACGTGAAAAGAACCGGGACCGACGCGAGTATAATCTTCGATACTACGCAGAGCACGCGGAAGAGATCAAAGCCAAGAAACGTGCATACTACGCAGCGCATCCAGGACTGTCCGCTCAAAATAGCCAATATTACAGAGCGAAGCAAAAGCTTCTTACTGCAGAAGCCAGAGAAGGAGGCCCGGTAGCATGAGAAAATTCCTTTTCTGTGTCTGCGTGATCCTCGTCCTCATATCGGTTACGCTTCTAATTTTTCAGAGTGGCATTGAGCAAGCGCTTGCAAATCAGGCAGCATCCGAGGTGGACGCTACGATGGCTGCCGCAAGTCAAGAATCGCTGAATGAACCGGAAGACCCGGAAGAACCGGAGGAAACGATTCAGGAGGCCCCGCAGGAAGCGGATGACGAAGAAGCTTTTGACGATTCGCAGTTCTGCCATCCGCCTCATACGAAAGATGGTGTTGGTGGAAACGGCGGGTTTATCACAGATGACCCATATGACTTAGAGCTTCTAGCGCGAGCAATTTACGCTGAAGCTGGCGGGGACGACTGCAGCGACGAAACTCGTATCATGGTCGGAAATGTGATTTTGAACCGCATGAATGACCCCAGATACCCAGACACCATGGAAGAAGTGCTGACGCAGCCGCTTCAGTATAACGTGTTCGACAGAACCGGTGTTGTTTGGAAAGACAGAGCATCGAACCCGGAGGAAAAAGATGCCGTTGAGCGCGCGTATCGCTGCGCCGAACGTGTATTGCTCGGAGAAAAGCTCCTTCCTGATGACGTGATTTTCCAGTCGGAAAACATACAGGGGACTGAGATCGTAGTTTATCAGGACGGAATGTACTTTTGCAGATGAAACGGAGGGACTGGCATGGCAGCAATCATATCCGCCCCGTGTAAAGATTGCCCGAAACATCAACCAGGATGCCACGGGAAATGTAAAGACTATGCTGAATTCTTAGAGAAAGACGCCGCAATCAAAGCTCAAATCGCACAGCAGCGAAAAAAGCTTGCGCCTACGGCATCTTTTACAAAACGTCAGCGACAGCTCATTCGAGAAGGAAAGAGGTGCGTGAAATGAACTCACTTTCCAGGGTGCTGATTCTCCTTGCAGTTGTATTCTGCCTTTTCGGAGGATGCGTCTTTTGCAGTGTGGCAAAACGATGCAGCACATCAACCGAACGCATACGATATGCTCTCGTCGGAGGGTGTGCAATCATGGTCGGTGTGATTTTGACGGCCTTGACCGTCACACACTAGCACTATGAGACCACTGGAGGCCGCGTGGCGGAAGAAAAGGGCCTTGACGTGAAATGAGACACGGAAATCCAGAACTCGCCTCAAACGGCCACGAACGACGCGAGGCAAGCAAACGATCAAACCAAAGGAGAAACAAATAGATGCTGAACAGAATCACCATACAGGGACGAGTTGTAAAAAAGCCGGAAATGCGAGTGACGCAGAGCGGCAAGCCCGTAGCAAGCTTCACGCTTGCAGTTGAGCGTGACTACGTTGCACAAGGGCAGGAGAGGGAGACCGATTTCCTCGACGTGGTTGCATGGAACCAGAAAGCAGAGGTCGCAGGGAAATACCTCGACAAGGGGAGCATGGCAGTTGTTGACGGACGCTTGCAGATCCGCACATGGACAGACAAGGAAGGAAATAAGCGCCGCAAGGCTGAGATCTTGGCGGACCAGATTTACTTCTGCGGGAGCAAGCAGTCATATGGAGCGGCGAAGGCCAGCGGAGCCGAAGCCTCGCCGGCGTCTGATGTTCCGGACGGCTTTACGATGCTGGACGAGAATGCGGAAGATCTGCCGTTTTGATGGGAGGTGAACGAAACTAATGAAGGTAAAAGTAATGCTTTTCGATGTCGATAACGTGTACGATATCGACCCGATGGATGTCGACAAAATTGTTTTTGAGGAAGTTGAAATGGATGAAATCCAAACGATCATGAAACTTGCTGCGAGACAACAACTGTGGGTATGCTGCTCTCCGTATTACGAGCGCGATGAATCGGAGGACTGATCTGATGGATAACGTGCAATGGATTAAGCTCAAAGTTGGAATGTTCGACGGCGAGAGCTTCAAAAAAATCAAGAAAGCCAAAATCGGCGGCGAGAGTTTCCGAGATAAACTGACGGCCGTGTGGTTTGAACTGATGGACTTCGCCGGTAAATGCAACCATTCTGGATTCCTCATAAATTCAAGAGAGATCCCGTTCCAGTCGATCAGTGATATCGCAGTCATGATTGACCGCACTCCGGAAGAACTCGAACTCTGCATGAACTTCTTCATCAACGAAGGTATGGTTGAAATCATCGACGATATGTACCTTTTGTCGAATTGGATGGTGTATCAGAACGAAGCTGGACTCGAAAAGATCAGAGAGCAGACAAGACTTCGGGTAGAAAAACACAGAAAAAAGAAGGCTTTGACCGAAGGAAAAGGCGAGAAAGAATGTAACGCTACAGGTAACGTTACCACTGCGTTACAAAATCGTTACCCTCTTATTCTTAATTCTAATTCTAGTTCTAATTCTAGTAATAAGAAAAAAGAAGAAAAAGGGGGTACGGGGGAAAAGGGAGGAAAAGCGCAGCCGGTTTCCGATGAGATCAGCGCTGCTATGTCTAAGCTTCCTTCGATGGTCCAAGACCAAATGCAGGACTGGCTTGAATACAAAACCGAGCGAAAAGAATTCTATACCCCGCGTGGCTTGCAGTCTTTGATGACAGTTGTGAAAAAGAGAGTAGACCAATACGGAGCGCAGGCGGTCAATGATGTAATTGAGCGTACCATGGCTTCAAATTATCGCGGGGTAGTGTGGGAATGGCTTGAAAGAAAACCGCAGCCGACAAAACAATCTCTGCGAGACAATGCGCCGCTCGATTACGGTTCACCGGAGGACTTCTACAAATGACCGCAAGCTTGGAAGAACTGATGGCGATTCGCGCGCAAAAGAAAGCAGAGTCATCGTATGTTCCGGACAGAGACCCAACGGGCTTTTCGAATGTTCTCCGGGCCGTCGCAGAAAAGGTCCCTGTCGAAACCGATGGAACGGAAATTGGGGAAGACGGATTCCTCCATTGCAAGAAGTGTGGTGGACGTCGGCAGCGCGAAGTTGACCTTCCGGACGGGAACAAGATGACGGTTTCGTGTGGCTGCAGGTGCATGAAAGAAGCTTGGGATGCGAAAGAGGCGAAGCGCAAGGCAGAGGAAGAAGCAATGCGAATCGAGAGCTTGCGCACGCTGGCTTTTCCGGATTCTGATTCAGCAATGCTCCAATGCACGTTTGAAAACGATGATATGGCGCGGCCTGAAGTTTCAAATGGCCTGAAAGCGTATTGCGAAAACTTTCCGCGCCTGCGCAGAGAGGGGAAGGGCCTGTTGCTCTATGGAACAGTAGGCACCGGGAAGAGCTTCCTTGCGGCGTGCATCGTGAATGATCTGGTGTCAAAAGGCTACAAGTGCATGATGACCACGTTTTCCAGACTCACGAACCAGATCGGTGCGCTATGGGAAGGAAAGCAGGAGTTCATAGACGGTCTGACGCGGTATGACCTGATAGCAATCGATGATCTTGGCGTCGAGCGCGACACGGAGTATATGAACGAGAATATCACCACGATAGTCGATGCACTGTACAGGGCGCATGTACCGCTGGTCATCACGAGTAACTACACGCCGCGCCAGATGAAGGAAGAATGTGAAACCCGGCGCAAACGGATCTATGACAGGCTGATTGAGAACTGCCATCCAATCGAAATGTCCGGCGAAAGCCGCCGCGTAAAAAAGGGACGTCAAGATTACGCGGAAATGAAAAAGCTGTTGGGGGTGTGATTATGCGCGATAAACAGCTAGAGATACCTGCCGCCAGCTGCGCTTGGTGCGCCGGTGAGATCTATCTCAACGACACTGTATGGTTCGATGGATTCTCGACGTATGTTCACGATGAGTGCCTGAAAGAAATCGAAGGTTCACCGGAAGAAGCCCCCATTGCGGCATTCATCAAAAAAAACTACCGGAAATCCACAATGAGAAATCTCATTGAAAGCGCGCGGGAGGAAGAACGGGATGAAGTTTGAAATTGTCCGCGCGCTGGATGGCAAAGGCATGATGATGACAGAACATGAGTCCTGCATCTACGATGACGATACCATACGAAGCATGATGAAAGCGGGATATAAAGCCTACAAGGACGGCCGTGTCTATCGGCCGCAGGACGGAGGAAAGAAAAGTGGTACAGGTCGGACAAACCGTAAAGCGTCTGGTTAACTTCTCGCCGGACAAAACAATCGGTAGACCAACGGACAAAGAACTGCTCTTCGGGAAAGTCATATACGTGCATCCGAAGGGCCGCTTCTATACGGTTGAATTCACATTTTGGAACGGGGCAAAAATCCGTTCATGCTATAAAGAGGGGGAAAACGATGGGTAATGGGCTTACCTATGCACAGCGACTTCAAATTGCCAGAGATACTGAACTGCAGATTGGCGTGGACACCGGATTCCAAAAGGCAGCTGATTTCTTTGGCATTGCACTATACGAAGAAGGCTTCGGTGAAAAGCGCCTGGAAAAGATCGCCCGTCGAGTGATGGAACTCGACGAGGAATATGGCGATGCGTGGACAGGCCGCGCAGAAGCAGATTACAAGCAGGAGCAAATCGACCGGGTTCTGAAAAAGGCATACGGAAAGAACTTCACGCCGTTCTTTGACCGGAATCCGTATATCAAGAAGTTCAACTACGCAGGGAAGGGGAAACGGTAATGTACGAAGATAAGATAACGGTGGTTGGCACTGCTATGAGGCACATAGACGCGGAACCAAACCAAAACGGAACATCCTGCGCATACTGGCGCGGGTTTCTGCAGGGAGCCCTCATGCAGCAGCACGAAGACATGCACGGCATACAAGAGCAAATTGCGGCGAGCATACTCAAAAATGCAAAGTTTGAGGACAGCCGTGTGCGTTACGTGAAAGACAAGGGGGCGAAGACACCGACATATGCACATCAGGACGATGCAGGAATGGACCTGTATGCGTCCAAAGGAAACTACATCCCGGCCGGTGGAAGATGCACGTTCCCGACTGGAATCCATATTGAGATCCCGAAGGGTTACTTCGGAGCGATCAGAGCCAAGAGCGGCCTGCTCCGCAACCACGGCATCCTTTGCTCTGGGACGATTGATGTCGGCTACACGGGCGAAATCATGGTGACGCTGGTCAACACCAGCGACGAAATGTACTGCGTTTCAGAAGGCGACAAGATTGCACAGCTGATAATCATTCCGTATGAGCGCGTCGAGCTGCTGGAAGTGGAGTCACTTGAAAAGACAGAACGTGGAGACAACGGCTTCGGGAGCAGCGGTCGATGAAATGGGAAGAGATGGACGGCCTGGAACGGAGCCGGCAGTTCAAACGACTTAGGAAACTGTTCTTCGAGGCGCTTGGGAAGGCATTTAACGAAGAATTTGCAGAGTATCAAACTGTGTTCGAACCTCAAATGCAGGATGAACTCGACCGCTCCAAAGCCTACGGTGGGTATGGACATCCGATGCAGATTATCCCCAATGGTGAGTGGTCGCTGATCTGCGCTATACGCGGAGGGAAGAAGGATGGGCGGTAACTACCTTCAACGCGTGACAGCATTCTTCGAAAGCTACTTCGAAATCCCAAAGTTCTACTATGCAGAGAAGAAACGGGTGATCCGCACAGAAGCAATACAAGACCTCATGCGGCAGCTCGTCGGGATGGGCGTTTTTCAGGACGAAGAAGAGGTTCGGCGTGAAGCTCTGACGGACTTCGATGTTGTGCTCCCGAAACTGTAAAAATCGGCACGAAAATCGGCACACCACGGAAATTTTAAAAAATAAAGCCATTTTAGCCGACTGCCTGCGGGTTCGAATCCCTCATCCCCTGCCAAGAAGAAAAACCTGCAATCTCAATGGATTGCAGGTTTTTTCTTTGCGTATCAAGGGCTTCATGGAATATTCCCACAGAATTACAACTCTAAAAACTGAACTTTTCAAACATGAAAGATGACATATGCGCAATAAAAAATTGGCCAAAATCGGCACGAAAATCGGCACGGAATCTAGGCCTATTTTGAACACTTCTCAATGTCGCTGTAGAACTTCTGCATCTTTTTCGTACTCTTGTCCATGTCCTTCTGTGCCTCATGAAGGTAATGCTCATGAACGGTCTTGATATTAGTCCAACCGCCAAATTTCATTGTACGAAGTTCGGGCCATCCCAAATGATAACCGAGAGATGCGAAAGACCGACGTAGACCATGAACGGAAACCAATGGAAGGTCGTTTGCTTTGCAAATCTTGTTGATCTGTTTACCAATCGCTTGCGGAGTAAGCTTGACGATATAATCATCCGGAGCGACATCTGGAAGAATATCGAGCAGACGCGGAATCACAACCGGAATTTCTCTTGTCGATTCGTATGTCTTGTTAGTATCCTTTTCGATAAGTTTGTTATTCTTATCAAGAACGCGAGAGCCTGAGACGTTGATGAAGGCAGTTCCGCGTTTTGAAACAACAATGTCGCGACCTTTAAGATTTACGAGTTCAGATAAGCGCAAGGAGTGAAGTGCCAAGAGCGCTGCGACTTCGCAGGTAGTTCCTCGGATGAGAGGGATGAAGGCACGAATCTGCTCAAAATCTAAATATGGCTGACCGCCTTTTTTGAATTTCGGAAGTGTGACATCTGGTGGGGTTACTTTGACGTGCCGCATAGCGGCTGATATGACATTCCAGCGATTAAAGACAGTCTTTGCGGAAACAAGCGCTGCCTCTTCCTTTATCGCTTCCTGCCAATCAATGGGCGAAGAGATATCGCACTTCATATATTTTTTGAACCCATGACGAAGAGCAATGTCGTAGCCACGTATGGTGGAAGGGGAAATAACCCCATCTTTATCGTGTATCATCTTCTTGATTGCATCTTCGACAGTTAGTTTTGGGGCGTGTTTCTTTTTTTCCAGGAATCCAGCACGAATAGCCTTAGCTTTGGCAATACACTTTTCCTTTGAGGTGTCCGTAATGCTTTGCTTCTCTGCGTCAAGATAAATACGCCAACTACCGCTCGCAAGCTGCCTTGGGGCTGGGATCTTGATCTCGTCTTTCTTTTTACGTGCTTTAATCTGTTTCTCGCCGCACCAGTTGCAGAACATGGAATTATCTTCGATTTCGCGGCCGCAAGATTTACATTTCATGAGGCTGGCCCTCCTGAAGCGCCTGCAGCTTCGCAATGGCTTCGTCACGCTCCTGCATGACACGAAGAAACTCTTCCTTTAGGGCATAAAATGTGTCAGCACAGATGCCGTATTTAGGGGCTTCGTGCATATTTGCATCAAGGCTGTCCAGCACCACTTGATCGCGCTTGTAAGAATCGTTGTTCAAAATATTACCTCCATTTGGACTTTCGATATGTACCGGGTGCGGACAGATAAATTCATTTTTTTTGAATAACTTTAATGATCGACCATGAAATAGCAACAGTAGATACAGAAATCATCGCAATCACGATCCATGCAACGACACTGATCTTTCCATGTTGAATAAAACCAACGGCCGGCGCATTGATATCGAGGATAATATAGAAAAGTAGCGAGAAGGCCATGGCTGCACACAGACACAGGAGGGTGTAAATTACAGGCTGACGTGCTTTCAACTGCGTTTGAAGCATGTCAGCTTTTTCCTTTTGATGAGAAAATTCGGATTTGGACACGTTCAACTCGCCGGTAGTCTCGGAGAGTTTCATTTCCAACTCGTGGTTTTGCAGTTCCATCTCATGGATTTTTTTTCGAAGCTCTGCGCTGGAGTCTGCAGAAGATGGTAGACCGAAGAGTTTGTCGATGGATAACCCAAGCACTTTACAGAGAGCAACGGCATTAAACAGTTTCGGATCAGTTTGCGTTCCATCACACAAGCGATCTACTGCGGATTTCGATATGCCGGAAAGCTCAACCAAGTCATTGCAGGTGTATCCCTTTTCCATCTTTGCACGTTTTATGCTTGGCTGATATTTTGCAATATACGGGGCCAACTCTTGAATGGCACTCATAGATATAACCTCCATCTTGACATTTCCCACGGCTAAAGCCGGGGGCTTTGCGCCACACTATGGTAATTCGCATGATTTTCGATAAAATTTCAAAATTGAAATGCTGAAATCGCAAATTTCGTGTAAAAACCGCAGAACTCCATCTTTTCAAAATTCTGCCTGTCTGCTACGATGTAGGCGTAGCGATCCAGTGGGCAAAGCAATATGGTCTGCTGCAAGGCCCCACCGCCTCTAGCACAGGCGGTGGGGCTGACGAAATAACTTTCCGTCAAATAAATTGTGGAATCCAAATAGTAGAAAAATAAACGAAATGTTTGTGCAATATGAGCAGTTGCTTTTTACGAACATTCGTTTTAAAATAGGACACACGAAACAAACGTGAGAATTGGAAAGGAACGTGAAATAAGTGGCGGAATCGGATAAGATGCAGAATGAAATTGAACTGGACGAACTGGATGAAAGATTCAAAGAGCTGTTGAAAGAAGTGAAAGATAAAAGACGGTTCCTCAGATTTCTCCGTTTTTGCGCTCCGCGTCTACAAAGATGCGAGCAAGTTCAAGATATTTGGTCCGACTGGATTCAGACATCTGGTTGAATAAAGCGTAGAGTTCATCGGTCTCGGCATCGTTTTTGATGCCGGGGCTATTTTTTTGTTCTGGAGAACTTCCAAGCAGTTTTTCTTCGGAAACATCGAAATACTCGCAAAGCTGAATAATTGTGCGTGGCTGCGGAGTCGTTTTTCCGTCGACCCAATTTCTGATCGTGGTTTGCGAGCAGTGCAAGTCATTTGCCATTTTATAGGCTGATAATTTGCGATCAGTCATCAGTTTCTTTAGGTTTTGTGGAAAATTCATAAAAATGCACCTCCAAGTTTGGCTATAAATATTGCTCCAAAAAGGTTGCATTCGCGACAATAATGGTGTAAACTTTGGAGTACAGAGCAAACGCAGAAACACCAAAACATCGTAAAATGCTTTGGAATGAAAATGGAGCAGATCTGTATTGGACGTTCAGATTTTACTGCTCCAACTTGCGCTTGTCAAGCCAATTTGGAGGTGAAACTGTGAACTTTTCTGAAACATTGCAAAAAATGATGGAAACGAAGGGTGTGACTAAGTACAGGTTAGCAAAAGATCTCGGCGTCAGCCAATCGTCCGTGGCAAATTGGCTGAATGGAAGTAGCCCACATCCATTCATGCTGGATAAGATCGCAGCATATTTTGGATGTTCAGCCATAGCGCTTAAAGAAAAAAGCGCTAAAGATCGGGCTGTTACTGGAGGGTAAAGATGCCGCGATTAAAGAAGAAAGAGCCTGACTTTATCAAAGTCGCTCGTGTCATCAAAGGATATGCATCGGCTCCGCAAGTGGCGAAGATGCTGAATTGCTCCGCGAATACCGCTCGTAGACGGTTGAACGACCCTGAAACATTCACACTCGGTGAGCTCAACATGATCTGCAGGCAAGCGCATATCCCGTGGGAGGACATGCGAGAGGCGGTGCAGGTATGAGCCTAATCCGCCAACACTTTGAGGACCGTGAGAGCTGGCTAGAAGGTCGGCAGGAACTTGGAATCGGCGGCTCGGATGCTGCGGCAGTATGCGGGCTATCTCCTTGGATGTCACCAGTGGAACTCTGGCGGGTCAAGACCGGCCAGAAGAAGCAGAAGGACATATCCAGCAGTGCAGTTGTAGAACGCGGAGTACGAATGGAGCCTGCGCTTCGAAACCTGTATGCAGCCATGAATCCGCAAATGCAGGTCGAGCACTTCCCATACGACATTCTGGCTCAGAGTGAGCGGCCCTGGCTGACGGCGACCCTTGACGGAGACCTGACGGACGAAAACGGACGCCGAGGTATCTTGGAAATCAAGACCGGACAGCTCATGAAAAAAGCTGACTATGAGAAGTGGGCCAATGGAAACGTGCCGATTTACTACCTTGCGCAAACTAACTGGCAGCTACTGGCGACCGGGTGGGATTTCGTAGATGTCTTTGCAGCGCTGCAGGATATCCGTGGGGACTGGTCGATACGAACACGCAGAATCGAGCGTGCGGACTACGAAGAAGATCTTACGTGGCTGCTTGGTAAAGCGGACACGTTCTGGGGGTACATCCAAAAGCGACAGATGCCGCCAATGACCTTGAATATTTAAAAATGGAGGGAAGGAAATGATTGTGGAGGTAAAGTTTTACCGGGAGAAATCCCAGGCTTACGTCGGCCGTGGATACAGCTACGACACGGAGATGCCGCTGAAAGTCGGAGACCGCGTGATTGTCCCGGCCGCAGGCGGGAAGAACCGGGCAATCGTTACGGCAGTCGACGTGCCGGCCGAGAACATCAACCCTGACTATTTCCCGCTGAAGCAAATCGCAGAATACGACACGCCGGAGGTGACTGTTTAATGGAGACAACCGAGATCCGGATGCTAACCGACCTCGATAAGGCCGTCCCTCAGAGCCTCGATTTCAACTTTGAGGAAGTGAAATCCTGGCTGTCTGAAAACCTCGCAGCGTACAAGACGATGGTCGTCACGGAAGATGCCATCGGCGCATCAAAGGCCGACAAAGCCAAGATTTCCAAAATCAGCAAGGCGATTTCAGAACAGCGCATTGCGGTCAAGAAACGCTATCTGGAACCGTACAACGACTTCGAAACGAAGATGAAAGAGCTTTCCGGCATGTGCGATGAGGCCGCAAAAAACATCGACGTCCAGGTCAAAGCGTTTGAGGAAAAACGGAAAGCTGAGAAACGCGAGTGGCTGAAAGCCTATTTCAACTCTGTGAACACACAGCCGTGGCTCGCCTTTGAACGGATTGAAAACCCGCGCTGGATGAATGTTACCTACGCCATCGAAACAGCTAAGACGGACATTCAGACGGCTGTGAACGCTGTTGCTGATAATGTTGCCACCATTACGGAAGCAGGTGGCGAGTTTGAGAGCGAAGTCATGCTTGAATACCAGAAAACGCTCGACCTTGGAACAGCAATGCGGCGTGGCAATGAACTGAATCGCATTAAGAAAGAACGTGAGGCTCGCAAGGCGGCAGAAGAAGCAGCTGAACGTGCGAGACGTGAAGCGCAAGAGGCTCATGAAGCTGCTGTAGCCCGTGCGCAGCGAGAACAGGCTGAACGCTATGCGCAGATGAAGCAGGAAGAAGATGCGGCAAAACGTGCCGAAGCGCTTCTGAATGCGGAAAAGCTTCCCGATGTTTCTGAGAAACATGAAAAGGAAGAGCAGCTTCAAGTGCTCGATTTCAGAGTGTACGTCACAAATGAACAGAAACTCAAGCTTCGGGATTGGCTGAATGCCAACGGCATTCGATTCTGCCGCGTACCGAAGTTTGGAGACTGAGAAAGGATGAAATATGAACGCAACAACTAGACTTACTCCGCCTGCACAGAAGCAGACGTTCTCAAATGCGATTACATCCAATGCGATGCAGGGGCTCATTCAGAAATCGTTGAAAGACGAAAAAGTCGTGGCGAGATTCACTTCTACGCTGATTTCTGCCGTCAATTCGTCAGATCAGCTAAAAGCATGTGACCCTGGCACTATCGTTGCGGCGGCGCTTCGCGGCGAAGGAATGGGCCTGAATCTCAACATTGGCTATTATCTTGTGCCATATGGGCAGACCTGCACATTCGTAATCGGCTATAAGGGCTTGATCGCTCTGGCGTTGGCAACTGGTCAGTACACAGATATCGATTGCATGGACATTAGAGACGGCGAATACACCGGCAGAGATCACAGGACAGGAAAGCCTACATTCAACTTTGATGTCTATGGAACCGACGAAGAACGCGAGAAAGCGCAGATCATCGGATACTACGCATATTTCGAGCTGAAGAATGGAATGTTCCGGTCTGAGTTCTGGTCGATGAACAAACTGATCTTCCATGCTGAAAAATACTCGCAGGCATTCGACCGTGAAAAGTACGAGAGATTCGTTGCTGGCGAAATGACGGCGGAAGAAGAGGCCAAGATTCGGAAATCCTCGCCATGGTATGACGTCGGATACGGTCAGGACAGAATGTGCAAGAAAACCGTTCTCCGCAGCCTCCTGAACTCCGGCTATGCGCCGCTGTCCAATGAGGTTCGCTATGTGATGGACAACGACTCCGAATATGGCGCTATTCCTGACATGCCAATCATCAACGTGGACAAGACCACCGGCGAGGTAGTTGGAACGGCTACGGAAACTCCTGCTATCGGCGCGGCTTCGGATGACGATTTCTTCGACGCAGATGATGTAAGCGAGGAATTGAACCGCCGCAACGAGACAAAGCAGGAAACGGCACATCCTGCAGAACCAGCCAAACGCCGGAAGGCGGCAACCGTAAGTAAGCCCGAGGCAGTCGATACGTCCTACACGGACGATGGCTTTTTCGGATGAGGTGAACGATGAGACCAATCAGCAGTGCGATTATCCAGGACCCCAAAGATCCAAAACGGCAGTGCTGCGAAACCATGCTCATCTGGGGCAAGGTCACGCGGGACGCAAAGATCGAGTCCACAAAGGGGTCAGACAACAAGCCTCCCATGCCAAAAGTCACGTTCGGCATTGCCTACGAGGACAAGAAGTTCATGAACGTCCTCGCCATAGGGGACTGCCCGCAAACCAGTATTGCGCAGCGTGTTCGAAAGGGCGATCACGTCTTAATCGCCGGCAGATGGTCAAACAAAGAGTACAAGAACAAAGCCGGCGAAGACAAGACGTGGGCAGAGCTGAGAATTGAGCAGATCGCCATCCAGAGTGATGGATATCAGTTGGAGATGACGGACCGGCTTTGGACTGCGCTCACGACTGCGATGAGCAAGGGCTACCTTCACACTAGAGGGGAATTTACAAAGGCGTTCAATACGGCATTTGTAGATTCATTCTGGGAACTCTGTCAGGCTATGCAGGGTGAAGAACCGCAGGAAGCAGAAGGCGAAGAATTTGCCGGCGGTGATGACTACGAGCTGACGATCTGAGGGCTGTTTTATGGGAAAAGGAATCAGTCTATCTGATCTGCCAGAACCCTACAGACGTCAGGCGGAACAAAAGCTCATACAGGAAATGCAGCGACGGGCAGCTTTGAAACCGAAAACTGAAACTGCAAACCCGAAAAATCCTCGAAAAAAGGAAAAGCCCGTCAAACCGCCAAAACTGCGAAACCAGAAGGTCACTCGCGGAGGCAAGACCTTTGACAGCAAGCGGGAGGCGGACCGTTACGACGAGCTTGTGCTTCTGGAAAAGCAGGGAATTATTCAAAATCTGGAATGGCAGAAAGAATACCTCCTGATTCCGGCACAGTACAAAACCGTCGAGCAGTACGGGAAACGCGGAACGAGAATCAAAGACAAGCGCATTCTTCTCGAACGGCAGGTGACATATGTTGCCGATTTCGTTTACGAAAAGGATGGAGAGACAGTCGTGGAAGACTCGAAGGGCTACAGGAATCCATCTTCGGCACCTTATGCAAAGTTCGTGTTGAAACGGAAACTGATGCTCTGGATACATGGAATTAGAATTGTTGAAGTTTGAATTGGAGGCAGAAACCGATGGAATTTTTGCGAGAAGACGTGCTGAGATTGGCCGTCGCACCATGGAATAGCATCTACAGAGATGACCAGCCGGTGCGGGTTTCACAGGAGACGCAGGATGAAATCGACTTCTGCCTCCATCATTGTCCATATGCGAATACAGAGTGCTGCGATTGTCTGTCCGGCGGTAAGCCCGAGAAGGCCAGAAAAGGGGCAAGAGAGAAAATCGACGTAGAACGATTGAAGGAAATGCTTCAGCTGAAAGTCCCGACCGCTGAGATCTGTGAAGAATTCGGAATCCGGGAAGAGACACTTTATCGGAAGAAAAAGAAACTGGGAGTAGGATGATGGAAAAAAACTCGGCGCAGATCTCTATGTGGAGTGAGTCTATAGTTGACAGTTTCGCCGGTGGCGGTGGTGCATCAACTGGAATTGAGATGGCGACTGGAAGACCGGTTGACATTGCAATCAATCACGACCCTGATGCAATACTGATGCACCGAACGAACCATCCATACACAAAACATTACCAAGCGAGTGTATGGGATGTGGAACCTGTAAAAGTGTGCGCGGGGCGGCCAGTTGGCCTCTTATGGGCAAGCCCGGACTGTAAACACTTCAGCAAGGCGAAGGGCGCAGCTCTTGTAGATCGTCATATACGGGGCCTGGCATGGATCGTACTCAGATGGGCAGGTACTGTCCGTCCGCGCGTGATTATGCTGGAGAACGTCGAAGAATTTCAAACGTGGGGGCCGGTTAGGAAAGGGAAACCTGTAAAGAAACTGGCTGGTACGACGTTCAGAAAGTTCATCGGACAACTTCGAAATCTCAGATACGATGTCGAATGGCGCGAGCTGGTGGCGGCTGATTATGGGGCTCCAACAATCAGAAAACGTTTCTACTTGATTGCCAGGTGCGATGGCCGTCCTATCGTGTGGCCGAAGCAGACGCACGACAAAGAAGGCCGGAATAACCTTCCAAAGTGGAGATCGGCGGCCGAAATCATTGACTGGTCGCTTCCATGCTATTCTATTTTCGCGACAAAGAGCGAGATTAAGGAGAACTACAGAGTAAATGTTGTCCGGCCGCTTGCGGCGAACACTATGAGGCGTGTCATCCGTGGCGTGGACAAATTCGTGATTAAAAACAAATCCCCGTACATTGTGCCGTGGACTTTGACGAACACAACGAACTCTGTAGGCGCAAAGGTCACATATCCGGTGAACACGGTTACTTCGGCGGGAAACCAAATACTTGTAACGCCGTATCTTGCCGAGTGCAATCATTCGGGGGACGGACATATTGCCGATATTTGTGGCCCATACAAAACCATTACCGCGAAGCATACAGGTGGGATTGTAGCTCCTACACTCATTCAATACCATACTGAACAGTCAGAGAATGTTCGGGCTTCCGGCCTCGATGTGCCTGTCTCGACGATTGATGCTTCGAACCGATACGGATTAGTTGCCGCAAATCTTGTTGAGTATTACAGCTGCGGTAGACCGCTGGATGTCAAAGAACCAATGCACACCGTTACTGCTAGGGATCGTGAAGCACTTACGCTGACGCATATCTGCAAATTCAAAGGTCAGGATATTGGGCAGCAGGCCATGACACCGCTTCATACAGTGACAGCGAGTGCGGGAGAATTTGCGGAAATCAGGACAGAAATAGCACCGTATGATTCGACCACAGACCTGCGATATTGGCCGGAGATCAGAAAACTGCTGAATCAGCATTGCGGATATGATTTGAAGGATAACGAGGTTTTGACACTTAACCTTAACGGTGAGCCATGGTTTATTGCGGACATCGGACTGCGTATGCTTTCCCCGCGTGAGTTGTATAACGCAATGGGATTCCCCGCCGATTACAAAATAGACCGGGACTATCGCGGTAACGAATATGGAAAGAGTAAGCAGGTCGCACGTTGCGGGAATGCGGTGTGCCCACAGATGGCAACTGCGCTTGTTCGCGCAAACTTCCCAGAGTGGTGTGAAGAAGGGCCGTTTGAGACAATGGAAGCATTCAACAAAGCTGCCGCAATATGACGGTTGAGGTGATTCATGGCAATGCTGACAAAATACATCCATGCAGGCAATATTACCGCCTATTTGGACATGAAATTGATTGAAAACAAATCTTCACCGACAACCGGATATGCGCTGCTGAAACTGCATCGGATCATCAACGAACATCCGGAATATTTCGGCTGCATTATGCTTGGGGAATGCGACGGGTGCAGGTGGAACGGCCGTCACCAGAAATGTTCGTGCTGCAGACGGAATCCAGGCTTAAAAGATTGCTATGAGGTGAAAGCATGAGAACGGACGATATTATCCGTGGACTACGTTGCTGCTATGACACGACCGGGGAACTTGATTGCGAATCGATGTGTCCGTTCGTGAATGTGGAAGGGTGCAGAATCAAACTGCATGAAGCTGCCGCAGAACGACTTGAGTTACTTGCATCAGAAGTAAAACGATTGGAATCTCTTGTACAGCCAATAGGCAAAAACCCGTGCGATGGATGTGACCATGGATGGGGGTCAATCGTAGGATACAAAAACGGGAAAGTGGAGTCAAAGAGTTGTATGGAAGAATGCCAGTTGCTGAAAGAGTATCTGGAGAAACAGAAGGAGGGACGGCCATGCTGCCCATGATGGAATCTGGCTGCTATAACTGCCCAGTCAAGAACTGCACTGCGGAATATCGCGGTAGTGAATGCGCCGCGAACCGTGCAAAGGAAGGAATCGATACCGACCCGCTAACCAATGGCGAATACATCAGGCAAGCAGACGACAATCAGCTTGCGGACATTCTGTACGGAGCTGTTTCTGGGGTAGTAACAGAGATACTTCGCCGTCTCGGAATAACCGATTGGGAATGTCCAGACATCCGAGATGAATACGTTGAGTGGCTGCGAAGCCCATTCGGCAAGGAGGCCAAATGAAGACGCTGAATGGTGGGCGGAAACTCACAATCCCGTGTAAAATCGGAGACTACTGTCTGTATGATGCGGGGCTGTGTATCAAAAAGCTTCGGGTCAAAGGTTTCTACTACGGATACCCGGATGGCCTGCGTATAGACCTCGGCGATATTCAGCCGGTCGCATGGGACCGCTCAATCGTCGGATACGAAAAGGCCGAAGATGATGTCATGCAGAGCGAAGAAGCAATCAGAATGAGGAGGCAGCTGGAGTATAGATGAAAACTGAAATCACGAAAATCAAGGGTGACTGGATAGAGGTCGCTTCCGATTGCCGGTCAACGGTCGGCAAGCCGCCGCTCGACCATGAGCCGAGTACGGAATTCAAACGGAAGATCCTCATTGCAGAGCACAGCCCGATTCGGGACATTTCCGTGAAGTGGACGTGGCACGGAATCAAAAGCTGGGTCGCTACCCACTGGAGCAGACACAAGTTCGAGAAGTACATCAAGTCTCAGCGCTCAGACAGAACCGGCATCCCGCGCGATAAACTGCCGCAGGACGCGCCTGTTGACTTTACAGGTGACGCAAACGTTCAGGCACTAATTGATACCATGCGGAAACGTTTGTGCCGCCAGTCCTCAACAGAGACGCGACAGTATGCAGAGGACTTCAAGGCAGCGCTCCACGAGATCGAACCTGAAATATCGGACGTTCTCTGCCCTGCTTGTGTCTACCGTGCGGGCTGTCCAGAAATGCATCCGTGCGGAGACGGAAAATGCTTTTTCGATGTCCTGATTGACCAGACAGCCGGTGCGGTTGCGACGACACACATCCAAGACCGCTACGATGCATACAACAAGTTCTTTTACGAACGGAGGAAAAACGAATGAGCATTCTCATTGAAACTTGCCCTAAATGCGGTGCAGAACTGCAGAATATTGTGATCGCTACGTTCCCGCCGATTCCGCAGAAGAAGTGTTTCAACTGCGGATGGAGCTGGGAAGGGAAGCCCGAGAAGGTTGAGTACAGGCCGTTTGAGGAAGCCGCTGAAGAGAAAGATCAATGTCGGTAAATGTGCAGTTTGTCTGCCCGGTGTGCGGGAAGCGTGTGACGCGAATCAGGGAACCCGGACAAAAAAGTTATTTCTGTAGTCAGACTTGCTTCAATTTCGCGCGGCGCAACGGAATGTGGGGCCAGCGGAAAGAAACCAGCTTGCCGGGCGACTTGGCACATGAGAAGGTCACGATAAAAATTACGCAGGATATCCCGATTTTTCAGCAGATGCGGCCGAAAATCGGTGCGCTGTATGCAGCGGAAAAATACGACGGAAAGTACCATGGATACGTTATCAACGTCAACGGGTACAGGGTAAACATTCGGTGGAACGAATGCGTGGAGGTGAAGAAATGAGCCAAGCGGTGCTCATCAGCATCAGACCAAAGTGGTGCTCGAAAATTGCCAACGGCAAAAAGACTATCGAGGTTCGTAAAAGACAGCCCCAGTTGGATGTGCCATTTAAGGTGTACATCTACTGCACACATGGACCTGACATGCTTTGGATATTGTATCCAGAAGACAGAAAACTGTTTCCTGAAAAACCAACAGCCGTTTTTACCGCGAAGGATGCGTGCGGGCTATATCCGGGAAATGGCAAGGTCATTGGTGAGTTCACCTGCGACCGGATTTATGAGCTTGCGCCCCTCAACCATGTGCCGGATGACGTAGAAAAGCAAGCCTGCCTGACACGGGAAGAAATTGTGAACTACCTAAAGGGGACCGGCTACGGCTGGCATATTTCGGACTTCAAACTCTACGATAAGCCGCTGCCGCTCAACACCTTCAAAAAGTGGTTTCGGGAGTGCGCGTATTCAGATCTCGGGTTTGCCATCCCGGACTGCGAGAAATGCACGGACTCTGGATGCTTTGTGCAGAAGCCGCCTCAGTCATGGTTCTTTGTGGAGGAACTGCAATGAGCAAATTTTGCAGCAATAAAAACATGCCGTGTGAGTACGCGGCGGACCTTGGACAGTGCCAAATCACTGCCTGCGCTAAGCAATATGCGGATTTTCGCCGCAGCCCAGAAGATATGCCTTGCAAGACGCTTATCCGGTGTAGATGTGGAAACATCATCGCCGGGTACGAGGGATATCTGCTGACCGTTTCACGGAAAGGGAGAGTCGTCACGTTTTCTTCCAACAACGCGGATATAACGGTCATGTGTGAAAAATGCGGGCGAACAACGAGAATTTTGATCGATGGAGCAAATATCTATCATGTGGAGGAATGTTAATGGAGCATATTATACAGTTTGGCATCAACATCGATGACGAGTCAATCAAGCGTACCGTAATGGAAAGCGGCGTTAAGACTATCGAAGCACAGATCAAACAGGCAATCATCAATAAAGTTTTCACAGCATACCGATACGGAAATGCGAACCCTGCCAGTGATCCGTTATCTACATGGGCGCAGAATCTCGTAGCGGACACGCTCGCAGAAAACCGAGACGCGATTATCAACCAAGCAGCGGAAATTCTTGCGGGAAAGATGGCAAAGAGCACGAAAGTCCGCGAAGCGGTCATTGCAAAGACGGCAGAATGAGACACGTCAGAATTGTAGCGTTCCCACCGTTTGAATCCGAATGGAGTGTGATGCCATACTTCTGCGAGACGGAACATAAAACCGGCGACATTGTGAAGATAACACCGAAGGAATGTGGAGAGCTGGAATATATTTTCACCGACGAATCTCATGATGTAGTATATCCGGCTGAAGGCCCCATTCCGGAAGAAACCGATAGCTTTCCGGCAGGAAAATACCACAAGGTATTTTGCTTGGATGAGATTTCATTGCTGTGCAGCAATATTCCCCTCAAACTGGATGGTTTCATTGAGAGATACATTGATGGGGCATACATGTACGAAAACAGGAAATGGGGGCTACTGTGGTGGTAGATTTCATGTGTGCGCGTATCTGCGATAATCTGCAACTTGAACTTCATAAGGACGTGTTGCGGTCGATAATCGATCAGGACGAGTTCTACCGAGTATTGGGTAACTTCTCTGTGGAAATAATGGGCATTGCGCCAGACACCGGCGCTTTCATCCTCAAATTCCACGACAAGGACAAGCAGCACGCGAAAACGGTCTGCGATAGCGAAGTCGTGGAAGTAACACCGTCGGATATGTTTAACCTCGATTTGCAGAACAGGTTCCGAAATGTCGGCCCATATGAGGTGGAATCCAGCAATCCGAACTGGACAAGGGAGGGAAACAAACCAGTGGTAACAATCTATGGTTATAGCGACGATACGGTCGAAATCGAAAACAGCAACTACAATGATGGTAGTATTGACTGCTTCGACGAGGATGTGCGGTTGTGGTTTAACGACGGAACAATCATCCGCATCGGTTACTGCAAGAAAAATCTCGGCGTCTGGTACATCGTTAGAGAACACGTCGGAACGGCAGAGCAGACACTTTTGGTCTGCGAGGATGAAGATGCAGATCCTTACAGCGATGTATTCTGCATCAACGCGGAAATCGAACGGCATGAGGTGCTGGGAGGGAACTTTGGAGAGATTAACATTACGGAGCAGTGAAACAAGCCACGAAAACGGTGTATGCTGCACACATTTCAAAAGCAAGGAATGCCTCGAAGCCGGCGGGAACTGCGCTTACGGCTGCAAGTGGGAAGAAGCAGTATGGGCACGTTTGGCTGAATTTGAGGACAGTGGCCTTGAAACGTGGCAAGCTGACGCTGCTAAGAGCATCGTTGAAATGGCATTCGGCGGGGAAATCAGCTCAATAGAACGTATCCGTGATCTGGTAAGAGCAGATAAAGCCGGCATGAACATTGCTCTTCCATGCAAACCGGGCGATAAAATGTTTGTTCTGACAACAGACAGTTTGACCGGCATCGAAGAAACAAAATGCAAACGCATCATGATCTGCCGCGCTTCCGATGGGTTGTATGCGAAGGTCGTTGCGCCGTGTGTCTATGATGATTGGGGTGGCGCGCATTGGGAGTTCACAGAGGAAGATTTCGGAACAAAAGTGTTCTTAAATCAGGAAGAAGCCAAGAAGGTTTGGAGGAAAAATGAACTGCAAAATAAAGGGATGTCCTTTTATTCTAAGCGGTGAGTGCGACGTACCGCCCTGCGAAACGTGCTTCTTGCCGTGCGAAGCGAGGGAAGAACATGACTGATCTCAAGTGCTGCCCATTCTGCGGAGGGAAAGCCGTGATGATAAGTGAACCATACACGCACAATCGATTCCTTGTGGCCTGTAAAAATCGCGGGGACGTGTGCAAATGCGAACCATGCACAAACTGGTTCGACACACCGGAAGAAGCTGCGGAAGTGTGGAATAGGAGGGAAAATGAACGATCTTAAAGGCTGCCCGTTCTGCGGTGGAGAAGTCGAGGAACGGGGTGGAACCTGCAACTATGGAAAAAAGGTCATGACGCTGGATGTAAAATGCCAGAAGTGCGAAACGACATTTAAGTTTAAGCACAAATGGTCGCTTAACCCATACGTCGAAACCGTGGATGCGTGGAACCGGAGGTACGATGAAGGAACAAATTCGTAGTTGCCCGTTCTGCGGCGGGCGCGGCCGGGTGAGTTTCAAGGATGCTCGCTTCGCAGGTCAGAATTACAGAGGCGACAAGAAAATTGTGTACCGCGTACAAATCATTTGCAACCGGTGCGCCAGCCGGGGCAAGCCTATCAGAACGGAGCCGTTGATTAACCCTAATCCGTATGGCTGTGCATGGGGACCGACATATGACGCGAAATCTCCAGTATGCCAAAGGCAGACGGAGCTTTTCGCACCATACGTTGAAGCGGCTATCCGTGCGTGGAATGAGAGGTATGTAGATGGAGCAACCGAGTAACTGCCCATTTTGCCACAAGTGCTCTGTGGATTGGCCGGTGTATCTTGATGAGATACACCAGTTTAATGCAGACATATACCCAGAATTGATGTATCAATGCCGCTGTACATACTGCGGGGCAAGTGGACCGATAAAAGGTACGAAGCGTGCAGCTATCAAAGCTTGGAATAGGAGGAACGAAAATGGTTGAAAATCGAGTGTGTTTTACCGTCCGAGGAGAGTTCGGAGCGCAGATGAGCTTCGAAGCAAATAACACGATTCCATATGAAGATCTGTGCAAGTGTGTCAACAAAGATACGCTGATAGAGCTGATGTGCCTTGACGTAGCCGGCTATACCGGCGACGATATTCAGTTCATCACGCCGGAAGAATATGACGAGCGCTTTGGAGATGACGAAGATGGTTGACTGCTGTGCGACCTGCGCATTCCACGAATGCCAGAAGGGGTATCTCTATCCGCACCGGTGCAAAAAGCACAAAGGCGAGCGCTATTCGGAAGTCGAGTGGCGACGCATCGTGTATAGCCTGTACAAATGCGGCGAGTTCAAAAGCATTGACGCTGTCAGTGATGTATCGGACAGAGAACGTGAACATGAACGATGCCACTAAAATTGTCAGGGAGGACGAAATGATGAACCTGGAATCAGTTTTCAATGAAATCAAGGCAATGTCGCAGGAACAATTCGACGCTCTCATGGAGGAAGTGCGTGCAATGTCAGAACCACCATATGGTGAGACTGTCAATGAAGAACCTGCAGTTGCGCCGATGAATCAGGCTGATATCAGCGAGAATAGCCGGTACAAGGAACTGAAAGTGAACCCATGCGCATACGGCGTCCATTTTTCTGCTGTCATGGATGACGAAGACGGTAGCATTGTCGTTTTCGGAGAAGGTGGATGGGCGATGGGGTACATCGACTACCCGATGGGCACGGCCAACTGGATCGTCACGGACGAGTGCAAGCCAGGTGTGCAGCGGTATTGGAAGACGTGCTCGAAATGTGGACAGAAAAAATGGTTCTTCAACTATATCGACGCACGGAATCTGAAACAAAGGTATCCGCTCTGCGAGTGCGGGGCGAAGATCATTGGTGTGGAAGAAAGGTTTGAATTTGAATGACACTGCGCGAGGCAATTAAACAGTATGCTGGGTTCCCACCGAAAGAAAACTTTGACTTTCCGGTGGAAAGCATTGGACCATACATCATGGGCATTGCGTCAAACTACAAGCGGACGGAAAATAGGCAGACATTCACAGTGAAATGCCGATACGGTGTCAATACATTCAGCGACCCACTCGGACGTGTCTGCTTCAAACAGGGGCTACCAGGGCGATTGTACAAAGCAAAAATTGACGTAACTGCGATGCTGGATGATGACAACGCGATTGATCTAAATAAAGACGGCAGGTTTGTTGTAACCGATAATGTTACTGACAAGCTACAAATTGAGAAAATTGAAGTCGGCCCCATTTCACTTGTTGCGGTATTCGACGGGAAGGAGATTGACAGCACATGGATAGGTACATAAACGCGACCAAACTGATTGTAACACTAGAAGGTGCAATCGAGAGGGCGGAACGCGAAGAACCAGCAGGAATCGAGAAACTTTTGGCTGTAATGTCGATGAAATATGCGAAACGGCTGCTCGAAGAAGCGTCAAAAACGGAGGGTGAACGTGGATAAATACGTTAATGCAACGCACATCATTGAGGGAATCAACAAAGCACTTGACTCCCTACGGCGAGAAGATGGAAGCCTGCCGGACACGGAGGATGTCAATGAATTGCTCCGTTTCAAGAGAATGCTGAAACTCGCACCGGAAGTCCCAATTAAGGACTATCGGCCAGAGAATGCGCCATTTGTGACGTTCAACGGCAATCCCGTTGGACTTCTGAAAAGCATACGACCTGATATTACTGAAATCGTAATTTTGACCAGCTACTGCGGGTGTGAGTTTGTAAACGGTGAACTTGCATCGGTGGAAATTCTGAAAGAACCGTTGGATAAATGGGAGGAACAATATGGTAAAACTATCGACGATTCAAAAGCACAATAACCCGCACGCCATCCTTCGGAGTGATAACGAAGGACCCGGAGGCGGCTATCACGATTACACTGTGATGGATGTGGACAGAAAAAGTGTGATTGCACAGATAAAATTTCAGAAAGGCGCACGAAACGACCCGAACGCGCGTCATGGCGTTTTAGATGCTGACCTTTTGGAAATCGTGCGTGATAGGCTGACGGCCTTCAACAAGGGAGAATTTGCCACGCGGGAGAACGCCTGCGCAATCACGCATATTGAAGAAGCCCTCATGTGGATGGCGAAGCGCGCCGATGACCGGGCGGAGCGCGGTGTGCTCGGGACATACAACAAGTGAGGGGCATATGGCAAACCTTAAAGACTTTTCATTTGAGAAAATCCATCATGGAGACAAGGTTTTGCACAAGGAACTCGGAATCGGAGAAGTCCTGGGAATCTGCAAGCCATCGGTGCAGATATTCTTCCCTGATATGTGCGGAGGAACATTCATGGATCTCAAGTACAACAACGGATGGAACCTAGAAAACACCGGAATCGAGTTTATCGGGGAATTCAGGAGGGAGAAACTGGGCGTGGAAGACAAACAAGGGATGACGTGGGCGCAGTTTTTGAAAAATCCGGGGCCTTTTTGCTGGGAGAATGTTATGACGGGAATGGTCGTAAATCACAAAGAACATGGATACGGCGTGGTCATATCAACGAACACCGTATCAGGCACGACGGTCCAATTCGAATACGGATGCTACAATGCATTCAGTGGCGATGACTATAAGGACTTCACAAAGATTGGCCCGTGGACGGAGGCGGCCTTGAAATGACTATTGAAGATTATCGAAAAAACCTCGACGTTATTGCCGATATAAATTTGAAAGACGAGCAACTACCTGCTGGATTCCGCATCGGGGTCTTTTCCGGACTGCAGCTTGCTATGAGACTATTACCGGAGCAATTTGACACGGTTTCTGTACCATTTGGTCAACTCGTCAGCAACGCACTCGAAAAGATTTCTTATAGACTTGCAGAAATGCAGGAGGCAGAGCGCGGCGTACTGGGGACGTATAACAAATGAGAGAAGATGAAACTAAGACCATTTTTGTATGCAACACAATCACCGGCGGTGTTTATGAGGTGAAAAAGGGCTTTGACATCGACGAGAAGTGCATCAAGAATATTTTGGAACGCGTTAAAGCGCGTGGAGAGGAATATGCTGTGTTTATGCTTCCGGGCGTTGTAAAACATGGTGACATTGTGAGATATGCCAATGCTGTTGCAGATTTGAGACGACTTCAAGATCCTAGAATCCAAGAAATTGTGTATAGAACGCAAAAAGCGATTGAAATCCTGACGGACGGGATGGAGGAACCGTATGGCGAAGCATGACCAGAGGTGGCGTGATGCCAGATGGAAGCAAAAGAAACGCCAGAGGGACGCTGAAAGCAAGCGACGGGAATGGGAACTGTCAGAATTTGCACGGCAGGCGGACGAAGCGCTTGAGCATATGCGGCAATTCTCCCATTGGGCGGAGCCGATGATAGAAAGACTTGATTTTTTGAAGGAAATCGGGCCGGGAGTCAACTTCAAGGAGATACTGGAAGGAACCAAGTACAGATTCGTTTCGCAGAAGTACAACGGCGATGGGACATATGATGTCACGTTCGAGGTAGACGTGCTGAGCAATGACAGCAAACACGAAAAGATCGGTGTGCTGACGGCAACTGCTTTGCGCGTGTCGTATATCGCGGGGAGGTTAGAAGTTCATGGGCGCTACTGAGAAATTTGAAGACTTCTACGCAAATGCAGAACGCCGCATCCGAGAACTTAATAAGAAACGCGACGATGCAATGAACGAAACACCACAGAAGATTTACGCGAAAATCGGCGAACTGATTGGGACACTCACCTTAGCTGGCGAAGATTATCCGATAAAGGGACTATCGGATAAAACCGCGCAGAGCCTTCATAGAACGGTTTGCCCAAACTGCGGCGCGCCGCACTCACCATGGGAAGCCCAATGCGAGTATTGCGGTGGGTATGTTGATGTGGAAATGAATCAAATTGAGATAAAACCGCAAACTGGAGACTATTCGTTCATACGTTGGGACGGAGAAAGGTGGATACAAACACCCGCAAGACTCCTGGACCGTATTTACGCAGAGAGAATATCGGAAGAAGACATCGTTGGATACAAGGAGGAAACACTATGAAAAACACGACGTCAGTATGCAGTAAGCGTTATAAGCGTGGAGCAATTAAATGCAGCGTTGAACTCATGCCGGGTAAAGGCGGCGGAGAGGGAACAAAACCCGCTATTAGAGAAATCAAACAGGGAACTATGCAATGGCTCAAAGAGCAAGAAGTGGAGACTGACAATGAAGTGGATAAGTAACGCGAGAATCGGTGAAGATGCAAAGAACGGGACTATGTTTAAACTCGAAGGTACAACAGTCAGAATCCACCATTATGTAGAATGCGGGGGATTGTGGTTTCTTGAATACAAACCGCTCGATATATCGCTTTATCCACTTGGCACGGAAGACTTTGAAAATGCCAAGAAAAAGGCACTGGACTACATCTTAAATCAGTTCGGAAAATTAACTGCGCGTGTGAAGATTGACACGGATGTTCTGAACGCTTCAATGAAAGAATCTGACCGTTTTAGCCGGTACTAAAACAAAAACATGCAACTTCTCTTGCATTTTTGCTGATTGTATGGTATAATTAAGCAAAATAAACAGAGAAATGTATGCGCTGGTTTGGTGCTTTTCCTTTGGAAGAGGTATCGAACCAGCGCTTTTTGTCGTTTGTGGAGGAAAAAATGAGCGAAGCAGTCAGCGAACTGGAACAACAAGAATACTACGCGCAGCTTGCAAAAAAGACTTCAGAAAGCCTTGCGTATTTCTATTGCTGCGTCAAATATGATGTTCCGTTTGCGCGCGACTGCGTGCCGCGCGATGAGGGGCGCGACAAGTGGCTTTCGTACCTCGATAACCTCCATATCAAGAAACTGGATGCCAGCAAGAGCGGCGAACGTTACGGCTTCCTCGATGGCTTGACCGACATTACGAAGATATTCGGCGAGGGTCTGAAAGACGGCGAGTTCACGAAGGCTGTTTACGCTGAAAAGAATGCTCAGTCAGCTAAAGCCGGCACGGTGAGGCAGCGGAAGGACTGGGGGACTGATTATACCAATGAGGATTACGCGGAATTCGACCGCATCTTTGAAGTCCTCGTCTCCGACTTCGGCGGGGAAGATGCTGTGAGCGCGAAGCAGCAACTTATCCTTCGGAATGTTGCCCGCTGGATGAAGCAGATGAACGACATGACGGCCGCAGGCAAGTTCGATGCCGCAAAGAAACTGTCTGGCATGATTCAGGAAAACCTTGCAAGCGAAAACCTCCGCAAGAAGGACGTCCGCCCTGCAGACGTTGTCCGTCTGGATGAAATCACAGATCGACTGGAAAAAGCCGGTCTATTGAAGAACGGAAAGCAATGCAGCCCGGATGAAATGTTTGAGTATTTCTTCGGCAGAAAGCCGAGATATCCATATACAGCAGACGCGGTAGATCAAATGATCCTCATCAACGAAAATCGGATGCGGCAAAACGACGGTATGCCTGAGTTATCCATGCTGCCGGATGAGATGAGAATCCATGACACCCTTGGGGAGTTTGCTGAAGAACCAAACGATGCAGAAAAAGAAGCCTACGACAAATTGGGGCTGATACGGATGCCGCCGCTGAAAGACGGTGCGAAGAAGTAGGATGGTGATGAAGGTTGGCAAGACGATACGGTAAGGTGTGGTCTGCCGGCTAGTCTATAAAAGGCGTCGGGTGGATTCAAAAGCGCGAGGTCGAACAGCGCGACTATACTTCATTCGAGTCGGAATGGTGGGCATTCTTGATATGGGTGATCCGCTGGTATCCAGATAAGGGCTGCGACCTGTTCCGCGACGAGTATGCGGATTATGCGAATGAAGAAATTATGCAGCGCCTGATGATGCGCGCATACGCGAGAAACGCAGATGTAGCATTCACGGGAACACGCGGAATTACAAAGACAAGCACAAAATTCAAATATGCGCTCTTGAATGGTTTGGTTTGGCCTGGAACGCAAAGTGCCTATTACGGGCCTTCATACAAACAGATGAGTGCGATAGGCAGCAAGCAGTTCAAGCAAATCACTCATGACTACCCGTCTCTTACGAAGGGTTGGCGTGTAACCGCTGAGAGCAAAGATGACTTCAAGGTGGAGACAGACCTGGGGAGCGCGTTCTACATCTCTGCATTTCGTGGCGACAACATCCATGACGTGACAGCAGAAGAATTTGCGCAGGAAGAAAATCCACCGTTTGATTTTACCGAGTATTCGACGATTGTTCTTCCAGCAGTCCGTTTACGGCATAACGTAGATGGAAAACCAGATCAGAATTTCGTCGCATATAAAAACCACTCCATTACAAGCGCGGGACGGAAACAGCATCCGTCATTCCAAGTTCGATGCGACACTCTCAAAGAGATGTATCGCGGCGAAAGCGCTTTCGCTTACGATATGAGCTGGGAATGCGTCGTTTTGCAGCAGATGCGTCCGTACTCCTGGGCGCAGAAACTGAGATCGAAACTGACCCCGGAGCGCTGGATGCGTGAGATGGAGAGTCGATATACCGGCGCGGACGAATATCCCATTATCTCGGACGAAAGCCTTTCTGAGAGCTGCTGCCTGCAGTCTATGGAGCGGCAGCACTGCTGCAAGTACCCCGGATGCAAGACAGACCCGAAGGATGTAATATACGTCGTCTGTTACGACGTTTCCTACGAAGACGCGAAGAAGAACGCCAAATGCGCCGTCGGCGTCTGGAAACTCACAAAGCAGGATGATTTCTTGAAGCGGGACAGATACCTGAAACAGCTTGTGTGGCTGGACGATTGGCCGCCACCCGATAATGCCATGAAACAGGCTCGAAAACTGAAAGATGTGTGGTATCGGTTCTGCTTTGATGGTGGGAACACCACCTATATCGCAATCGACGGATGGCAGTATGGCAAGGCGGTCATCGAGGACCTGATGAAAGACCTCGGCGATGGATTACCACCACTGTGCATTTTGGACCATACCGAATATACGGCGTTGGAGCTTGATGGCGCGTTGCCTATCATTTACCCCATCAAAGCCGGCGGAAGCGGCGTCACAGATCCAGATGTTGAGATGATCCGGTATGCACAGACGCAGTTTGATAACCACAATGTGCAGCTCTTGACGATGAACACCCGCGAAGGCGTGGAAGCCTACAAACGGCTTCATAAGATCAAGGACGATGATTTGGATTATCAGATCGCACGGCCGTATCAGAAGACCCGAGAACTTTCTGGACAGATTCAGAACCTGAAGGCGGTTCCGTCGGGCGCTGGATTCAGCGAGAAGCGTATTTCCCGCGCAATACAGAGAGACAGCTGGTCAGCTATAAAATACGGCCTACGGCTGGCTCAGAAGCTTGAACGTGAACTCGCCTTGAGCGAGGTCAAGAAGAAAAGCGATTGGGATGCCGTACTGTCAAGATACAAAGACAAAAACACGGTTCGGAACGTTGGAGGACGACAGGGCAGCGGCGGCCGACTTGTGACGCAGAGACGCGGAGGAAGGATATTCTGATGGCAGAGGAAAAAGTCTACAGCCTGTACGCCTTGCGCGTTACGCAGGAATCCGTGGAAACGGCCATGATGGAGCGATTCAGCCGGATTGCTCCTGGCTATATCCTGATTTATACGGCAGGGGAACAACCAAAAGAAAGCCTTGCTATAAACGGAGAGAACCTGAAGCGCCTCAGCACGGCCGATGTGGACTGGATCATGAGCTGCGCGGCGACACTCCTGCGGGAACGGCTGGAAAAGGAGAAGCCGGAGGCAATGGCGAACCTGAGCCGGATGGTTGACCAGTTCGCTGCAGCTCTGGAAGTAGAGCGCAAGAAACTGGCCGGTGAGAACAAGAAGGGAGAGGAAGACCATGGCGATAGAGACGAGCGAGCTCAGTAAACTTCAATATGAGTCTTTCCCCGATATTTTTAATCGGTTCCGTCAGCTCGCGGCAGATAACCAGGGAATGCCGATGTCTGCCATTACGTCAGCGTTCTCCGGCATAAACTCGGGCCGCTACGGAATGGCGAACCCTTACATTCAGAACCGCCGGGTGAAGCAGATTTCTTCGCTTCCAGTCAATTTTACCAAGGATAAAGTCGGCGAAATGCTCACCAAGCCGTATGAGAGCGAACAGCCGCTCCGTCAGGTGGCGCACATTCTGGAGTACACGGCATACCCGCTTTTCCATATCCGCAAAGTCTATCAGGACATGTTGACGTATCACAGCTATGTGATGCCGAAAATGGTGGACTCAGCCGATACCAAGAAGGACGAGTTCACACGCGAGTGGAAACTGCTTGAAAAGCTGCGCGAAGAGTTTAAACCGAAGGAAACGGCCCATCAAATCGTAGGTCAGGTCGGAGTGGAAGGGAAAGTCTTCTACTATCCTCGCTATAGTGTAGATAAGAGCCACAACAAGGTCAACTACGCCTTTATGCAGCAGCTTCCAAGCGATTGGACGAAAATCACGGGCTACAACAGCGTTTCGAAGTACACCGTAGCTTTCAATATGATGTACTTCCTGCAGCCGGGATGCGTCCCGGAGCAGTTCGGAGACCTGTTTACTCCGTACCTGTATGACTTCAGCAGCGTTGTGCAGCGGCCGAAGGGCGTTGGCTCGACGATGGTCTTTGCGCAGAAGACGCGCATTGACATGCAGAAGTTCCAGCTCATCCAAGCGCAGGGCGACATGCCGGGGAAGCCGGATGTCTATTATCAAAATGGTCGCTGGTATTACTGGGTGTACCTGCCGGCGGACGAAGTATTCACTTTCGAGGCCGACGATGTGAGCCGCACAGCGATTTCTCCGTTTGCGGGGCTGTTCCTCAATATGATCCAGCTCGCGCAGATGGAACAGATTCAGTTGGAGTTGATTCAGAACCCATTGGTGAGTCTTCTGCATGGTGAGATTCCGTATCGGGATGAAAAAACTGCTGCTGGTGATGACCAATATAGACTTAGTAACGCCGGAAGGCTGTTCTTCGAAGCTGCTTGGTACGATATGCTACAGGCCAACAACACATCGGGCTTGGGAATTTACTTTGCTCCTGCGCAGAACATGAAATTGGAAAGTCTGTCCGAAGCCCCGTCCGCAATGGACATTGTGAAGCAGGGCTACAGTGACACCATGAGTCAGGCCGGCATGGGCGCGATTATCCCGCTTGGAGATGACCCGAAAGCTGGAACTGCTCAGATCTCGCTTCAAATCGAAAGCAAGTTCATGCAGACAGTCTATCGTGGCTATGAGCGGATGATGAATGCAATCATCAAAAAGCTCAATCCTCGGTACGAGTGGAAGTTCGTCATGTTCGGAGACATTTCGGAAGACGAGAAGATGCTTGATCGGTGCATGAAGGGAATGGAACATGGCATCCTGCCGGACACCATCATCTACAATGCGCTGCTTGACCGCTCCATTCTGGACGATATGTGCTTGTCTGATGCGGTCTATAACAGTGGAATTCTGGACAAGCGTATTCCTCTGATTACGTCGTTTAACGCTTCTCACGATAAATCCAACTTGCCGCCGCAGAGCCCAGGGCGTCCAAAAGGTGACGGAAGTGCAACGACTGACGGCAGCGAAACCATGATTGACCAATACGGAGGGACAAATGATTGAATTTGTACGAAAAGAAGACCTCCACATTATCAATATGGCGCTTAATAATAACAGAGATATAAGGATACAACGCACAAAGGACGGCTACCGCATCGTAGAAGATACGGTAAAAGTCCTTGCAAAGCGAGACCTTGTAAAAGACTCTCCCATCCAAGCCGAAGGCTTGCGCTGATGCGCGAGGTGTTTAGGTAGGCAAGGCTGGGTTAATAGAGAATCCCACACCGGAGCAGCGGTGTGGAAGAGCTAGTGGAGCTAACGACACAGGAATGTGCCGTTAGCTCTTTTTTCATTTTCACGGAAAGGAGAGATCTGAAATGGCTCGACTGAAAGAACGGTTTGATTTTGAAAACGGTGCTCTCGCTGCCGTGAGAGATGCCGCAAAGGACGTGACCGGCGCGTATCAGGATGCGGCGCGCGGACTCGACACGCTGAAGGAATGGGTGCTGATCGAGTTTGGAATGCCGAATACAGCAGATGCCATTCACAAACTGGCCCACCTGCAACCGCAGCGCTTCGATGTTGTCGGGGACCTGCTGCATCAACGGCATATCCTGCAAGTCTATCCGGCGACTGCCGAGTACGATGGCCGGCCGGACGATCTGGATGGTGTGTTTGGGTCCATCATCGATATGCTTCAGAAAATCGAAGATGCCCTGCGCAAATGCGTGGAGGTCTGCGATGAAAATGGGCTTTATCCGCTCGGACGGGGCTTCGAAAACCTCCAGATGGAGAACAGTGCCAGCTACGAGAAGTTCCTGTATGCGTGGCAAATGTACTCCGAACACGAGATGAGCGCGACCAGCTTTGACGGCTGGATTGATGAGCTCTTTGAAGAGGACGGTGACTGACAATGCCGCTGACAAAGAACCAGAAAACGGTGGCGACCGGCCAGCTCAAGGTTCTCCAAAAGCTGAACCCCTACGAGTTCGGAGTTGAGCTGTGGCTGATGCGCGAAGGCGTCAACCGGAACAAATGGAATTACCAGAACCTAGAAAAATACTACAAGACGTTCGTAGGGAGACCAATCTTGATCGCCTACGTCATGGGAAAAATCGGTGACGGCCATAACAGCCAGCTCAAGACAGATCCCAGAACGGGCGAACAGTATTACTCCTACACAGACGGGACGGCGGAACGCATTGTCGGCACGCTGTCAGACGATGAACGTGATTTCTCCCTCCAGAAGAGGGATGGTCAGACTTGGATCGTGGCGCGTGGAAAGCTCTTCGCTTTCTATGCGAAGGAAACCGTGGATGAAATCGTGCGAACAGGGCGCATGGATGTGTCTGTGGAGACCTTGATAGACGAAAACCACATGGACGGAGACATCGAAGTTGAGGATGTCTGGTCGGGAGTGGGGGTCACGATCCTCGGTGCGGGCGTTGCTCCGGCTGTTCCGGGGGCCAACATCGCTCGACTTGCCGCATTGGACGAAGAATTTAAGACTTTGAAGCTCAAAGCGGCATCTTTGCAGAAGGCCCCGGATACAAACAACGCCCCGAATAACGGGAGCTTATCACACGAAGGAGTGAAAGACTTGAAAACTTATAACAAGAGACAGCTTGCGGAACTGGCAGCGCGTTTCACGGATTATAAGGTTCTGGCCGCAGGCGAGAAGGACGGTAAGGTCTTTGTCTGTCTGATGGCGAAAGACGGCGCTTACAAGTATTACGTCATCGAGAACGCGGCCGAGACCATCGTCCCCGAACGTTACCAGAACATGTCTGTCAACACCGCCATGCAGATGGGCGAGGACTGCATCACCATGGAAACTCAGGACTTCATGGAGCTGGTCGGCATGGAAAACACCACTCGCCTGAACGCCGCTGAAGAGAAGGTCACTTCTCTGAGCAGAGAACTTGACGAGACCAAGGCACAGCTTAATGCCATGCAGGAGTTCGAGGACAAGCGTCGTCTGAATGCGGCCAAGGACAAGGCGAAGGCGACTCTTGCGAAGTTCAATGCGAACCGTGAGCAGAAGGTCGCTGAGAGTGAGATCGCACCCATCCTGACTGATATCGAAGCCGGCCTTTACACCAACAAGTGCGACAAGGACCGGAACTGGATTGGCGAAGCAGAAGTCGCCAAGGCTGTTTACGCCGTCTGCGGCGAAGCGGTTGAAAGACTGGATGCTGCGAATGCAAACCGGAACAAGACGGTCTACGCATGGGACAAGTTCAATCAGAACAGCGGCGCAGCGGATGACGGTACGATGGCTGGTCTGATCGCCAAGTGGGGCGTCGAAGCTGCCACTGAAAAGTGAGAGAGGAGTGAAACGAAATGTTTACTGAAAAAACTGCATTCGAGGCTCGCGTGACCAACAACTTCCGCGATGACCTCATCAATGTCACCGGTAGATACCAGGCTTCCAGCGCTGATGCGGACTGCGATGCTGGCCGTCTGGTCATTCGCAACGGTCAGCTTCCGTGTGAAGGATTCACCGGTGTCAAGAACGAGAACGCGTGGTACATGAATGACGCGACTTCCACCACCAATGCTGGTGAGGTCGTCTATGCCGCGAACACCTACGAAGTTCAGATGCTTCAGGGTAAGCACGGCAACATGTACGCTGTCGGCACCGAGACCCTTGGCCTTGGCATTCCCGCTGGCCGCGACGGCACGTTCACCAAGATCGTCTTCGACGGCGACCATGCGTACCGCTTCGGCATTGGCAACGTCAACGCTGAAATCAGCACCAATACGTTCTTCACCATCGATGCAGGCAAGCTGAAGCCCGCCGCAGCCGCTCCGACTGCAAATGGCGCGCTGTACTTCAAACTGCTCGACACCGGCAAGTTCACCGAAGGTACGACTGCCAGCTTCGAGTATGTCGACGTGCAGGCTTGCAAGGTCTACGCATAAGGAAGGAGTGAATTAACATGCCGAAAATCAATCTGAACAGCGTTTCTCCGTCTGTTTTTATGGTCAATGCGGCCAACGATGAGCGCGCCGATATCGTGTCGAAGGGCAGAGTCCTCTTCTATGAGCACGCAGCCAACGGCAAGTCTGCTATCATGGCAGCCAATGGCCTGAGCTCCGCCGGTGTTCAGCACATGCTGACTCCGAAGGGCTACAAGGAACTGAACGAGAAGTTCCAGCGCGAGCACCTGATGTATGCAGCCAAGATCTGCTGCGCGCAGACCGGCGAAGCTGCCCCCGTTGACTTTGAGGATTTCAAGCGCAACGGTCAGCGTTTCTATGGCAACGCTGCGTTCTATCGCGTCCTGCAGGGCATCTATCAGGAAACTGTGACCCCGATCATCGCTTCCGTCTATTCTGAGGCTGTTGATCGCTTCGCAGATGTCGTTGAGGTCGGCTTCGGCGAGACCTACGCCATCTCCGTTGGCTCCAACGATATCCCTGTGTTCCAGGATTCCTCTTGGGGCGCGTCCAGAAGCGTTCCTAGCAACCGCTTCTACTCCAAGGACTACACCCTCAACCCGCAGCCAAAGACCGCGCAGATCGTTGCGAAGTGGTTCCAGCTGGTGGGCAACAATCAGGACTTCGGCGTCTTCTTTGCCAACATCGTTGCCGGTATGTACGCCAAGACGATGGGCATGTGGAATGCCGCTCTGACTGCGGCTGCCGCAGACACCACCCTGATTCCGGCCAACCTGAACTTCACGTTCTCCAACCAGAACTGGCTCTCAGCTGCCAACAAGATTGCTGCCCTCAACAACACGGCTACTTCCAACCTGTTCGCCACTGGCTCTGCGGTCGCTCTTGGCAAGGTCCTGCCGACGCAGGCCACCGGCTCCACCAACGTCAACATGGACGCTGCGCTGGCTATGCTGCTCGGCGAACGCTACAACAGCACCGGTATGCTTGGCGAGTTCCTTGGTGTGCGCCTGATGCCGCTGCGTGATGCTGTCAGCCCGGTCAACCTCAACACTGCTCCCACCACCATCCTGTCTGCAAACGACATTTGGATGATGGCCGCGAACAGCAGAAAGCCGATGACCATCGCTTACAACTCCGCGACGCCCATCACCCTCGAGATTGATCCCACGCGTACCGCTAACTTCGAGATCGGTCTCAACCTCACGATTGCGCTGGATTCGGTTTCCATCTTCAGCAATCGCATTGCGCACTTCACGATTTAAGCGTTCCTCCTTTTGCGGGGCGGGTCTTACCTACAGCCCGTCCCGCACCATATGGCTCCGCATGGTGCTGTAAGAGACGGTTCGAGTCCGGTCGGAGCCAACATTTGTGGAGGAATAGCCATAAAATCTGGAAGGAGTGTGCGATATGGCTGAAAGCAAGAACACTGGAAAGAAACCCGGAAGACCGAAGAAGACACCTGTAGCAGAGGAAGTCAAGGAAGAAGTCGCTTTTTTCGATGTCCCGGAAGAGGGTCAGACGACCAACACTGCGGAGAAAGTAGCATCTGGCGAAGATAACGTTCTGACTGTTAAGGCAGAAGACGTGGTCGGAATCGGACACGATGGCAGCGAAACGCCGCTGACTACTCTGGACCCCACGTTGAAAGGCGAGACTGTGGAAGTTCCAAAGAAAGCTCCGATTGCAGCAGAAACGACCTTTACGATGGCAGATGTCCAGAAGATGATTGCGGAAGCGGTTGCAAAAGCAGCTGCTGATTTCCAAGCGAAGCCCGCAGTCGTGCCGCAGATCGTACAGGTATCGAGTGATACGGAAATGGTGCAGTTCCTCTGGCAGGCCGAAGTCGCGGAAGACAATACGGTTTTCTTCGGCGAAGGCGGCCTGTATGGTCAGGTCACTGGCAAAACCGGAAGCTTCTATGTTCCCAAGAAAGATCTGTCCAGAGTTCTCACTGAGCTCAACCGGTACTTCCTCAAGAAACGCTGGCTCATTATCGTGTCCGGCCTGACAGATGAGGAACGTGAAGTCCTTGGCGTTGACTATAAGGATGGCGAGTTGCTGGATAAACAGGCGTTTGCAAAGATGGTCGAGCTCGGCGATAAGATGCTGGAGATCTACCCGAACCTCTGCGAAGGCCACAAGAAAATGGTTGCACAGCGATATGCCGAGGCATACCAGAGCGGAAGCCCCTATGTGACTCGCAACATTGTGGTTCAGCTGAACGAGCTGAGTAAGACGGCAAAGAATCCGAAGGGCGATTTCGTCTCCATCATTGAAGAAATGAACGCGCGCGACGCGCAGTAAACTTTGCGCCGTATCCGGGCGCAGGAAAGAGGTTTTAACATGAGTAGTCCTGTCTATAGTGAATTTTCCTTTGTGCCTGCGTCCGCATACGCGGCGAATATGAACATCTTGCCAGATATCCGCACAGCGGTACAGAATGGCTTTCTTGGCCTCGATTGGCGCGGCTCAGAAGCAGATATCCTCGGCGTCGAAATGCAATCGGCGGCAGCTTTTACCGTGAAACTCAACCGAGAGACACAACTGACCGCCGTGCAGGAAGGAACGGTCTACACGGTCCGATACAACGGCCCGATTGAGTACATTGTCTTCAACGCGGCTGCAACGCTTACTTATCTGCACGTCCGGTGGGGGATGGCGAACAAAACACACGGCGTTGTAGCGATTTCAACTGTCTCGGGCGCGAAGATCTCCCGTGGCGGATATGAGATCCCACAGACAAAAGCTGGCGAATATGAGCTGGCGATTGGCGGTTATATCATCACGGCCAATGGAGTACGGGCTGGATTCTTCTACAACCTCGAAGAATCTATGACCGTCAAACTGAATCTGGAAAGCGCCGATGTCGTTGTCGGCGATGCACTCACCTATACCGGCAGCGAGCAGACCAAAGAGGTTAAAAGCGTAACACTCGGCGGTAATGCGCTGACGGAAGACACAGACTATGCCGTCGCAGACAATACCGGTACGAATGCTGGGGCCTATTCTCTGCGTATTGACGGCAAGGGGGACTACAAGGGAACAATTATCGTTCCGTGGGCGATTGCAAAGGCAGCTGCTGGACTGAGCGTCAGTCCGGATGCGCTGGAGATGTCGGCCGGAACGAGCGATACATTTAAAATCACGACCAGCTCCAATGGGGAGATGCGCGTTGAGAACAGCGTGCCAGAGGTCGCAGCGCTTGGCAATGTAGATGAAAGCTCGAACGTCACTGTTGAAGCGCTGACTGCCGGCGAGACGGTTATCACTGTCACGCAGGATGAAAATGAAAACTATCTGGCGGGACAGGCACAATGCACTGTCACTGTCACGGCTTAACGTTATAGGAAAGGCGGCGGTCACATCATGGACAGCAAGGAAAAAATCGAAGCGCTTTGCGGCGTAATTGAGGAACTTCTGGAACTGATTCAGGATGAAACCGCCGCGAATTGTATTCGAGAAGAGTACAGGGCAGTCCTGGATAGAGACTCGTATGAAAGAGAGGACTGGGAATAATGGGGACTGCTTGGAGCGACATCATTACGAACTCCGCGATGGTCGTAATTGGCGATGACCGGATGCAAGACGACCTGAGAACTGACGCGGCACTCTTCTTCCGTCGCATGAGTTCTTGGATGGGGATGGCAATCCCAATGCTGAAAAGTCCACCTGAACTGCTGGTGTACCTGACAGATGGCCTCGTAGAGCCGCAGTACGCTGACTTTGAGTGGACAAGCGACCAGCTCAGCACAACGCAGGAGACTGTCGTCGAAACCGGAAAGGTCGGCTATGAGCTTTGCAACTGCGTGAGCGTCCAGTATGCACGAAACGGAGATGCGGCGTTCTTCCCATATACAGACTTTACGTATGACCCAGAAACCGGCGTGGTGACATTCCCACAGCAGGACAGCGCCGATGTGGAGTACAGGCTGGACTTTTACACGGATGGTCAGTTCGCTCATGACCTGACATTCCGGCAAAAGAGACTTCTCGGGCTGGCAATCGCTGTGACATGGGATAACCGGTTCAACCGGGAGTGGCTGAACATCCAGCCGAAGGTCAAGGATAAGAGTTTTAACACGCCGAACGAGAACACAACGATGAAGGAGTCGACGGCACGGTACAAAGAAAATCTGCAGCTCTTCTATTCGGAGCTGCGCGGATATGAGCAGGAATGTGCCTACATGCGCAGAGTAAACCCCATGCGGCGCGTATTCTCGATGCTCTGATTCAAATTCGGAAAGAGGTGGCTGGATATCATGCCGATCTCGGACAACATCACGAACGGCCTGATTGTGTCTGGCCGACTGAAGACGGCGATTCGAAATGCTCCGGCGCAATATGCTGGCCGACAGCGGCAATACCTTGGAGACCCCAGCACAGAATTTGTACATCAGTACGCAAAGTACGCTACAGACTTCTTTGCAGCCCGCGTGCAGGGCCTAAACCCGGATGCGCCGTATGAATGGGAAACAACGATGATCCGCATGGCGGATATCGCACCGGAAACAGCGTCTACGCTCCGGAAACAGGATGACTACAAGAACATCATCTTTGCGGACGAAAGCATCGAGTACGTTCCAGAAGGAACGAAAATCGAGGCAATGGGAAGTATCTGGCTGGTCACGAATCCACAGAACATCTCAAACGCGATTGGCGGCGGAGTCATACAGCGCTGCCGGTCGACGTGGAACCATCTGGACTGGTACGGCAATCTCCTGAAAGAGCCAATTTGCGTTGAAAAGGCAATCTTGACCGCGAACGAAAGCGACATGCAGGAATATGCCCTTATCACGAAGGGCTATGTCAATATCACATGCCAGCGAAACGAAGAGACGAAGAAACTGAACACAAACAGCAGAATCATTCTGGGGTCAGCTGCCTATCACATCACCGGCTTTGGTGACTATGCACAGGAATTCACCGGCGACTATGATTCTGTCCGGCTGCTTGAATTCACGGCCAGATATGATCCACCGAACGAAGAAATAGATGACATGGCACGCCATGTGGCGGGCGGCAAGACGTTTTCTTGGGAAATCCGAGTGAACGGGCAGCCAAAGATAAAAGCCGGCCAGAAGGGCTTGCTGACCGCTACAAGTATCCGCTGCGGAGAATACGCAGCGAGCACAGAAGCACACCCGGTGAATTACATTTGGACATCACTGAATGATGAGGTGGCAATCGTGAGACCGGATGGACTCGTTACGGCCGTCTCCGGAGGAAAATGTGTGATCCGATGCTCGCTGGCACAGAATCAGGACATTTTTATGGATTATGAATTGATGGTTGAGCCTATTTCGGAAGAGCCGGAAATCGCATTCCTTGGGACTACTCCGGAACGGCTGAAAGCCTATGAAAGTTGCACGCTGACGGCAGCATACTTTGACCTCGGCGAGCAGACGGAAGATATAGTCACGTACACATTCGAAGGTCCGGACACAATGGCGTACAGTGCGGATATCAGCGAGAACTCTGTGACGATTACATGCTGGCAGGGAGATACAAAACCGCTGATCGTTACAGCAACCTATGGCGATAAGAGCGTAAGCGCAAAAATCAAACTGGAGGGGATCTGATGGCTGTTTCAATGACACAGGGAGATAAATACGCAGTCCCTTTTATGCTGCAGACATTGGATGGGACGCTCATTACGCCAGATATCGTGAAGACCGTGGTTTTGAACCTCGGCAGTCTTTCAAGGCAGTATCCAGGAAACGTCACCTATGAAAACGGAAAGTGGATGATGCCGCTCACGCAAAAACAGACATTTGCCATGCGCGGCTATGTTGAGCCGCAGGCAAGAGTGGAGTTCTCGGACGGCTCAATCTTTGGCGGTTCTGGCGAGTCGATTGACGTGGCGAAAGCTTTGAGCCGAGGAATCATCGGAAAAGACAGCTCGACAGGTAGCAGTGTCAACCGAAACACTTCTGATAACAGCGGCGTTACCGGGCTGATTTATATCAGAATCAACGCGGCCGGCGTTACGGTCACTCCAGAAGGCACAGTACGATATGACATCCAGCAAGATCTCACGGAAGAACAGCAAGAACAGGCACGTAAGAACATCGGCGCAGATAAGGCCGGGACCGGCGCTGTCCTGTACGATCAAGCACAAGATCTGACCGCAGAACAGAAACTGCAGGCGCGAGAAAACATTGGTGCCGGCACGTTTGGTGCGGCAGACCTTGGCGACGGGAACGTTGTGATTACCAGCATTCCCGGAGCTGGAGCGAAGGACGACGGAGCCGGAAATATAAGTATTTTTTGGGAATGAGAAAGAGGTGGCCGCACTATGGCGAATGTTCCATTAAAAACAATAAAGTTTCCGGGCCTTCCGGACACTTACGTAGTCGAAAGCGGAGATCCTTCCCTTGGCATCACCGGTGCTACTCCTGGTCAAATCCCGGTAGTAAAGAGCGTCGATGAAAATGGAAACCCGACAGAATGGGAAACCACTGCCACTCCCGTAACCAGCGTAAACGGGAAAACGGGGGCAGTCGAGCTCAATGCTTCTGATGTTGGTGCGGTTTCGAAGGATGACATCACCCAACGGCTTGGAACGAGCGCAGACAAAGTACCGAGTGAAAAAGCTGTCGCAGACGCAATCGCAAACGCTGGCGGCGGAGATATGCTGAAGGCCACTTATGACCCAGATGGGACGGTCGCGGAAACTGGCGGCATATCGAAGTTCGTTTCGGAGAACGGCGGTAAAATCGACACCATCTCGGTCAATGGGATTGAACAGTCAATCAATAATAAGACGGTTGACATAACTGTTCCAACGGACAATAAGGACCTCAAAAACGGAGCTGGATACATCACGGAAGATGGCATCCCGGTCAAATCTGTGGACGGCGAAACCGGCGAAGTTCAGACGCACGCGGTAAAAACAACGGCGCAGGCACTCTCTGACGCAGAGAAGCAACAGGCTAGGGAGAACATCGGCGCTGGCACGTCGGACTTTGATGGCTCGTACAACAGTTTGACCGATAAACCGGAGGCTTATGAGCTTCCGGTCGCCAGCGAAGAAGCGCTCGGCGGCGTAAAGGCGATTCCGAAGACCGACGAGATGACGGCACAAGTCGGAGTCGATGAGACCGGCGCTCTTTGGTATAAGCCGGGCAGCGGCGGTACGGGTGAGACCCCGACGGCAGACCAAGTTCTATTCACGAAAGATCTTGTGCTCACGGAACAGTTTGGCCGATATGTGCCTGTTGACGGTAAAGTCACGGTTCCCGCAGAAAACATAAGTGTGCAGGCAGTAGTCCTTGACGCTTTTTCCCAGGATAAAAATCCGACGATTACACAGCCATCTGTAAGTGTATCGAGTTCTACGGCAAGGGCATATGAAGTCGGAACAAGTGTCACGCCTGCATACAATGGGTCGCTGAATCCGGGGGCCTACGAATACAAACCAAAGCCGACAGGTGTTGTTGCACAAAGCTGGTCCGCTGTCAACAACGTTACATCTGAACAAATCGCGGCGCAGAGCGGCGCGTTTGCGGCCTATATCGTACCAGATGGTGCAAACTACAGGATTACGCTCAACTGCACATACAGCGATGGTGAGATTCCATTTACCGCACTAGATCAGGAATATCCGGCTGGTCAAATCAAGGGTGGAACGAAATCTGCCGCTACCGGTGCAATCACCGGATACCGCAATTCCTTCTACGGAACGACGACCGACAAGGAAGCAGCAACGGATAGTGCTGTGATTCGTGGCCTTGCGCAGAAATCGAACCGAGCATACGCAAACGGCTCGACGTTCAGCGTAACGATTCCGGTTGGCGCACTGCGGGTCATTATTGCATACCCGGCAACCCTGCGAGATGTAACGAGCATCAAGGACGTAAATGGCCTGAACGCCGACATTACGACCGCATTTACACAGGCAACTGTAGAAGTCGAGGGCGCGGCATCGTATCTATCGATTCCTTACAAAGTCTACACCCTGGATTTTGCAACTCCAAACGACACAAAGAACACCTACAACGTAACCATTTGAGAAAGGAGGAACAAAGATGGCACTTCCAAACGTTCCGAAGCTTGGCATGAGCGTGTCCTTCGCAATGACGTCTGCGATTCCAGCAGAATACAACTCGTATTTCTCATCGCTCGAAGAAGCGCAAGCTGCTGCTGCAACTGCTGGTCCTCCTGGCTCGACCGACACACTGTACTTTTACAGCCAAATCATTCACGTTCTGACAGATTCTTCAGCCGACGCGTATATCATCCAACCTGATAAAACGCTGAAGCATCTAGGGGCTGAATCCGGTGGAGGTGGAGACAAGAGCTTCACATTTACACAGGCAACCGCCGAAAAGAAGTGGGAAATCGCTCATAATATGGGTAAATATCCGTCTGTAACGGTTGCTGACAGCGCCGGCTCTGAGGTTGTTGGAGAAGTTCAGTATGTGGATAGCAACAATGTCATTCTGTTGTTTGCATCTCCGTTTTCTGGAGTTGCATATCTAAATTAACGCAAAGGAGAAAGTAAAATGAGCAAAAGAACCTTCCTCGTAAATCTTGACCTCAGCAAAAATGAACTTCAGAATGCTGTCATTCAGCCGCTGGCTACTGCGCCTGCGAACCCGAAGTTCGGTCAGATTTACACCAACAGCACTGATAAGGTCATTTATCAGTTTGATGGCGAACGCTGGAAGCCCGTAGGTGTTGTCTACAACCAGGAAGGCAGCACCGGTGCAGTCATCGTTGGCCTCGATTCCACCGGCACTGTAACCACCAAGAATGTCGTCGAACTGACTCTGACCGGCTATACGCCTGTTGACGATGGTTATGTCGCAAAGGACATGACAATCCAGCAGGCTATGGCAGCCCTCGACACTGCGGTCAAGAACGCGGTTGCTGGCGGCGGCGAAATCAACCAGAACGCATGGTCGAACATCAATGTCCCGAAGCAGAGTGAGAACGATACGACTGAGGTCGCCGGTCAGACTGCTGCAGCTACCGTTTCCGCGAGCTCCAAGACGGACACTTTCACGCTGGCCTCTGGTGACAAGTGGACGCATGTTGCTGCTGATCCTCCGGAGAAGACCATCACCGTCGGTCACGCATTCTCCGGTGCAACTGCAGGCGCATACGGCGATGCCACGCACACTGTAGGCGTCACTGTTGACGCTGCTGGCCACGTCACTGCCATTGCGTCGAAGGAGATCGTTGGCGCACAGTACATCACTGGCCTCACCTCTGACGCGCAGGAACAGCTCAACTCCAAGATTCCTGCTTCCGAGAAAGGCGCGGCGAACGGCGTTGCAACCCTCGGCGCTGACGGCCTTGTTCCGGCCGCCCAACTGCCCAGCTACGTCGATGACGTTGTGGAAGCCTACATCGTCGGCGAGACCCCGCTTGCAGCTGACTGGCTGTCCCTGACTGCTGGCGGCGAAGCCCTGACTCCGGAAACTGGTAAGATCTACGTTGTCATGACGGAAGGTGCTTACCAGAACAAGCAGTATCGCTGGGGCGGCACAACCTACGTGCTCTGCAACCCGTCTGACGTCAACTCTGTCAACGGCAAGACTGGTGTCGTTGTCCTGACGCAGGATGACATCGGCGCAGGCACCACCTACACGCAGTTCAGCAAGGAAGACAAGACTAAACTGGATGCCGTTGCCGAAGGTGCTACCAACAACACCATCACGCTCAATGGTACGGCTACGAAGGACCCGTCCTTCTTTGCTCCCACTGGGGCCGGTGAAGCCGGTCAGATTCTGGTTTCTGGCGGCGCAGATACTGCCCCGACTTGGCAGGCTATGCCCGTACACCTCAAGAAGTACAGCACTAACAACCCCGTCCTGACGGCTGCAGGCGGCGCTTACACGTGGACCATTGCGGCACAAGCTAACGGCCCCACGTTCCCGATGCTGGTTCAGGTGTACGAAGCTGCTACCAACGACATGGTAATTGCGGATGTCTCTCTGAATGAGGACAACAGCATCACTGTTGTTATCAACCAGACTGATTCCACTGCTACCACTCTGGCGGCTGGCACCTACAAGGTCGTTGCAATCGGCTGATTTGCACGTTATTGCCCCCGGAGAAATCCGGGGGCATCAAAGAACACCTCAGAAATTCTTTTGGGGTGCTGTTTGATGCAGATGGTTGGAGGTGTAAAATGAAGAACCTTTCAAAATACGATAACGATCTAGCAGTCCCGACGAAGGAAAAAGTCGTCCTTGCTATGGTGAAGATCGCACAGGCAACACTTCCGGCTTCCGCGTGGGACAGCGCTACAATGCAGCAATCTATTGTTGTTGACGGAATCTCCGCTGATGAAACGAAGCAGTTGATTGAGGCTGCTCCTGTTTCATCCATGCAGGACGCATACTACGAAGCCGGTGTCTGGCTTCGCTCGCAGGCGGAAAACTTTCTGACCTTTACATGCGATACAATCCCAACTGACGATATCAATATCTTGGTTAGCATTCAGGAGGCTGCTATATGATTGTAAACACGATTTATAAGAAATCTGGAGGAATTGAGCTTTCCAGCATTGCGGTAAAGACACCACCAACCATGACTGAATATAAAGCGGACGAGACCATTGACGTTTCCGGAATGGTACTGGAAGCAACGTATTCCAATGGCGCGACCAGAGAAGTGACAACTGGATTCACGTACTCGCCCACGGTCGCCGCGACGGGTGATACCGCGATTACAATCAGCTTTACAGAGTTCGATGTTACTGCGACCACGACGCAAGCGATTAGCGTCGTTTCAATCAAGGCTGTATTCTCCGAGAACAGTTGGCCCGACATCATTGCCGCTGTGCATAACAAAGAAGTTCCTGACACATGGAACGTCGGCGACAGCTGCAACATGACGATCAACAACACGACCTACGCAATCGACATCATCGGCAAGAACCACGACGATTATGCGGACGGCTCGGGCAAGGCTCCGCTGACATTCCAGATGCACACGACCTACGCGACGCAGTATAAGATGAACGGCGCAGAGAGCAATAGCTGTGGTTGGGTGAACTGTCTGGTGCGAACGTACAATGCATTCCCGAAGCTGAGACAGGTGATGCCGGCAGAGGTCGTGGCTGCGATGAAAGCCGTGACGAAGAAAACCTCGGCAGGCAACGCCAGCTCGGCCATCGACACGACGGAGGACACGCTGTTCCTGTTGTCGGAAATCGAGGTACAGGGCACACGGACATTCTCCTATCCAGGCGAGGGCACGCAGTACGAGTATTACCAGACGGCCGCGAACCGGAAGAAAAACCGCGCATGGTATTTGCGCTCGCCGAGACTCAACAGCACCACCTGCTTTGACAGAACTGGATGGAGCGGTGAAGCGGACTGGAGCGTCGCGTCCGAGGTGGACGGCATCACAGCGGCATGGTGCTTCTGATTAACATGTAGGAGGAAATCACATGAGAAACCTTACGAAATACAATGAGGACTTATCGATTCCTCGTAAGAAAGACGTGGAAGAACGCTCCACTGCGACGAACCTTGAGAACGGGGCCGGAGTTGGCGCGCTGAAACAAGCGGGTGCAGCAGCTGCTACCGGTGCAAACGCGACGGCGTTTGGCTCCGGTACGTCTGCATCCGCAGCCAGTGCTCATGCAGAAGGTAACGGAGCAGTCGCATCCGGCAGCGCCTCTCACGCGCAGAACGACGGCACGAAAGCTACTGGTGATTATTCTCATGCAGAAGGTTCCTCCACGGAGGCTTCCGGACAGGCCGCACACGCCGAAGGGACCGGAACTGTCGCAGCAAATCGCTCTCAGCATGTAGAGGGTGAGTTCAACGTTCAGGACCCGTCTGGAAATGAACCCTCCGGCCGTGGTACTTATCAGCATATCGTGGGCAATGGAACTTCCAATTCGAACCGCTCCAATGCTCACACAATGGACTGGAACGGCAACGCATGGTATGCCGGAGACGTCTACGTCGGCTCTACCAGCGGCACCGGAATGGACAACGGCTCGAAGAAACTCGCCACGGAAGACTTTGTTACCACTGCTTACCTCAAGAAGACTGGCGATTCTTCCGAGACAACTGCGACTTTCGAACAGGCAGCAGCACGCGAAAATGTTGCTTCTGGCGACAAGCTTTCTGTCCTTTTTGGGAAAATCGCAAAATGGTTCTCTGATTTGAAGACGGTCGCATTCAGCGGAAAATCTTCTGACCTTGATAACGACGCAAAATTCCAGACCGAAAATGACCTCAACACGGCTCTCGCAGCGAAGCAGGACAACCTCATCTCGTCCGGCGCTTCTGTCGGGAACCTGGTCAAGGTCAAGGCGGTGGATGCCAATGGCAAGCCAACGGCATGGGAGATTGCGGAAGCTGGGACGGACTATGCGCCTGCTGTCATGTTCGTAGAGGTGACTGGAAGCTCTGGCGACTACGAAACTATCGTATATACACAGCAGATATGGATGGTTGGCCGATTCAAGCGGTCTGTTTTTATGTACAGTGATGAGGACAGCATGTTCTACCCGCTGATCGCAAGCACACAGGAACAGGCTTGCTTCGGAGGACTTGATGCATACGGAAATGCGGTCCGGTATATTGTCAATTCAGATCGGACAGTTGAAAAGCACCTGACGCCGATCGGCGGCAAGACCTACCCCGTAATACTCACGGTGGCGGGGTGGAACGCATCGACGAAGCAGCAGGCAGTGAGCTTTGCGGCGGCCAGCTCGACAGAGACAGACCATCTGCTCATCCCGACGCCGAAGCTGAGTGACCTGACGGCGTACAACGATGCCGGGGTCCTCTGCATCGGGGAGGATGGAACGGCGCAGACACTGACGTTCCAGTGCGAGACGGTGCCGACGGCGGAAATCACGGTGTATGTGACGGTACAGAGCGTGAACTATCAGGGGGACGCGTCATGATCTATAACAGACCAAGGCCGAACACAAGAGGCATTCCGGACCGTTACCTTTGACGAACCACCAACAGGAGAACTATTAACATGGCTGCAGGCTAATGCCGTGCAGCTGTGAATAGGAGGAAACATGGAGCCTCATTATTGCGAATACGCCTACCGCAAAAACGGCGACGTGAGCTTGCATTGCCGGTATCTGACGGAAAAAGGTGAGAGGCACGACTGGTGCGCACATCAATATTTGTGCGCGAGGACAAAAAAGTGGGAAGTTTCCGATGGAGAAGCCCACTGCAAGATTAAAACCTAGCATACAATTAACTGAACCATACAACCGGAAGGAGTCGTGAAAGTATGGAAAAGATCGTTATTACGAAGGAAAAACTCATGCAGATGCCGGACTATGTTCCGCTGCTTGAGAAGATGCAGTTCGTCAAAGAGGCGGCGGATCTTTGCTTCGACCGCGTGGAGCTGAAGATCGACGGTGGACTGGACAGTATGCCGATGCCGCCGCTTTACAAGGAAAACACAGCAATCAAGAGTCGTGTGCTCATGGCGGCATATGCGAAACTCTACTTGGGCGAGGCATTCGAGTCCGAGAAGAATACTTGGATTATGTCAACTTCGGATTTCGACCGCTTTGCCGCGAGCCACATCATGAACCAGATCGAGCGCCTGAAGCGCTATGACGGCGAGGTTCGGGATAAGGCATTTGACGTGGTTGCGGATATGCGTGATCTTGAAAAGCGGCTGAATACCGAGATCTACGGTCTCACGCAGGTCATGAATGAGCCGGTTACGCGCATCATCATGGCGCTGCAGCAGCAAACCACGCCAGAGGCCGTCAGTGGCGCTCTGAACGAACTGAAGGACGCACAGAAGGCATTTGCCGACTACATGGAAACTCGCAAGAAGCAGCCGGAGGGAGCCTGATATGGCAGTATCGGTAAACTCGGACACTTATCCCTATAGCCGCGTCAGTCCGGGTTTCAACAGGCTTCGCGGCACAGAGGAAATCCCTATCAAAATTTTAAAGTATCTGATGGACCTTCCACTACCTGGGTACATTCCGGTAGATGACAACAACCGCGCCCGCGTGCGGCTGATGAAGTATCTGTGGTACGATGGAGCAAGACCGTTGGCGAATCCGCTGCCTACGCCAGCTGAAAAACTGTCCATGCTGTTTGACGGGGACAACCCCGTGCTTAACACGAAGGAAGAGAAGGAACGGCATCCGAAGGGATATCGCATCTATCCGCAGAGAGTCTGGGGACAGAGCGATACAGAGGCGGACACGATACTGAAACTCTACATGGGCCGCACGATTGCAAAAGATAATTTCCATACGGTCCTCGGCCTGCAATTTGAGATCCTTGTGAATGTCAACATGGAGAATACCACGCGGACGGACGCCTATTCCAAAGCATACAACATTGAGCAGTGCGTCATTGAGGCCCTGCACGGCGTCAACATCACCGGCATTGGCGTCATCGACTTTGACCGGTATGCCCATGCCGATAACGGCAGTAAGAGTATCTTCGACTATGGCAACCACGTCGGTCGTATGCCACACATGAGCGTTGAGTGGTGTGACTCGGAGATGGATTTGCCAGAGGAATAGCACAGAACAATATTTGACCCGCGCCGAAGTGGCGGCGAGGAAGAGCTAGTGGAGCTGTGAACGCAGAAAAACTGCGTTTGCGGCTCTTTCTTTTTTCAAACGAGGAAGTCAGAAAGGCAAGGAAATAAAAATGCAAGACCTTTCTCCTGAAATGGCAAAGGCCATTCGGCGATTTGAACCAATCGAGACCGAAGGCTTGACCCTATATCCAATCTGCGTCAAGGAAATCAACGAATTCACCATGGCAAGGCCAGCCATCGAGTTTATGCAGCAGAGTCTCCCTGTGGCGCTGCTGTCTAAGCCTCTTTTGCAGGCGTACTACCAAATGGAGCTTGACGCGGCAGCAAACGGACAGCCCGGAAGCGGGCTTTTCTACAAGAGCATCCTGTTTCTTCTGCTTGCGCTGCGGGCAGGGGAAGGCTTAACGGCCGAAAAACGGATGGAGCTTGTGGAGCTTGAACCGAATGAGAAAGACCCAATGCGTCTGAAAAGCGTGCTTGTCTTCGCAGGCAGGGAAGTCAAAAGAATCACCCCTATGCAGTTTCAGCGTCTGCGGCCAATTTTGGCAGCTCAGAACGGCATTGATCTGGTATCTGAGAATGCCAACCCTGAGTTGGTGCAGGCGGAACGAGACCTTGCGGAGATGAATGCCCCCAAACTGATCTACGACGTGAAAGCACTGAAAGCGACAATCGCGACGGTCTCCGGCGCAGACGAGTCGGAAATGGAAAACTGGCCGATCTTGAAGCTGATGTGCAGACGTGATGCAGTGCAGCGGCTCGTTGGGTATATCACATGCAGTTTTGCAGAGTCGCAGGGCGGGAAATGGAAGCATGGAAACCCGTACCCGAGTCCTCTGTATGACCGTGAGATCGACTACTGCGGCGGACTGATTGACATGTCAACGTTCGCTGGAGGAGCTGGTATGCGGGCTGTCCAGAATGCAGGAAACAAGACCACATAACACACAAACATCTTTTTGAAACACACAAAGGAGTGACAAAAGAATGATTCGTTTTACTGACTCCCGCCTTTACGCGAAGGGCATCGGCGAAGCAATCTGTACGGACAAGACTACCGGCCAGATTCTTTACTTCTCCAACAAGTTCCAGACCGGTAACGTGACGCCGAGCGTCACCATCGGCGAAATCCGCGCTGGCCTCGGCAACGCTATCGCAACCACGCTTCCTTCCGACGCTTCTGTCAACGTCGAGTTCACTGCTGCCGACTTCAACCTCTGGGCGAAGGCAGCGCAGATGGGCGCAATGCTGCAGCACAACGCACCGGTCATGGTGTGCCAGACTATCACGGCTACAACTGCTTCGCTGTCCATCGATCTCAAGGAAGGCACGCCGGTCGCGCAGAAGGGCTTCTCCAAGATCTTCTGCTATGTCCAGGAAGTCGGTGCTGCATCCCCGGTCGCAACCGGCGGTGTTGCCTATGACATCAACCCGACTGACGGCGCAGTCTCCGGTTTCACCGCGACTACGGGTAAGACTTACAAGGTCTTCTACTTCGTCAACAAGGCCACTGCGCAGATTGCCACCATCACCACGGCTATGGACCCGAAGGTCGTTCACTTCATTGCGACGGTGGCGGTCTTCTCCACGTCTGCTGGTTCCTCTCAGAACGAGGGCACTCGCGTTGGCACGCTGTACATCATCATCCCGTCCCTGAAGTTCGGCGCAAACGGCGGCATTACCGGCGACCAGACCAGCAACGACACCACGTCTCTGTCTGGTCAGGCTATCGCTTATGACCCGGACGTCATCACCGATGGCTGCGACGAATGCACCGGCGCGGGCAGTGACCTTGCGTACTACATCTACCAGCCGTGCGCTTCTGGTGAGGAAGAGATCGAGGGCGTTGTTGCCAGCATCGGCGGCATTTCTCTCCCGGTTTCCACCACCTATCAGATGCAGCCCCGTATCGCCATGAAGAATGGCGAGCTGGTCAAGGGCGACGCGAACACCTTCACCTACTCTGCGACTGGCGCTCCCGAGGGCACGACCGTTGGTGCAAACACTGGCCTGATTACCGCCGGTGCTACTGCCGGTGACTTCACGGTTGAGGTCAGCTATACCGCAGGCGAGTCCACGTTCAAGGACACCTGCGAGGTCGAGGTCACTTCGACCTAAACAACCTGCTACTCGGAGGGGAGAAATCCCCTCCGGGAAATGCGCAAACCGATCAATATTCAGTGCAAGCGAGATGTTGGTAGGCTTGCGCATTTTTCACATTCAGGAGGCAGACATGTCGATTGAAGATTTCGTTATTAAATTCAATGCCGCGCTCGACCAATCCATCCACAGAGCAATGGAAGGTCCTGTGACAGACGGCGTGAAAGCAGCCATTGTTGAAGCCGTTCAGACAGAAGTCTACGATGCCTATGAGCGCGGAGATTATCTTCCATACATACGCCGAGACGAGGTAGGGAAGACTGGGGGTCTTCAGGACTGGAACGTTATGGAGTCGAAGTATGACCCGTCGACCATGACGTTGGAAGTTCAGGACATGAGCCGTGACGACGATACCGGACGTTTGATTGCGCCGGTCGTAGAAAGCGGCAAGGGATATCAGTGGAAAAAATCGACGATTTATAAGACGAAGCAGCCTCGCCCGTTCCACAAAGAGGCGCAGAGCATGGTAATGCGTGAGGGCATATTCTCTGACGCTCTCCGGTATCAGCTCAAAAGAGACGGATTCGACCCTAAGTTATAGGAGGAAGATTGAATGGCAGATTTTGAAAAGGTTCAACTTCAGGTAGAGGTTATCCGCACGCAGCTCGATTCGCTAGTGAAGGACGTAAATGGCCTGAAGGATCAGAAACTGAAACTCACTGTTGATTCCTCCGGACTGGAAGCAATCAATCGATTCAATACCTCTGTGCAGGCTATTACGCAGAACATCGATGGCCTGAGCGGAAAGTTTACAAAGGTTTGGGCTGGTGCAGCGGACGGCGCACCGACCAGAACGATTGAAACCGTCAACGAGGGCCTTGGCCGCACAACTGAAATTATTCGTACTCTGGACGAAGAAACGCAGCAATACACGACAGTTCAAACGAAGGCAACTACCAACTACGATGCGATGGCAAAAGCGGCACAAAAGGCCGCTGAACAAAATCAAAAAGCAGCAGGTCAGGCGAGAGCGTACCTACTCACAGAAGAACAGGCAGCGCAGAAGGCGGCATCGGTCTATAATCCAACGCCGATGCAGCAGCGAATAGAGGCGCTGACCGGTGTTAGCAACGCTACCAAGAGCGCAGCAGAAAGCGCAAAGGTCTTTGAGCAGGCATGGGCTGATGCTTCTGGAAAGTCTACCGCTGCCGCCCAACAGCAGGCGCAAGATGTCGAAAACGCAGCTTCCAAGGTCGATACGCTCCGAAAAGGCTTCGCCGACCTCGGCTTGCAGATGAAATCCGCAGCGGAGAAATACCCTGCGGGCACTTTTGATACCATTCAATCAGATGCGAAACAGGCAAGCGCTGCACTTGAAACACTGTATAACAGTTGGAAGAGCGGCACCATCAGCGACAAAGAGTTCGTCGACGGCGTAAAGGACGCTTCAGGTTCGCTGAAAAACCTTCGTGCGAACTACGCGCAAACCCGTAACGAGACGGATAAGCTCACAAACTCCACCAATGTCCTTGGTGACACGTTCAGCCACATTGTCGGCAAAATCACTGTCTGGCAGGTTGTCAATGCTGCGGTAGCAACGGTAAAACGGTCTTTCGTCGAAGCGATTCGGACGATGAAGCAGGTCGATACCGAGATGACGGCCATCCAGAAGGTCACGGGCAACACTGCCGCCGAAATGGAGAAACTGGGCAATACAGCGTATGAGGCTGCATCCAAGTACGGCGTTGCGGTCACGGACTATCTGGAATCCGTCGGCACATTCGCAAAGGCTGGCTATAAAGAAATGTCAGAAGACATGGCAGAGCTGGCAACGAAGACACAGCTCGTTGGTGACGTGACCTCTGATATTGCGAACCAGTTCATTCTTTCGGCCGATGCGGCGTACCAGATGAAGGGCAATGTTGAAGAACTCAACGATGTTCTCGACAAAGCCAACGAGATTGAAAACAACTATGCCACTTCCATTCAGAAGATGGCAGAAGGCTTCCCGATTGTTGCGAACGTTGCATCGATGGCGAATATGTCCATTGATGAACTCATGGCAGCACTCGGCACGATCACAGCAGTTACCCAGGAGTCCGGCACAAAGGCTGCGACGGCTCTTCGCGCACTGATTCTGAACATCATCGGCGACACCGAGACGGAAATCGAAGACGGTGTTTCTTGGACAAAGGATGAGATAAACAGCCTCAATGACGCCCTCTGGATTTATGCAGAGGATGCGATGAAGGCTGCGCAGGCGTCCGGTAAACTCGTAGACCCCATGCAGGCAATCGCAAGCCTTTCCAAAGCATATAAGGACGGCCTTCTGAGCCAAGCAGAATTGGCAAGTCTGGAATCCGACCTTGGTGGCAAGCTCCGTACAAACCAGCTCGACGCGCTCATCAAGAACTATGATATGTACGCGGAAATGCTGGACAAGGTAGCAAACTCCGCTGGCAGTGCCGACAAGGAAGTCAGCATTATGCTGAATTCTTGGGAAAGTAAGACCAATATTCTCAAGAACAAGTGGACGGAATTCATCAGCCACATGACGGACACCGACTTGATAAAAGGTGCCCTTGACGGACTGATTAAACTCGTCGAGGCACTTGACAGCGGGTTCGGAAAGTTTATGGCTACGGTAGCCGGCGTTGCAGTATCGATAACGGCCCTCTACAAAGCTATAATTGCTTTCCAGAAAGCCGGCGTGGCACTTGATGGGCTGCTTGCAACCCTGAACAGTTTGAAAACGTCAGGAACTTTTGCGTCCGGTGCTGTCAAATTATTTGCAAATCCCACGCTTGGAACGATTGTAGCTATTGGTGTAGCTATTGGCGCTGTTGTTGCGGGAATAAAGGCGCTCAATGATTATGCAGAGTCTCAGAAGTACGAGAATCTAATTGAGTCATTCCATGATTTATCGGAACAGGTAAAAGAAACATCTGCCAATTTGGCGGAAGCAAAGGAAAAACTCGATGAGCTCAACCAGACTCCTTACGCAGAACGAGGGGAGGAATGGCGGAAGGAAAAAGAAGAGCTTCAGCAAACGATAGATGCGTATGAATATCTTCTTGAACTCCGGAAAAATGAGGCGAATAGAGCAGCTGAAAAGGCATTTTCTTCGGACGTTACAACAGCCATCTCTTATGCAGGAGATATTTCCCAAAATGAGAAGGGCGAAAGCCGCATAAATCTGTCTAGTGGTGGCACAAATGTCCGTTCGATCAAACTGACGCAAGAGCAGCTTAAAGCGCTCACGACTGAATATAACAATGTCGAAGAGGCCGTTCGCGCCAACATTTCTGCATTTGATGATTATATCAGCGAGACATCGAAGAAGAAAATAGCTGAACTTATTGAATCCGGCAACACAGCAAAAGCATATGAGGAAATGGAAAAGGCACTTCGTCAGATTGGAATAACCTTCGACGAAGTGACTGTCAGCGCGGACAAGTTCGCCGAGTCTCAGGCAACCGGCATGGACCAGGTCACACAGTACATTTCCCAAGCGAAATCGTCTGGCACTCAGATGAGCCAGACCATGAAAGAACAATATCAGGCTTTCATTGATGCAGACGACGGTAGATACAAATATCTCAAGGGGATAAAAGACCTGACTGTTGAGCAGCAGCACTACGTCGATTCGTTTGAATCAATGGTCGCAGCTTTCGTGTCTCTCAAAGAATATGATAATCCTGCGGAGATTGTCGTCACTATCGGTAATGCCTTGGGAGTCTCCGCAGCAGAAGCACTGAGGTTTGCACAACACATCGGGCTGGTAAACCCGAATATCCGTGAGATGAGCAATGAAGTGGAGACCGCCACAGACGGCACGCTCAAGCTCAAAACAGCGGAGACCGGCGCTGCGGACGGCGCGGACAAACTTGCAGATTCTCTCGAAGAAGTTGAGGCCGCTACCTACAACGAAAACACCGCCGCTGCAAAACTTACGAAGTCCCTGTTCGACGCAAACGGAAAATTGACCGAGCACGCGAAAAAGGCGCTCACCACAAATACGGCCCTTGCAGATCTGGCGAAAAAAGAGCTGGAACTGCAAAATGCGGCTGCGACGGCAAACTATAATAACCTGATTGCCCAGATTCAGGCGGTCGGTTCTTCTGCAATCATTACGTCTCAGCAGCTTCAACAGATGATCGGCTTGATTCCGGGACTGACCACAAATACATGGTCGGCTGAGAATCAGGAGTTCAATATGCGCCGCCTGTTCAACCAGCAGACGGGGAAGAACTGGAAGAAGGACGCAGAGGACTATGCGCAATGGTCTTCTCAATATCTGCTGAACAAGTCTTCCGAGTATTACAAAAAGCAGCAGGAAGAATACAAGAAGCAGATGGAGGAGCTTTCAAAGTACACTTCCGACTATACCGGGACTTCGACCGGTGGTGGCGGAGGCAGCTCTTCCGATGCGAACCTTGAATCGCACAAACAGAAAGTCGAACTTCTGAAATCTGAGCTGACTCTGCTGGAAAAGCAGAACGCCAGTGAAGACACACAGAAGGATAAAATGCGGCAAATTCAGCAGGCGCTCCATGCGCAGGCGCAGTATCTTCGGTCCATCGGCGGCAGTCAGGCGGACATCAACGCGCTTTCCGCTGAATGGTGGGAATGGCAAGAGAAAATCAATGGCACGCTTAAAAGTACAGATGACCTATTAAGCGAGCTGCAGGACGTTATGTCCGACAAACTCTCCGACCTCTCTGACCAGCGGCAAGATGAACTGGATGCCATCGACGCGCAGATCGATGCACTCAAACAGCAGAAGGACACCCGCGACGAGCAGCTTGACCTCGAAGAAAAAATCCTCGCTGTCCAGCAGGCACAGGCCAAGCTTGCCAATGCGCAGAATGAGCGCACCATCCGGCAGTACAACGCTCGCACCGGTCAGTGGGAGTGGGTGGCGGACCAGAAGGAAGTCGATGACGCGCAGGAAGCGTTGGATGATGCCAAGAAAGATCTCGAAGACTTCAAGGCAAACATGGCCTACGAAGCCGCGCTGGCCGAGCTGGAATCCAAAAAGGACGCGATAAATGCGCAGTACGATGCGCTCGAAAAGAGCTACAACAACTTCCTGAAATCCCTGAAAGAGAAGACACGCGGAATCGGCGAGATCTTGCAGGATATCTGGAAGAACGCCACGCCGGAGCTTAAAAAGATCATTCAGGAAAACGCAGAGCTTTTCAAACAGTTCGGCTTTGACGTTTCGGAGCTTTCCGATGCGGTCAAGGAGACGGCCAAGAAACTGTACGGCCTTTCTTCCAACGGAAGTAAGTATGAAATCGGTAGTGACAAGGGCATTGACTTCGTAAATAACGCACCTGCAGGGTCTACCATGACCGGCGGCGATGGTTCTACATGGACAAAGAATGCCGATGGGACGGTCACTATTGTAGACAAGGACGGTGTTTCTTACACGGTCAATCCCAACCAAACCACCGGTGACACCACGGGCGACACCACGAGCGGCGGACAGCGGTATTCCGGTGTCGTTTACGGAGAACCTGACGATGGACAGGGAGAACGCTATAAGATCTCCAGCGCGAGCGGCCTTGACTTCCTGAACAATAAACCAGCTGGTGCAACGATGACCGGCGGAGATAAGTCTTACTGGGTCAAGAATGCGGATGGTACAACTTCCATTACAGACCGGTACGGCCGTCACTACACGGTTTATGACCAGGGCGGTATCCTGCACGGCATGGGCGGCATCAAGGCGACCATGCAGGATGAAGGAGTCACGCCGCCCGATGTGACAGAACTGCTCAAGAAACGGCTCCTGTCGCCTGTCAGAGACGCGAACTTTGACCGCAACATGGACGCACTGCGGAGCTGCCTGAGTACGAAACACGAGGCTGAAACGGTCTCCACGGCTTCCTACGACAACCATAGCATCGGCACTCAGCACAACGGAAACACGTACCAGTTCGGCAGCGTGACAATCAGCGAACAGCAGGCGAATAACATGAGCGTCAAGCGCTTTGCAGATCTCGCGCTCGGGCTTGGGAACTTCAGCTAATACGAAACGGAGGACACAGAACATGCTTTATCAGCCGACCAACGTATATCCAAGCATGACCGGCGCACTCGGAAACGGTGTGGTCGATGCCAACGGGAATCTCACTGTTAGCTGGCAAGTCAACGGCAATTCGCCGTTGACTGCATTCCAAATCGTGATATACGACAACAATCCGACTTCGACGCAGCGGTTTTCAACCGGAAAGATAACAGATGGTTGTCCGTTCTACGGCGTGGACTATGCGGGGAACGTGCAATACTTCAGCTATGTGATTCCCGCTGGTCAGCTTTTGAGCGCCGGCATCACGAACGGGAATGATTATAAGCTTATCATTACGCAATGGTGGTCGGACAGCAACTCAGTTTCGCAGTCCAGCGCAAGCGCGTTTATTACGCGCACTGCGCCGACGCTCACGATCTCCGCACTTCCGAACCCGGTACCATATCGGATGTTCACGTTCTACGCTGTTTACACGCAGGCAGAAGGGGACGTTTTGAACTGGGTCCGTTGGGAAGTTGCACTGAAGAATTCGACGTCATACGACGTCTTGAAAGATACCGGAAAACTCTATGGGGTCTCGCAGCTTCAGCTTTCTTACGATGGATTCTTCACTGGAAGCACATATGCTGTCAGATGTTCTGTGCAAACGGAAAATGGCGTTGAGGCCACTACAGGCTGGATTGAGTTTGCTGTTGAATATCAATCTGAGCTGCTGAATGGAACGCTTTCCGCTTGCCAAAGCGGCAAGGGAAGCGGCGTTAAATTGACGTTCCCGTCCGTTACCAATATTCCGGGTGAGGCAGATGGAACATACACAGTTTCGGACAGTTACCTCCGTCTTCCGGAAGGAAGCAGCGTGAAGTGGGAAAAACAAGATGGAGAGCAGATGAACCTTGAAGCTCCGTTCGACGCGGCGTGGCGTGGCCTTGGAAATGCCAATGGAATGATCCTCCAAGAAAACGGAGTGGCGGAACGGTTCACCTTTGAACAGATACTTAACCAGCGTCTGACATATGGCTGCTATGGAGACAAATTCGTCGCAACAAGCGGCCGTATTTACTACAGCGAAGACGGAACAACTTGGACAGAAGCGAACCCACCGCAGAACAACGGCCAAGATCTCCTCGGGTGGGGCGAAGTTGCTTATGGCAGCGGAAAATATGTCGCGATTAAAGCTGGATATTCTGCGACGTCGGAAGACGGAATCACGTGGACAGCACACACACTGACCATTACAGTAGAACTCGAACAGCTCTGTTTTGGCAATAATGTTTTTGCTGCAATCGACGGAAGCAATAAAATTGCCGTATCCAGTGATGGCGTGACGTGGGAAGAGGTCACAGTCGGTATTGACAGTGGCGCTGGTATAAATAGCCTCACCTTTGGTGACGGGAAGTTTATGCTTGCCACTTACAATTCGAACACTTCACAGAATGAAGTAACAAGCATTTTTACGTCAGAAGACGGGAAAACGTGGACGAAAATACACAGTTTTGAAGAGAGATTTCAATCAAATGCGCTATGCTACGGAAACGGAATATACCTGATGGTTTCCATATATCCGAACACTGAATTTTTTGTGTCCACGAACGGAACTGATTGGAGCAACGTCAAGCCGCAGGACTTCTTTCCGAGCATAGGAGAGCACTTTTATGTGTCTAGTTACTCCGTCTGCTACGGCGGAGATCGCTTCGTAGTTTTGTATGGAAATGGCTCACAACAAAATTATGCGTTCTACAGCTACGACGCAAAGAACTGGATGGCAGCAAAACTGGACACCGGATACTCCAACGAAGTGTTCGATTCCGTTTTTTATGGGAATGGGAAGTTCTTCATTTCATCTGACACCGGCATCGTCAAAACTGCCGTCAGCGTCAATAAGCCAATAAGCGACAACCTCGGTATTGAGGTAAGCGCACCGGACCTGAATCCAAGAATTTACGGAGAGCTGCCGAGCGCGGGGGAATGGCGGTCTGTCACCTACGGAAATGGCAAATATGTGGCGCTGCAGTATAACTCAGACTCTGCGGCTTACTCGACTGACGGGAAAACGTGGACTGCAGCTACACTGCCTGTATCTTCGGCATGGGGTTTCGTGATCTATGCGAACCAAACTTTCTACGCTTTCTCCTATGCGGGTGATATTGCCACCAGCAGCGACGGAGCAACGTGGACGGCGAAAACGAAGATTGGTGCGATTACCGATGTATCGTTCGTTGACGGTAAGTTTTTTGTGTCCAACCTGAACGCGTGGACAGTTGACGTTTCTTCGAACCTGGAGAACTGGAGCACTGTATTCAGCGGGGACTATACAGCGCCAGTGCTTGGGAATGGAATCTATGTTTCTATTCCACAACATGGAGACGGCGCGGTTGTGTATTCGTATGATGGAGAGTCGTGGGGGCATTCTGCAACTCAGAATATGATCCACGCCAGCGATATAGCATTCGGCGGAACGCTTTTCGTCGCAGTTGGCTATAGCTCGGACGTCATGGTCAGCTCTGACGGCTTGAACTGGACGGTTTATAAGAATGTCTTGGGGCGAAGCAGCGAATCTTATGGGGCGCATGTCTTTTATAGTGGCGCACAGTTCATTTGCTGCGCAGGGGAGAACCACATTTTCACCTCCACAGATGGTGAGACTTGGAATGCAATACCGCTTGGAAATGCCTGCTGGGCTGGATGTTATGGCAATGGAAATCTGCTTTTAATGCCATATGGCGCAGCAAACGTGTATGGAACTGACTCAACGTCGGCTTCGATGCAAATCCATGCGCACGACGGCGTGCTGGCATCGTTGAGCCTCCCAAGCACGCAGATTCTCAGTGTTTTGCATCTCAACGAAGGACATAAAATTGTCGTTTCGACAGATGCGGATGATCTGACGTGGGAACAGCACGAATCTAGTGTGCAGTTCGCCAGTAGCAAAGTCTTATATGGCAACGGTCTGTATGTTGCCTTTTCGTACAATCAAAGTGCTTACAGCGATGATGGAGTTAACTGGAACTCGGGCGGCTATGGCAGCTTTACGCCTTATGAACCGGCATGTTTTGGTGGTGGAAAATTTGTTGCGCTGTCCTATGTGTCCCCATTTGGAACGCACTCTTTTGTTTCCACCGACGTGAAAGCGTGGAAAGATAGCGAGGCCGTTGCGAATGCACAGCCGATTGACTTGTTCTTTGCAAAAAACCAATTCGTTGGACTTTTCGGAATGAATGACGGCGGCATCGTCGTTGCAGTTTCAGAAACCGGGGAAAGTTGGGAGATTGTATCAGCAATGCCTGCGGCTGACAATGGTTGGCGAAAGATTGTGTATGGCAATGGCGTATATGTTGTGATTGCACCACAGGCCACTGCACCAAACGGCGGAGCAATCGCTTATTCAAAAGATTTAATGAATTGGACAGTCGTTTCAGTTGTTGAACTGACGCCACACTATACCGTCAGTTCACCGGTCTTATTTCTATATGATATTTGTTTTTCCGGTGATCGATTTGTAATCGTCGGCAACAACGACACACGGATAACGTTGTGCAGCTATGACGGAATCACATGGGACGTTTACAGCAATGAGCACTCTGGGCCAAACATCATATTCGCACAAGGTTGGTTCCTGTCGGTCTACGCTGGAAGCGCAGGTAAGAGCAAAGACGGGATCAACTGGACTGCGTGCGATAGCCCAATCCCGGCATCTTCGTCAGTCAACCCAACGATGGTGAAACTGGCGTTCGGCGGAAGCTTTGTTTGGGTGGATAACACCAATGCATATACGTCTTCCGGCTTCGTGAGCAAAACAGAAATTCCTCTCGATTTCTCATTTGATTCACTCACTTCTCTGCAGATGGAGGGCTCGCAGACGTGTGACTATGTATTGGTAAGTCAAAACGAGCTGACCAGCACAGTGCGGAATAACATCTTGTCAGAACCGAGCTACCACCCGACGGACGTTTCGGGGCAGTTCTTCGCAGACTTTGACACAGATTTGAATGGCGGAGGATTTGGAAACACCGGGTTTACCAAATTTGCGATTTATCGCTATCTGGCCGGAAGCCCGACCCTTACGCATGTCTTTGACACAAGTCCGGAGGACGGTAACGTCGTGATTGACTGTGGAAGCAAAAACGCAGAGGCATATACGTACTATGCGTTCGGAATCAATGGCTCGGCGTCCTCGGCTGCTCTTATCAGCAATCAAATCACAACCTGTATTTGGAATTGGTCTGTTCTGTCATGCACGAAGGACGCAAACGGGGTTTTCCACCCGCAAAAGATTTTCTTCTTCGGAAAGAATCTGTCCAGTGGGGATATCAGCAACAACAACACGCCTCAGATCCTGCAGAACTTCACACAGTACCCGACGGTCCAGACGGCACCGTTCAACTACAAGAGCGGTACGCTGACGAGTTTGATTGGAACGATCTCCGACGGAAAATATTCTGACACTGTAAACCTGCGGAACGAGATAATGGAGCTGTCAACAACGAGGAATACGCTGTTTCTGAAGAGCCGGAAGGGTGATCTGCTGAGAATCCGGATAAGTGCTGCTATTGAGGTCAGCACAATGGACAACTCTCCAACGCAAGCACAAACAGCCAAAATTTCCTGGGTCGAAGTTGGAGGTACGGATGACGCGAGAATCGTCATCACAAAGTCTGACGGAGCATGGCCGTACTGATGGGAGGGTGAATTGAGATGGGCATTAAAATCTTAGAAACAACTGCTAACTCCATCAGTGCGGAATACTACGAAAGCATTTCGGACGGATCATCGTCAGATGCTGCATACCTGCAATGGGTGCTGAATGCAGACGGGGAATCGACCAGAAGTCAAAGGACTTCTGACAAGTCGAATAATTATGCCGTCACGTTTACCGGACTGACAGCGAATAAGAGTTATTATCTGACTGGCACGCTCTATGATGCAAATGGCGGGAAGATCGAAGGAAATGGAACTCCTGTTACCACATTGCAGGGGGATAAAACAGTCACGATTTATGCCAATGATGGGACCGGCCAATCCGTGAGCAATACGTTCCCGTTTGGCACCACCATCACCATCCCGGATTGTCCGTTCTCCGCTCCGCCCGGAAAAACCTTCGCCGGATATGCTGGCACAGCCAGTGCAACCTCAGCCCAATGGCAGCCGGGGCAGACAACAACGGTATATGTAGACCGCGTATTCTACTGCGTCTGGCAGGAGATCACTGTACCGACGCACACGATTTCCTACAACGCAAACGGGGGATATGGCGCACCTTCTTCGCAAACCGTGCGAGAAGACACAAACGTTCAAATCTCAACAACGATTCCGAGCCGGCCGGGCTATACCTTCGCAAATTGGGTCGCCGTAGGTCTTACCAGCGGATACACAATGTCTGTTAGCCCAGGACAGACGTTAGGCACCACGCCGGAAGATATTGAGCTGACGGCCGAGTGGTATCAGTATTCGGTCGACGTGATAGCGGGGGACTACATTGCAAACGTATCCAGGCAGTATCAGGGCATCCCGTTTATCGATTACAACGGGAACACCCAAACATCTTGCTGGGTGGACTGCACGCTGAGTTCACAGTCTGGCTATCAGGTAACGTTTGATGGATGGTACAACGCCTCTGACGTGAAGGTGTCCTCCGCTCAAAGGTACACGGTTTCCGGTATTAGCTCGAATTTGGCGTTGACAGCCAAAGCAACGGCCACTGTACTTGCCACCTATACCGTTACATATGCACCCGGAGCAAACGGTGTCGGCAGCACGCAGACGCAGACAAAAACGGAGGGGACGGCTATCACGCTTCGTGGGGTTACATTCACGCGTGATGGCTATGTACAGACCGGGTGGAGCCTGACTGACGGCGGAGCGAAAGCCTATAGTCTTGGAGCCCAATACACGCAGGATGCCAGCGTGACGCTCTATCCGTATTGGCAGAAGGAAGCTGCAGACGTAACGACGATTGACAATCTTCCAGCCGGCACCATCGTCAAAGACACGATAGATGGAGCTGAGTTTGAGTTCATCGTGGTCAACCAAGGTGTCCCGCAGCAAAGCAGCCTGTATGACAGCAGCTGCAACGGAACGTGGCTGATGCTGAAGCAGCTCTACAATCAACAGGTCTGGAATGGAAGCGGCAGCACAAGCATCTATTCTGGAAGTCAGATTGCTTCTTATCTGAACGGAGATTTCTACAATCTTCTCAGTGCAAATCTTCGGAATGCTCTGCAAACAGCCAGGATTCCATATGCGAGTGGAACATCAGTTTCAGCAGGGACAAGCGGAGTTGAATCAAAGGTCTTCCTGCTCTCTGCGCTGGAACTTGGCTTGCGGAACGGACTCAGCGAGAACTTTGGAGAGAATAGCTGGGCAGACATTATCCTTGCTTGTCAGACAAAAACGGTTCCTGGCACATGGAACGTCGGCGACAGCTGCAACATGACGATCAACAACACGACCTACGCAATCGACATCATCGGCAAGAACCACGACGATTATGCGGACGGCTCGGGCAAGGCTCCGCTGACATTCCAGATGCACACGACCTACGCGACGCAGTATAAGATGAACGGCGCAGAGAGCAATAGCTGTGGTTGGGTGAACTGTCTGGTGCGAACGTACAATGCATTCCCGAAGCTGAGACAGGTGATGCCGGCAGAGGTCGTGGCTGCGATGAAAGCCGTGACGAAGAAAACCTCGGCAGGCAACGCCAGCTCGGCCATCGACACGACGGAGGACACGCTGTTCCTGTTGTCGGAAATCGAGGTACAGGGCACACGGACATTCTCCTATCCAGGCGAGGGCACGCAGTACGAGTATTACCAGACGGCCGCGAACCGGAAGAAAAACCGCGCATGGTATTTGCGCTCGCCGAGACTCAACAGCACCACCTGCTTTGACAGAACTGGATGGAGCGGTGAAGCGGACTGGAGCGTCGCGTCCGAGGTGGACGGCATCACAGCGGCATGGTGTTTCTAGGAGGTGGTGATACCATATGTGTGCAAAAGCAATCGACGGTGCAAAGCTTGAATATTTCGAACAAAACAGCAGCAAAGAAGCGCTCATTGCCTATCTGAACGGGGCGGCGGCGAACTGGTGGACACGAACGCAGCCCGATACCGGAGCAACGACAGTCTGGTATCAGGATACGGCCGGTAGCGGCGGATGGGCCGCGCAGACGGAATCCAAAGGCATCCGGCCTGCGTTCGTCGTTAAATCAGATACAAAGGTCATCAAGAACGATGATGGAAGCTACTCGATAGCCACAACGTATGTCATAACCTACCTCCCCGGAATGAACGGCACGGGAACGGCGCAATCTGTGACCAAAAACCAAGGTGAACCGCTTACACTTGCCGGAGCCATCTTCGGCCGTGATGGCTACACCCAAGTCGGTTGGGCCACAACGGACGGCGGGGAGAAAGCATATGACCTTGGCGGCACATACATGACAGACTCAGTTGCTACGTTTTATCCGGTTTGGCAAAAGAATGCGCCGCAGCCTCCTACGCCTGATCCGACACCCGGATATGTTTATGCTGGCGAGCACGCAGAACGAGTCAGAGACTATCTTGCGCAGCTGCGCACGCCATTTACAAAGCTCTGTCGGATTCGTTTCCTGCAACCGGACGGAAGTACAGCCTTTGCGCTCGATAATAATCCGCTCGGACGGAGAAATGGCACGTTTATTCAAGAGGGAAGCATCACCTGCAATCTGCAAAACGGCCAGAGAAGGACAGCGAGCATAACGCTTTCGAACGTAGATGCCGAGTATGACTATAATGTCAACAATATCTGGTTCGGTCAGCAGGTGGCAATCGATGAAGGACTCATTCTCTCGGATGGTTCGGAATACTACATCCAGCAGGGCGTCTTTTACATCCAAGAGCCGCAGGAGACGATGAACCCAAATCTTCGAACCATGACGTACCCGCTTGTAGACAAGTGGGCATACATTGATGGAAGCCTGTTTGGGCGGCTTGAAGCAACATATGAGGTTCCGGTAGGGACGAATATCTTTGAACCCGTGGCGGCGCTCCTGAAGCTCGACAAGGGCAACGGATACCCCATTGACCATGTGACGCCGGTTTTCACGAACTACTACAATGGGAAGACGCAGGCGCTTCCGGATGGCACGACAGCTGCGCTGACAGACTCGCCATACACGCTGCGTGTAGACAGCGACGACGGAACAATCGCGGATGTTGCACTCGGCATGGCGGAGATGGTAAACGCATGGGTAGGGTACGACCAAACGGGAACATTCAGAATGGAACCGTCGCAGGATGACATCGTTGATACGGACAAGCCGATTCTCTGGCAGTTCTCAATGGATGAGGCACAGCTTCTTGGTGCGACTTACACGGTCAAAAACACGGAGGTTTTCAATGACTATATCGTCCTTGGCGAGCAGACTGATAACTATCCGCAGGCGTCCGGAAGAGCGCAGAATCTTGACCCGAGCAGCGATACAAACATCAACCTCATAGGTAGAAAAACCTATCGGGAAACTGCGTCCGGATACTATACCACGACGCAGTGCAGAGATCTCGCTGAGTGGAAACTGAAAAGAACGACAGTTCTGCAGAAAGCAGTATCAATTCAGTGCATACAGATGATGCATATATTTGAAAACAGTCTTGTTGAAATCGTTAGGACGGACAAACCGTCTTCACCGGTAGAACGGCATCTGATTCAAGGATTCACACGTCCACTTACCAGCAACGGAACAATGACAATCAACGCCGTATCGGTTGCTGACTTCCCGATTGCGACGATCACAAGCTGGCCGAAGTGAGGAGGGGGGGTGCTGAAATGGCTGAAAGGAAAGCTGCACAATACATTCTCAAGCTCAAATCCGGAGAGACCTTCGACGTAATTGAGGAAACGAATTTGTACTGGGTCTGCAAAGGAACCCAGTTCAAGAAGACAAGCAGGCAGATTGAACGTGTGACACGGCGAAAAGCCAGAAAGGGCGCAAACGATGAGTGAGATTGGTCCCGTGCTCAACAACCATGGAGCAAAACTGTGCAGATCATTCACCGACACAGCATACGGAATCCGTGCCTGTATTCATTTCTTCTGCGGCAAGTGGATTCCACCTCCCGCTGTGAAATAAAAAACCATAGTGTCCTGCGCTGAAAGAGCGGCGCAGAAGGGCCGAAGAGGGCCGCGAGCGAAGCAAAAGAGGGCTGCGTTCGCGGCTCTCTTTTGCTTCGTCAATATCGAATGATTGGAGAAAAGCAATGGAAACTTTCAAAGATATCGTGACCATCTTTGGTGGGATTACTACCATTGGCGCTGTACTGGTGGTTCTGGTTAAGCCAATCCGTGAGTGGGTCATTGGGGATAGTGCGATCAAGGCCGGAATGAAGTGTCAACTTCGTTCTGACATGCTGCACACCTATTACAAGAATAAGGACACACAAAAGATCCGCCAGTACGAAGCCGAAAATTTCGAATATTCGTACAAGGCATACAAGGCACTCAAGGGCAATTCTTTCATCGAAAAAATCAAGAAGGAAGTGGACGAATGGGAAGTGGTGTCTTAAAAGGAATGGAATGGAGCAAACGCATTCTCATTTTCTCGTATCTGATGCTTGTTGTGTTTATCGTCATTTTCCTGGCTGCTGACGATAAAGCAGCTGCTGCAACGGTACTCTGCGGGTGGATCGTAGAGGTTTCTGCAGCTACCGGATTTTATTTCTGGAAAGCAAAGAACGAAAATAGAAGCAAGTACGCACTCATATTTGTACGGGAACTGGCGGAAAAGCATGGCTTGGATGCAACCGCACGAATCATTGAAGCAGTCCTTAAAGACTGAGAAGGGAAACTATTATGAAAAACAGCTGGTGGCAAGTCATCATCGAGAACCTTTTTAAGGTCAAGTCACTCGTAACGATTGTACTCACGGGTGCGTTTGTTGCAATGGCACTTCGTGACAAGGTAGAGCCGAAGGACTTTTATTCCATCATAGTGATGGTTCTGACGTTCTACTTCGGCTATCAGAGTGCCAAGAGCGAAGATAAGAACAGCACACCGAACGGTAGTCAGGAATAGGGCTTTGGCCTCGCAAAAGGAGGAATATCAAATGACCATTCAGGAAGCAAAGAAAAAGCTGCTCGACATTGCGGCAACTGAAGAGGGTTATCTGGAAAAAGCGACGAACGCAGAGCTCGACAGCAAGACTGCGAATGCCGGCAGAAACAACTACACGAAGTACGCTCGGGACCATGCCCAATGGGGGACCTACCATGCACCCAAGCAGGGACTCCCCTGGTGTGATATGTTTGTGGACTGGTGCTTTATCAAGGCATTCGGTCTTGCACTCGGCATGAAAGCAACCTGTCAACCGAAGGGCGGCTATGGTGCTGGCTGTACGGAATCGTATAACTACTACAAAGCCGCAGGGAAGGCCGTTCCTGTCGCAGAAGTGCAGGAAGGCGACCAGATCTTCTTTGGAAAGCCCGGAAGCATGACGCACACTGGCATCGTGTATAAGGTCGATAATGCGCGGATCTATACCATTGAGGGGAACACCAGTTCCGGCAGCAACACTGTGATTGCGAATGGCGGCGGCATTTTTAAAAAGTGGTACTACAGAAATTCTGCCTCCATCGGTGGAATTGGCCGTCCCAAGTGGGACGTGCTTGGCAGCGAAGATTCTAAGCCCACTACGTCAACTTCTTCAACCCCAACGACAGTGAAGTATTCTGAGTTCCAAGGTGGCATCTTCGCCGAGATCCCGTTTTCCCGTATTGACCGAATTGAGCATATCAAAATGGCAGACGCGAGAGGGGAAACAACCGGCAGTGTTGCAATTCGCGCTACATGGAATGACAGATTCCCCGATATCGTCATCAATGCGGAACTCTTCAACTACGGCAAGTACACGCCGGCATCCGGCGTAAAGCACAAGGGAACAATGGAATATCAAGGGTGGCAGCCGTTCATCGGCTTCAAGGACTATAAGATGCCCATTCAGGAGGCCCGTGGAGCCGTCACGTCGCCCGATGCAGTCGGTGGCTACCCCGCTATAGTCCAGAACGGTGTGAAGGGATTCACGGTTCCCAAGGGCCTTGAAGGCAACAAGTACCGGACGGCCATGGGGCTGAAGGGTAAGGTGCTCGGCATCATCGTCACAGAGAAACAGGTCCCGATGGACGTTGTTGCAAACAAGTTCGTCGCTGAGAAGTACGAATTCGCAATCAACCTTGACGGCGGAGCTTCCAGCAGCTACGTCACACCAACTGCTGCGTGGGCACGCCCCAACAAGCTTCGTGGATTTGTCGCGATCTGGCTAAAAAGCGGTAAGGGCAACTATCTTAGCAAACGGCAATATGGCAATCATGCCGTTCAGCCGAAGCCCGTGAAGTCGGAAAACTGGATTGAGACGGATAAATCCGCAGCGAACGGCGTAAAGATGAAGGTCACGGCCAGTGAATTGAATCTTCGTGCATCCGCATCTACCAGCAGTGAAGTCCGATTTGTCCTGAAATACGGAGAAACGGTCACATGGTACGGATATCAGACGAAGAGCTGGTACTACGTCAGAACCGTGTCCGGCAAGGAAGGCTATGTCTACAAAGCATACGTGAAAAAGGTATGAAAAAACCGGGAGGTTAATTCCTCCCGGTTTTTTCTTCGCCACAACTGCAGAAATCGTCTTCACGCTCCAATCTTTAAAGATTGCTCAACGTCCCGTCCCCGACGATAACAGCGTTTGTCATGCTGCTTCCGAGAACGAAGACAGTGACCTGCGTGCCGACAGCTGCATTCTCCATGCTGGAGACGTAGGGGAGAGCGATTTCTTTATCGAATGCTCGCTGAATGGTGATCTTGCCGTTTGCAGCCACTCGTGTGACCTGCGCCCGGAAATACCAAATGTTCGATCTTGTCAGTTCTTCAATTTTCGGTTTGAAGTAGTCCCAGAGCCGGTCGGCGAACCGCTTCATTTCCTGATTTTCATCCATGTTTATTGCCCTCTACTTCCAATGGCGTGCTGTTCAAAAGCACTGCGCCTCTCCGATGATGCGGCAACATTAACGCTGCTGCACCTACACTTTCGGCCTCGACCGTGAGTTCTTCATTATCTTTGTCATCGTACACAACAAGGAATGTGTAGCGGTTCTTGACAACGTTCGTGTGGAGTTTACCTCCCATACATTCACTCCCTATACGTTGATATCAGATTTGAGCAGCAAGGCGGGGCGGACGCCCTGCGGCATATATGCAATTCCAATGCCCCTGTCTCCGCTTTTCCAGACACGCCACACAAGACAGAATACATCGGGGTTCGTAATGGGAACCCGCGTGCTGACCGCCGGCGTTACGAGCCACCAGTCATCCTTGTTTTCGGGAATTATGTCTTCGAATTGTCGGTGCTGCCAAAGCGTAAGGGGCGCTGCTTTGACCGTGATATTTCCATAAGTCATACCGCGGTCGAGGCAACTCAGGTCAACTTCAAACGGGAGAATGGCTGCAGCTTCCTCGGGAGTACGCGGCAGTTTTTCTACCCATTTGTCAATGTGCTCCTTCAAATCAGAGCAGGTATAATCGCTGAGTTTTTCTATGTCCTCTCTGTCATTGAAGGGAAGCTTTTCCGTGCTCTGCGCCAGCAGTACAAGCGTAGCGCCATCACCCTGAAGCAAAACAACGAATCTCTCACCTGCGAACTCAAAAGTTTTTCCGGGGATGATCTCTGAAAGTTTCTTCATGGCTGCCTCCAATTCTCTATTTAAATCTCTCTTAATCCTCCTGGCATAACATCAAAAATGCCGGCCGCGCCTTTTCCTTGATCTCTTTTTGCACATCTTCCGTTGCAAGCTCGTGCGTGAAAACTGGACGCTGCAAAAGCTGCTCCACATAGTTGTGAAACTCCCAAAAGCCACACATCAACACGCCAGTATAAGCCGATACGATAAGGCGTTCCTGTTTCGTCATAATATCTACTCACTCTTTCCAGACGTTTGCGACCGTGAAGGTCATACGCAGCCGACAGTTGACATCGGCGAGCGTTACCATATCGGCCAGCTTGTACATTTCAGAAATGCGGTTGCGGATGCTGTCATTGAGGATGTTGACCGGGAGAGGGAAGTCGACGTAGACGAACGTGTTCCGATCCCGTACCTCCAGATCGTCCGCGTGCCACGGAGTACGCAGCGCCTTCGCAATCGCAGCCCCGTGTTCCTTGAGCTTGTTGTAGACCTCAACTTTCGCGGGGACCAGCTCGTTCCCGTGGAAAGCCTCATCCTTGGCCAGCATTGCAGCCACCATATCCTGAATATCCATTGCCATTTGTTTTTCCTCCTATATTTTTTGATGTGCCCGTGAGGGCTTACAGTTATGATTCTACCGGGAAATCAGATTTGTCCCGCGTGGACGAAATTTTTTTCATTTCCCGCACGTTCTGTGCCACGATCTTCACGGCCTCGTCGATGATTCTTGCATCGCGTTCGAGGTTCAACCCGTAGTTGTTGCCCATATCGTGTGCATCGAAATCAAGCTTGTAATCGAAACTGAAACGGATAGCTGACCGTGCACGTTCCTCAGAATACCCGGAAGCAAGAAGCACGCGAGATGGCTCATTGTCACCGCTGGAACACGCCGCGCCGGAAGAAACCATCAGGCCATCAGCGGCAAGCCGCAGGACAAGCGCGTGGTTTTCGATGCCTGGGAAAGAGATGTTTGCAATGTACGGAGATTGCTTCATCTGATGCCTGAAGCACGGACAACCGTTGAACTGCGCGTCTGGTATTTCATTCATGATACCATCAATCAGGCGGTCATGCAAGAATTCTGTTACGCCAGCAAACAAATCTATCTCTTTGGTGCGGAACTCCAATGCCGATGCAAATGCGGCAGCAAGGGGAACAGATGGTGTGCCAAAATGGAAACGTTCAGTGATGTCCGCTGGGTTCTTTGCAATCAGAACACCAATTCCAACCGGAGCGCCGATCTTATGCCCTGATCCGCATATGAAGTTTATGCCGCTTTCACGGAAGTTGATTTTTTGCTTCCCCATGGCTGCGGTACAGTCGGAGAACGTCAAATCATACCCTGAAAAGGAACTTCTCAAATCATAGATTTCACCGGTTTCGTTGTTGGTGTGAATATGCACAAAACCACGATTACCATTTCGGCGGTCACTATATACCTTGCGGTCTGTCATGCTGGTTACGGCTGCATGTTCTACTTTCGTTACATGGATCTTTTTACATGCTTCCGTCATTCTCGTGATTGCAATCCTGCAAGCTTCTGTTGCAGAGGAAACGAAGAACACCTGTTCCGGCTCACACCCCAAGCACCGCGCCACAGTCTCTCTGGAGGATTCCAGCATCTTTCTGGCGTCCTGCCCGAAGGAGTGCAGAGAGTTGGGATTTCCCCATATTGTTGCTGAAATCGCGTTGAAGGCGACCTTTGCGCATTGAAGCGCAGGAGAAGTAGCTGCGTGGTCAAGATAAATCATGCGCCCAACTCAACCTCCTTCGGCCAACGCGGCAGTGCGGCGGCACAGATTTTCTCGTAGATCTCCTTCTGCGCAAGCAGTGTATCGCGTTCCTTCTGCACTGCGCGGAGTGCATCTTCCAAACCAAATGTCGGGTTGATCGGAACACAGACCTTTTCGGGTTCTGGCTCTTGTGATGCGGCTACGGTACAAATAGGGGGGGCCGTAAGCCCCAAGGAGACGAGAACAGCCTGGTCAACGAGTTTCATTTCCTCGGTCGTTAATGTACAGTAGTAGTTCTCCAAGCGTCCCTTATCGATTGTGTAGATGGCCTCGCAAAGTGCAGTAGACTGCTTGCCCATCGTTTCGATAGCAACGTGTGTTGGCATGGGCTTTTTCTCAGCGGTTGTGAGATAAACAATCTCTACAGTTTCGGAATATGTATTATTTTTGTCGTTGCTGACAATGATCGCCGGAAGATTCTTTTTTTGCTCGGAGCCAACGGCACTATAGTCCTGACGAATCCAGAAAATATCGCCGCGATGGATCTTGATATCTAACATGAAAATGCATCCTTTCTGTGATTTTACTATGTAGAGGGGCAAAATAGCCCCATGATTCATTTTGCAACTGCCTTTTTCAGTACGCTGCTTGCCGAGAACTTGACTGAGAATTTTGCCGGAACGTCGACCGTTCCACCCGTGACCGGGTTTCTCGCGGTTCTGGCCTTCTGGTACTTCGCAGTGAACTTGCCGAAACCAGCGATAGTGACATCTTCGTGCGCAATGAGAGATTCTTCGATTGCTGCGAAAACGGCATCGATGGCCTCCAAACTGGCGGTCTTCGGCATGTTGGTCTTGCTGGCAACTGCCTGAACGAGTTCTTCCTTGTTCATGTGTAATCCTCCTTTTTCAAGAATGAATGGTGGGCCGTGTAGGTGTCGAGCCTACGACCGAGCCGTTATGAGCGGCTTGCTCTACCGTTGAGCTAACGGCCCATCAATCCCGGCTTAACGTACCGGACGTGAGGTTTTGCGCGCAAACCAACGGCAAATTAGGTGGTTGCGCACCGGCGCTTATGTATCAGCAGTCCTGAAAGCGTTCCCAAAGGTGCTGCCTAGCTTGGCGGATTTCAGTTCGCCCCAAGCATTACGAACAAGTGCGGATTCATCCAGTTCGACCACTAGTGAGTCTTTCCCAGCAAGCTGAACGGGACGTTCCAAAATGGATTTGTGCCGTCTCTACGAAGGTCTATATCCGCTTGACCTTTACCTTTTCAGGCCGAAACGCGCATTGGTTTCAGCAGCCCACGCATCAAGCGCAGGAAATATGATGGCTGTTCATCAAACTCCATTTAACTACAGCTGGTATGGTCATTCAAAAGATTTTCATCTAAGATCACTGCGTAGCACCATCATATTTTGCAGCGTGGCTACTATCCCGCTTTCTGGCCCCTATAGCTGCATTTTTGCCTCGTTCTCCTTGGACGCTGTGGGTCAGCGTCTTTAGCCGGTGGCGCTAGGCTCCACGATCACGCTATTGCGTGCGTGAATGGATAGCTGTATGATTCCCACCATGTTAATTTGTCGCGCGGAGAACCCCAACGGGCGGCTATGGCAGGGGTAGCAGGATTTGAACCTGCGCATATGGGAGTCAAAGTCCCATGCCTTAGACCGCTTGGCGATACCCCTGTATGCAGGCTCATGCAGCGGCGTCCCGCCGAACCAACCTGTAACCTTGACCAGAGCAGGCCCCGGTCGAGTAAGCGGCATTTCCGCTTAAAGCATGATTTGATGATTCCTTAAAGTCTCCACCTTGTTATCCTCATGATGGACGATCTGAGTGGGGAGTTCCCATTTCGCTTGTTTACTCCCAAACTTCGCTATCGGCTATATCAACCCGACGACACCACTGCCAGATGCGGAGGTTTCATTCCATCGGGGAAGTCATCCGATGGCGGGCATGGTGCGAAGCGCCTTATCTGCGTCATTATAACGGCGTTTTCTCTACATCGGCCGTAGCAGCTGATACTAACCATGCAGATTTGCAGACTTCGCTGGTGCGGCTCGGCAGAATCGAACTGCCTCGGGCCAGTTGCTCGTCGCTGCCCTTTACCAAATGCCGCGTGTTGCCACACTGACGCAGTGGCCGCGGAGGGTTGAACTTTATTTGTAGAAAGCGCCACGACTCCCACAAAAGGGCGCTTTGGTGGATGCGGCGGGGATTTGAACCCCGCATGGTGCAGACAGTATGCGACGAGCTTTGTTCCCGTCCGAGGTAGCTACTTCAACCCCAATAGGTTTGAGTGTGTCGCGCTTTCCTGCACCGCATACCCTTGCTGCCTTTTCCATTCGGCCACGCATCCATTTTGACCGTCTTCTCGCTTAGATTCTCACATCACGGAAATCTTCCCGGAACCATTACGTTGTGGGCTCTACGTTCTCTCGAACCTCGATCCACCTACCGTGCAGTTTTCAGCGGGCATTTTGACACTCCCCACGGCTAAAGCAGGGGGATTCTCGGTTCGCTGACCGTCGCGCCGTAGCGGCGTCTTACGCAGTCTCCCCGAGCGTATAGGTTCGGGCGTGTCCCGCCCTACCGTATGTTTGGGCTAGGCCAGTAGTCGCAATCCCTCACTTAGAATATTTTTTGCGGCGTTGATATCCCGGTCATGGCGCGTCCCACATTCCGGACACATCCATTCCCTCACTGCCAGATTCTTTGTGCTGGTATTCCGATACCCGCAGCAGGAACATAGCTGACTAGATGGGAAGAACCGGTCTATCGCTATGACTTTCTTTCCATAGCACGCGGCCTTGTACTCCAGCTGCCGCCTGAACTCGCCCCACGATGCGTCGCTGACGGACTTCGCAATGTGATGGTTCTTGACCATGTTCTTTGGCGCTAAGTCTTCAATACAGATCACGTCATTCTCTCGGATGAACTGCGTTGACAGCTTGTGCATCATGTCGAGTCGTTGGTTTGCGATACGCTCATGCAGCCGCGCAACCTGAATCCTCGCTTTTTCGCGCCGGTTACTCCCCTGTGTTTTTCGGGAGAGTTGCCGTTGCAATCTGACAAGTTTTTTCTGGTTCTTGGCTAAATATCGCGGGTTTGGATATTCCGTGCCGTCCGACGTAATAGCGAATGCTTTCAGGCCCAAATCAACGCCGATCACAGCGCCGGTCTTCGGCAGCGGCTCGTTCTCGATGTAGGTACAGCAGAGCGATACGAAGTATTTGCCGCTGGGATTCTGTGATACCGTGGCCGATATAATACGGCATTTGACTTCTTTAGAAACCCGGCACTTAACACGACCTAGTTTCGGTAACTGGACGGCATTCTCAAAAAGCTTGATGTTGCAATTCGTCGTGTAACTCTGTCTATGGTCGCGCTTGCTTTTCAACTTTGGAAAACCGGGCTTCTCGCCGTTCTTTACTCGGCGAAAAAAGTTCTTATATGCGGTGTCTAAATTCCGCACAGCATTTTGCAACGCGCATTTATCTGGTTCTTGCAGCCATTCGAGTTTCTGCTTGAGTACAGTGAGTTCCTTATCCTGCTGAAATCGTGTAGGAGATTTCCCAGTTTCTCGATACTGCGCAATGCGTTCAGAAAGAAAGTGGTTATACACAAATCGAGCACAGCCGAAAGTGCGCTGTATTAAGTTTCTCTGAGCCGCATTTGGGCACAGCCTAAATTTGTAGGAATATTCCATGTTTCATCTCCAACAATAAGTAGACTTGCAGCCCTTTACCCCATGCCTAAAGGCAGGGGCTTGTGGGCTGTTTCCTGGTCACCGCACTATGAGCCTTTAACCAAGCCTGCTCTTTGTCTGTTTCCCGAATTATTGAACAGCAGTCAACGTTGCGTGTTACGCGCGATATTCACCAATGATTTTTGCCCGCGCTGTTGTGTTTGGCGTACCAGCGCAACGAGGACTTTCATGGGTTCCGATTTTCTACACAGCGGAACGCTTGTGCGAACTAGCCAAACTCGGATGGTATCTCAACGCCTTTTGGCGATGAAATCTTTCAATACTTTTTCTGCAAATTCAAGCTGCGGCCGGATGGACTCATAGCGGCCAGAATACAGAATCTGATTGATACAGCATACGCTATCGATTGCATCCCGCACGTCCTTGTTGGTACTGTCAAGTGCCGCATAGACCGGCAGATTGTCTTTCTGAATTACATCACGATACCATGTGTTGAAACCAGTGTGTATGTCTGTGCATCGGGAATATCCGGCTCCAAAGCCTGCACTGTACACCTCAAACAGGAACGATTTAATCTGCGCGTCGCCGAAATCAACCGACCTGATATCGTTCATGCTCCTGACCCCGTGTACCTGTACTTGCACGTTTTCCACGGCTCGACGCACGATTCAAATATGCAAACAGCACCTGAATATCCGGGCTTTCCGCAGTATTCGCACATCAGCTCTGGATACAGCGCCTTCATTGCGAAAAGAAGCCGCGCTCCGTCAGGACCGACAAACATCGGCTCTCCTTCGGGCGCATAGTGCCGGATCTGAACCGGAATCTCATCCCGCGTTTCGTAGCAGTTGACAGTAATCGGGCGACTGTCGATAACAACGTAGACGTTTTTTGTGCCGTTGGTTAAGTAACGAATATTAAGACTCATGATTTACCTCCGTTTGAATCTATCTTGTGTCTGAGTTTTTCCCTCGCTTTGTTGAATTCGAGCGTTCTGGCATCAACATTCTGATCTTCGACTTCCGAGATGTAGACGCTTTCTCCACAGTTCGTGCAGCAGGGGGGCCTTCTCAATATAGCTGAAACGCACCCCACAAACATTCACTCTCACGCGCTGAAGCTTTATCGAATACTCTGTCTTCTTCCCGCACCTGATGCAGTACGCTGTGCCATTATCACTCATCTTTGGTCAGCCTCTACACATCTACGGACGATTTCTATGTACCTTCTTGCTGCTTCTTCGATATCATTCAATGCGGACTCTTGCAGTTTTCCGGCATCTTCACTCATGCCCTTTATGATGGCAAGTTTTGAAATATCAGAGTATTCACAAAGACATTGATCGTGGCGTCTTTTTGCAAACCTTCTGTATCGAATGACGTCTCTGACACGAAGAAACGTGACCTTTTTCCGGATGAAATCTTCCCCTCTGTTGTAATACAGCGAATCCAGATCGATATCCCATTTGTTTGGGGAAATGAGATAGTAAGCGTAGAATTCTTCAAAAGTCAGGTGTGCATGGCCGTCGTGCTCGTCACCGAAAACATCACAATTGATTTCGCATTCCACATAAAGGACAAGTGGAAGTACAAAGAAGAGACTTCCAAGAAGAACAACAGGAATTATTTCTCCGTTCATAAGTTTCCTCCATTTTGTCACAGCCAATCACTCTTGGCCCCAGAGCCGCCATTACTCAACGCCTAGACGCGGCATTGCGCCGTTGGTCTGCGTCGCCACGCCAGTTTTTCTTCCATCTTTCACGCCTCACAGCGAGCCGTGTGGAAGCCAAGAGGGAATTGACCACGGAACTTTTCAGCCCTGCGCCGGTGCATCGGTCGCATCCGTTTGCTTTCACCATTAAGCCGGAGCCAGCTACTGTAATTCTGCGCCCTGTCGTACTTGCACTACCTACAGGCCGAGCGGTTGGCCGGATATATCGTTTCACCAAGCCTTTGGAACTTCAAAACTTTCCCTGGGCCCGCCGCAATACCCATGTGGTTGCGATAGAGTGCTCGGCCGCGCATGACCGAAGAAATGATACAGTCCATAGCTACCTTCAGCGAGTGTAATTTTTCGGGCACACCGGTTGCAAATCCGGTGGACGGCCTATCCTCGCTACTTCTTGTGAAATTTCTTTGCGCTACACTCTACCGCATGGACCAGCATACGAGACTCGAACTCGCGCTCTCAGTTTGGAAGACTGATGTGCTACCGCTACACCAATGCTGGGTGCTGCACCCCGTTTTACACGGCTTCGGGTGCGCTCTTGACCGAAACCCACAGCTGATCTTCTCAAATCAGAGCACCGGAATCTCCGAAATGTTCCGGCGAGCGCCTGCGCTTACGTGGGTGACGCTTTTCTTTATCAGAAAGGAGGCCATATGCCGTGCCGCAGGAAAACAAATGAAAAAACTGCGGCTGGTGGTGGGAATCGGATTCGAACCGATACGGTATGGTCGTGAGCTATCCCGCGCACCTGCTCCCATCGTGTACCGGGTTGAACGGAACCCGGCGAGTTTTAGTTTTCTTGGTTTTTCCCGCTGGCCTTCTGGCTGTTCGTTTTCTTGGTTTTCTTGGTTTTGCCTACGCTGTCTCCGGCTGCTGGAATTGCTTCAACCGGAGCTGCCCGAAAAAATTATCTCCGTTAACCTCCAAACGTTCGATATTTCTTTGAGCTTGACGGTCTTTTTCTTCCAGCACTATCTTTGTCATGCGCCGCTTCTTGCGGCTGGTGAGTTTGCCGGAATAGATCTGTGTTGTTGAAACTGACTCATGCCCAAGTTTTGACTGCAGTTCCTCAATGCTCATCCCGCTGTTCAGGTCAAGCCGCGCACCGATGTGCCGCAGGTCGTGAGATCGGATATCATCTACACCGGTTACGGATTTCACATGACGCCGGACCACGTTTGAGAGCCACTGTCGCGTCCCTGCGTGCCACTCCGCGCCTTTGTTGGCTCCCTGAAAGTCTCTGGTTGCCTCTGTCCCAAAGAGCGGGGCATGGTCGCCTGCAGTCTCTGGCCGGATTCCACTATTCAGATAAATCCGCATGGCGGTTTGTGCGAGAAGAGGGAAGTCCACGGACCTGTATTTATCACCCTTGCCATGCTCGACGATCAGCTCTGAGTTTTCCCAGTCCAGGTCGCTCGGCGTGAGCGCCAGAAGCTCCCTGTTGCGGATCTCTGTAGTCAGCAGCAGAACGACGATGGCGTAATTCCGCTCCCAATATTCTGGCCGTCTGAGCTTTTGCGGAGGATTGTTCCGCCACAGGAGAAGAACTTGCTCGTCTGTGAGAAGTTCGTCATATGGGCGCTTGTCCCGCTTTTTGGTGTCCGGCAAAAGTAGGGCACCAACGGGATTCTGATCGTACCAGCGCTTGTCTCCGAGCTGCGCGGAAGAGGCGAACTTGTAGAAGCTGCTCAGAACTTTCAGATACTGCTTAATTGTCGACGGCTTTTTCCCGTCACGCCGCAGCTGGTCTCGCCACGCCTGAATGTCTATGAAACTCTCTTCGCGCTTGTCCCACCGGCCATTTTCCAGCATGAAGCCGGAGAAGTATTTGAAAATCCGCTCTTCGTTTTCGATTGTTGTTTCTGCGCGCCCGATCGCTCTCAGGTTGTCTTCGTAAGCAATCATCGCTTCGCGGAACTTTTCATATCCATTTGGGAACGCCACTTGAAATCCCCCTTACACTTTTTATTTTACTCGGACCTCCAAATGATTTAGGTCATATTGTTTTTAGCTAAAATGTTCTGGCAAGTTCGGAAATATATGCGGTATCAGAACATTTTGCAGAGCGAACGTCTCCTTGAGCGTTTTTAGCACCCAATAGACATCAAAAAATTTTTTCGCAGACAGTTGAAAGCCCTCGCGTCACGTTACCGGACGTCGCCTTCCCATTGCCAGACATCGCTGCCCTGTGCCTATCCTTGCTCATCCGTTGCATTTCTTTGCGTTACCCTTCCCTGCCTTTGCATATCGGCGCGGCTCATCTCCTTACCAAGCCACGCCTCACCTTCGCGTTTCAGAGCGTTCCCATGCAATCCTTATCCATCACACTGCGTGGCATTCCTTTACGTTTTCGTTGCCGCTCCGCACTTCGATTTGCACCGCTTTCCCTTCGCAAACCCGTGCATCGCCTCGCAGTTCCATGCCTCTGCTATGCCATGCCGCGCTGTGCCGGTCCGTGCGACTCTTCGCCATTCCCTTGCATAACCCGACCATTCGATACTGTACTATGCCGTTGCTAATCTTTGCTTTTCCTCGCGTTGCTTCGCCACTGCTTTTCTCCGCAAGGCCACGCCTCGCTCTGCCATTGCAGCGCCCGGCCACACTATACACTGTGCCGATGCGTCGCTACGCTTAGCCCTTCCTAGCCTTACCTTTGCGTGGCTACTCGCTTCTCAACTAATCCTTTGCATTCCTCAGCAGTAGGTAGCTACTCTCCGCCTTGCCTCCGCTACGCATTGCTTAACCCAACCTTGCCGTTGCTTTTCCGGGCGCATCAAGGCGACTCATTTCGACGCCCAGCCATCGCGCGCCACTGCTTCTCAATACTTCGCCTTCACTATGCAAAACATCTCCCAGCAGCTCCGTTGCAGCACCACGCCAGGCTCCACTTTTCCATTGCGTTGCCGAGATACGCATCGCCCCGCGAAGCCTCTGCTGTTCTTCTGGTTCCAAAACAGAACTCAGCCTATCCTATGCAGTTCTTGACTGTGCGGCGCTCCACCTCTCCGCTGCTGTGCTTTGCCTTGCATCACTCCGCCATTCATCGCCTCGCATCACTCCGCTGTTCCTTGGCGTTGCCAAGCTTCGCCTTACTCATCAATACGTTGCCCTGCCACTGCGATGCGCCGCCCGGCACCGCGGACCCGCGCCGCTGCTTCGCTCGGCGGGCCTATTAGCCCGCCTTTTCCTCCGGGAAGAAGTTTGCCTCCTGCATCATGTAATCAAACCTATCTTCCGTTCCGCCGAGGTTGTTGCCTTCCTCATCGAGCATCTTGTAGACGAAGCGACCCTTGCCAGAATTCCGCCACTGACCGAGGCCACGGAAGAATCCGTTGTCCAGCCATTCTTTCAGCAACGCCTCGTGCGCAGGATCTGCGAGTGTCACGCCGAACTTGATCGTGCTTTTGGCCGGGATTTCCTCGGAGTTTGCGAGGCTCACACGCTCGCCCTGTGCGGTCTGCGCACGAAGCGGACGCTGACACTCTCCAATTTCGCCATGGACATCAATGGGAATCGTGCGGGGGAAGGGGAAGATCATGCCGTCGATGACCTTCTTATACGCTTTCAGTGTGCTGGACTTCGTGTACTTCGCACGAGCCAGGGCACTGCAGGTGTCCTTGAAAAATCCCTTGATCTGATAATCATAGAACACGGGCTTACCATCGACACGCGGGAAGATCGTCATGGCCTTGTCGGCGACGGCATCTACGCCGACCGCTGCGACCTCATCCTCAATCGTGCTTGCGTCCGGGGCCTTGGACGCGATAAAGTCACGCGCAACATTCTCGTTGCTGGGCCAGGTACCCAGCACCGGCTCGATGAACGTGAGCTTGATGTACCGTCTGATCGCCTTGGTCTCCTGTGCTTCCTTAGTTGCCTTTGCCATTTTGAATTACCTCCATAAAATAATTGTTGTTGTGTGATTGCTTACATTTACTGTTCTACCTGGATTCCAGATTTGTCCCGGAAAATCTACGTTTTTTGCGGGTATCTTGCGGGAACTTACGGGCATTTTGCGGGTTCACAAGCCTGCTTCGCAAGTTTGTCGAAGGATTCAAACCTTCTTATAATCGGGACGCACGCTGTTTCAGCGTAGAGTGTCCATGAGCCGTCGCAAGTGTTATAAAATACGTCGAAATCCGCTGCTGTCTTTTCTGGATATTTCGGCGTGTACCCGGCACTGTATCCGTTTCTGCACTGTGAGAAGTTCCAGTGCTTTGCAACGAAGTTCGGCCAGTAATCGCGGAAGCCTGTACAGAAATCTCTAAAGGTCATGTCAGTCTGCCTCCTGAACGGATTTGTACCCGTAGTCATGATGGACGAACTCTTTCAATTCCTCTGCGGTCATAAGTCTTGCCATCTTATCGATAGCTGCAATGTTGCGGCGGCAGGTGGCTTTCGCGGCCTTCGTCATGGACTCGCAATCCAGCCAGTTCCGACGATCCCATTCCATGTATTCGGCAGCAGACATCGGAGTTTCGCACGCCTTGTCTTCCGTCTTCCGGAACGCATAAGAGATCTTTCCGTCTTTCGTGAAGTCGATGAACAGCTGACCGTCGTTATTGTCTTGCCAGTTGAACACGACATCGTTGAAAGGCTTGTCTGGAAAAACGTCCTTCCATTCTTCGATGATCTTGCTCGAAGTCTGGTGGTCCTTGAGGTCGAAGTTTACGTCCAGAATACGGCGCAAATGTTCGACGTTCACGTCGCGGAGAAAAATCCAGTGGCTGTAGTCCTTGACCGAATCGATGCACTCAATGCCGTATCTAGCACGCGAAATCATTCGCTCGGCATAGTTACATTGATAGTAGTTTGCAACGATGAGCTGCCCGGACGCGCGGACATAGATCTGTGAACGCTGTCCCATTTCAGATACCTCCGTACATCAGATCAGCGACGCGAACGTCGAACGTTTCCTCGAACCAGTGCCAAATTTCCTCCCGATTTGTTCCGGCCGGGAACCCGTGCCATGCTTCCTCAATGCACTCCGTTTCCGGGTTCATCGGCACATCGCCGAACTCGTTCCATAATTCCTTGACTTTCTTCATTGTTTTTGGCCTCCTGTATGGTGTTTTGTCTTACACCTATGTTTCTACCGAAAAAATGGATTTGTCCCACTTCCAAATAAATTTCCTATCGAAAATCATGCTCAAGAAAGTCCTCGCAAGCGCGTTCATGGTTGAGAAGCCCTTTTCTGGCCTTTTCGTATAAGGCTTTGGTAAACTCTACTTCACGAGAAAGCTCGCTATCTTCCGGAGAAAAGTCCGCTTTGTCACGCGCAGAATTCAGCTTCTCGCGCAGGAGCTCGCATTCCTTTTCTCGGATGTTTTTCTCCTTCTCAAGAAGAGAGGCGATGATTGCCAGCGTCGCATATGTCATTCCTCAATACCCCCAATTTTGAATAACCTTCCCATCCTTGACGAGTCTCGGGAAGAATTTCCCGCCCGTTGCTTCGTCTAGCTTCCGTGCGGCTTCCCGCGCCTCGTCGACGCTATCAAACGTACCGACGAGGGCAGGGGAGTCCGGATAACTGTCATACAACTTGTACACGCGCGGCCTCCAATCACAGGAAGTGAATGGCTCCACTCTTGATGAGCAGCGTGGCGGCCGTAGCGAGCGAGGATACGACGATCACAATAGAGGCAATACAGCGGTGCTTGCGTTCAACCTGGCGCTTGTAGGCCCGCTGCGCGTTTCTGGCGCGTACAACGTCTGCGTGGTGACACACGAGGTGGCTGAAAACATCTTCCGGGGTGAGCTCCGGGACATAGACCAGAGCGGCGCATTTTTCTTTCTTCATTGTGGCTGATCTCCTTTTCTGATTTTGATTTTGCATTTGCTTTGCACTTTTTGTTCTACCGAGTTTTTGCATTTGTCCCGCTGCCTGCGGGGATTTTCTGTCAAGCCGACTTTCGCCGCTCAAGTTCCTTTGCGCACTGGAAGATAAACATGGCGTTTGTTGGCTTTCCCTTTCCGGGAGCGATGGAGTTTCCGAAGATTCCGTACAGCACTTTGGGATCTCCGTAGTTGAACGCGTAATCGATAGCCGATCTAATGTCACGTTCCACCCGGCTGGCCTCAGTCCTGAACTTCTTTGCGACGTCGCAATAGATGCCTTTCGGCCCGGTGATGGAGAAGTCTTCGTACTTGCCATCGTACTTGTTGGTGACTGCCTCCTGAATGTAGGCGTAGCCTTTTTTGTGAGTCGGTACGCCGATTTCCTTGAGCAGATCATAGACTGCGCATTCGGTTTTTGTCATTGCTTTTTCCTCCTGTTGTTGTTTGTTTGCTTGGCTACGTTTGTTACCTGCCTCTATTTTCAGCATACTCATGCCTCCAAATGATTTAAGTCATATAAAAACTGTCGAAGAAGTTCAGATATCTCCAAAAGAGAAGGAAAATCCGGAACTTGTCGAAGAATATTTGGAGTTGTCGCAGCCGAAGTGCCGAAAGGAAGCCGAAAAAAATATTTTTCAATCGGTCTCAACCGTGGTGGCAACGTCCAGCTCGACGATGATTTTGCCGCCGTCGAATTCCGGATAGATCGTCTTCACATGGAATTTCCCGACACCGGCCATGATTGCCGGATTGCTCAGATCCACCGGGCTTGCGCTGCCATCAATGCCGAGAATCCAGCCTTCGACATTCTGCGTGTGTTCATAGATTTCTTTAATATTCATTCATACCTCTCCTTTTCATCATCAGAATTTTGAGATTGGCTTGGCGGTGTGGCCCCTATTTGTGTTTCTACACAAAATCCAAATTTGTCCCACGGGTTCTGCACTTTTTGGAAACATCATTGCTGGCCGTCCTGGCGGTTTTCGCGTTCGTGCTTTCGCTTGAGGTATTCGACCAAATATGGCGACGGCTCTACGGTGACAATGTGCCTGCGCATGACCTCTGGCCCCATCGCGATTATGTGTGCAATGACTTCCTCTTTCGGTCGTGCGACCATGCAGCAGACATCATCGAGGGAGAAAATTTCCTCCCGGTGGAAATACTCGCCCAGCGACATACGGACACCCAGCACGGCAGCTTCGTCGCCGCGACCGGCAAAACGGATCTTCATTGCCTCGAACAGTTCAAGGACTTTTTCTTCTGTGGCCCCGACATCTGCATAGCGCTTCGTCAGACGGGACAACTCCTTCTGAATTTCATTGTTGTTCATGGCGCAAAACCTCCTTCTCACCAAAAACCATGTGCGATCAGTTCATCTCTCACAAGGGAAGACCGTTCCTTCGGACGGCCACTCTGCAGCCTGGATTGCTCGCAGCGTTCGAGGTTGACCAGCATTGGCCCGGTCAAGTCGGCAAAATAACGCGGCTTCTCTCCCGGCAGAGCAAACCGGTCGGACTCTTCGTTGAATATCCGGATATACTCTTCGCTTCCAAAAACCAACCCGTCCTTCGACTTCGGCGGTTCGTCAGGTACGATCACGGCGTTCATACGCAACATCGGCGCAGCACGCGAAGGACGCGGTTCTTCCCAATGGTTTCCCCCTGCACCCTCTTCCTTTCCCTTTTCCACTCCCACTTCTTCTTTAACAGGTACAGGATCATTGACACTTACACTTACAGGTACACTACCACTAACAGGTACACTACCATTACCACTTACACTTACAGGTACATTTACTTTATTAGCAGAATTATTTTTTTCTGTGTTATGCTTAATCTGCTCGTGCATGCTTTGACATAAAATATCCTGCTTTGGTGTGCTTGCGCATTCATTGTTATGCTCTGGTATGCTATAGCATGGTTCATTCTGCGGTTGCATGCTATTGCATGCTTTAGCAGCTGTGTCCATAAGGCGCTGCAGTTCGTCAGTGGTTGTCCCGTGTTCCTCTGCGAACTTCTTCCACTTGGCGTTGGCCGCGTTTCTGGCTCTGTCCTGCCGCTTCTTTCGTTCGCGCTCCCACTTCTCCGCATTGCGGTCTATCCCTTGCCGCATATGCCGGAAAACCATTTCTTCAAGCGGGGTAAAGTCTTTCGGCAGTGCGCCGGTGTTCACGTAGACGTAAATCGCCTGAATGACTGCACCGGCGCTTTCCCTTGGAAGGGCGAGGATATCGTCGATACCCTCGTGGTAAAGCAAAAATGCTTTCTTTTCTTCCTCCATGCGATGGCCTCCTTTAACGTTTCTGCGTGCTAGTTTTGCTGATTGTGTATCTGGCAACCATGCGGTTGTACAGGTTGTTGAAAATCTCGCGCAGTTTCTTGTCCTGTGCGACAATGCTGAGTTTTGAGACAGCCGCAATATCGGTCTGTGTTGCGCCGTTGACCTGCAGACGCTGCCGTGCGAACTTGACGCGGACACCAAGCTTGACCCCGGCGGATACTTCCAGTTCCGTATAGAGCTCTTGGAATGTCTTATGGAAGTCGAGGCCCGTCTGCATACAGAATGCGCGGACGTTCCGGTTCATCTGGCTCTGCCAGTTGCCAGCCGTTACGGGCGGCGCTACCATGATGTCGATTGCGTCTTTGACCGTCTCCATCGTCTTCACGTTTTCAGCGTTGCTGACTTCCAGAGCCTTGATCCGACGCTCCTGCTCGACCATGAGCTGCGCCTGCGCAAGCAGCTGTTCGGCCATTGTGTTGGGACGCTTCGGAAGAAACGCCGCTGCCAGTGCATCTTTGGCCTTTAACTGGTACTGCACCAACCGTTCGGCAAGCTGAGGATTCTCAGCCTTCATCGTTGGAGTAATACTGATCTTTGCAAGCCATAGGGGAAGGTAGTCCAATTCGAGGCAAAGCGTTTCCTGTGAACCGCCACCGGAAGGGAGGACGAAATTTCGTCCCCCTTTTGAGAGGACACTATCATTGCGGATTCTCACGCGCTCTGCCTTGACTTGTCCTTCGCTCATCCCCATCCCATTGCAGATGTAGCTAACTCCTGCATAGATGGTTCCATCGTCGGCCTTTGCGGCCATGAGCTCACATCCCATGAAGGGAACTCTTTTGATTTCCGTCAAGCTATTCATTTTCTCGTCTCCTTTAATCGTGTTTGTGTAGGGAATACCCCTCTAATTTCAGTATAATTCGGACTCCAAATGAATTAGGTCATACCGTTTTCATGAAAAATGTTCAGAATTCAATGGATTTGTTGATGTTCTTGGAACTATTCTGAAATTCCTAAAAATGGACGCAAAAATCCCGCCGAAGACTTGACTTCCGCGGACAATTCATGTATAAATAAATACAGAGATTGCGCGTGAAGTCGCGTTAATTTCGTCCGTACCGTTGCGCTGCGACCCGCCAAGATTGCCAGCGCGGCGGTATTTTATTTTTCAGAACTGGATTTCAAATATTCTAGGATAGCGTATCGAATAAATCCGCTGACGGTCATACCTCGTTTCTGAGCTTCTTCTTTAATTTTGCTCAGAACTTCCGGGGTAAAGAATACATTGACCCGTTCTGTATTGTCTTTTGGCTTCGGCATTATCTGTCCTCCTTTCGAAAATATAATATCACCATTTTATCAACTTGTCAACACCCTTATAACACCAAGGAGACGAAAGTATTATGGAAGATAGAAAAAGTATTGGTGAAGCACTGGCGCGCTGTATTGAATCAAGTTATGGGCTGAAAACTGCGCAATATTATATCTGGGAGCACACAGAGCGTGTCCCGAATGAACTGCTTGAAAAGTATCTTGATCTGCTGGATAGAAAAGGTGTGAAGTGTTTGAACGTGGTTCAAAATGCAGACGAGATGGCAATTATCCGATATGTTGACATACAACGAAGAGGCGAAAAAGACGATTGGTTTTTCGATGAATACCGAGAGATTTTCCGCGCATACAGAAATGAACATGATGAATTTGAACTATCGGTGAAGGGGACGATTTGGGGATCACCGGAATGGGAAAGTAAAGATATTATTGCCTATATCACCGACTTAACAAAAGTCTATAATTATGTTTGTTTTCGGAAAGAACTCTTGGGCGTAGTGAATGCTGTCTTGAAGAAGTATTTTGAAGAGCTGCCTGAGATTCTTCCCGTCCCAGGAATGGAGAATTGGGCATATCTCCTGCAGGTTGAAAATGACTGCTTTGCCAGCAAATACGCATGTCCGGAGATTCCAAAGAAGACAGCATCGACGATTTTAACAAAAAACGGGGTGCCCTTTATCAAAGTCGTGGATGAACGTGGCGTAATAAAACCAGCTCCTGCGCGATATGGGAATGAAGAAGCACCACGGTATAAATCAGGTTTTCGGTTGGACCTCGACCATATGGTTCGTAGCTCTTGGGAAGCAAACGTCGCTAGAATTTTCAGAAAAATTGGGATTCATTACGACTATGAGAGAGAATACTATGCGATGGGCGATGATATATACTACGTTCCCGATTTCTTTTTGCCAAATAATATCATTGTTGAAGTGAAGGGATTTTGGGATGCAGATAGTAGAAACAAAGTGGCGGCCATGCAGAAAAACCACCCGGAATTCACAATCCTGCCAATCGATTATGACATGTACGAGTCCTTGCGACTTAGATATGCGCCGCAGATACCGGAATGGGAGGATAATATCAAGACAAAAATAGAATCCGAAGATGTCAGCATTGTAGGAATGAAATTCAGTGCAAACAAAGAGACACTGCACAGGCTATCAACCGGAGATACACTCTTTTTCGAACGCGAACCGAACAACAGTTTTGACAAGAATGCAATACTTGTAAAGACGAAAGCTGGGGAGCCGGTCGGCCATGTTTCGGGAGATTGGACTGCCGTGTATGCTCCGAAGCTGGATGTCGGTATGACATATCGCGTAATAGTTACCTCGATTCAACCAAGAGTAATCCATGTTGAGGTTAAACGAGACAACTCGGATAAGGAGATACTGTACAGTTTTTTTAAGTGACACATTTCTATTTGTATTTCTACGCAAGATCTGTATTTGTCCCGCATTTCCAAACAAAAAACCAGAACCGTCCGAACGTGGATGGCTCTGGTTTTCTTGGTTTTCAACCATTTTCGTGACCTCGCGGAAATGGTAACTTGCGTATAACTTGCTTACAACTTGCTTACAACTTGCGTGTGTTTTTCGTGTGTTTTCCGTGCGTTTCGCGTGCTATTTTCCTATTACCGCTTGGAATGTTGCAACCAACTTGCAACCTGCTTGCAATCTATTTCGTGACCTCACGAAGTTGATTCAAATCCGCACAACGGCAGACTTGTACAGTTTCTTCACACCGTTCACAACGACTACCTCGCGGTTCTGTGAAACGATTTTCCTCCCATAGGATTTTAACGGCGAAATATCATTCGCGTCACAGAAAGCCTCCAGCGCCACCAGATCGCCTGGTTTCAACGGCAATCCAGTCGAGGCGGAAATAAATTCGTTTTCTTGGTTTATCCGGTACTCGCCGGCTTTGTAGAACATCGGCAACCCCCCAATCTCATCCCATTCTAACATGTGGATTCTGAAATTTCTACATGACTTGGAAATTTAGGCTGGATTGCAGAGTGTGTAGCCGTACCGCTTGATGTGGGACAGAGGATAGTACACATTCTCAGCCCGCGAAATCCATACCGGATTCTTACGGTTGCTGATTCTTCCTTTTTCGAGCACGATGCCCTGGCCACGTTTCTGCACTGTGATCTTTGCACCGAGCGGGAGATTCTGCAGACTGTTCTGGTCTTTCTTGGAAGCCGACTTTTTCGCTGCGTTCTCCCGGCAGGCTGCACGCCACTCAATCGCCCATTTGTCATCGCGTGCGGAAAGCAGTTTCAGGATGGAGACCGGGCACTCACGTTCACACGGCCCCATAGATTCATCCATGTCCTTGTAACCAAAGTTGTAGTATTCGCGGCTGTCTACGCTCGTCAGGCACACGCCAGCGAAAACGTATGGATTCTGGCCGGGTCTGGTTCTCTCACAAGCACCGTACCACGTCGCGCCCACCATTGCGGACTTCAAAACGCGGCATTTGTCCCCGGTTTCTTCATTGTTCCATGTGTACAGATCGTCGCACTCTGCTTTGCGGTCGATGTTGCCCTTTCTATCGTAGAATTTCGCACACTGCCAAGTCCAACCCATTTTATGTACCTCCCAGTTTTCTTGGTTTTCCTGTTCTGCTTTTGTATCTACCGGAAGCGGGAACTTTGTCCCGCCTCCGGTAGATATTTTTACTTTTCAAGGTCCTTGCAGATGTCTGTGGAGTATTCACCGACTGAAATCTTCCATTTCTCTCCGCTGCTCGTCCAACCGATTCGCGGCTTTTTGTTGACGGTCTTACCGGTAGCCTGGTTTTTCAACGTGACGGTTGCAACCGTGGCTTTGATGACCTCCCACGTGTCCGGAACCCATGCACCGGCCTGAAGGGTGCTGACGGTGAATTCCTCGCCGACCTTGAACGGGTGCGTCGGCTTTATCGTTTCCTCTGCTTTGACGATTTCCAGAATCTCGGCGTAGGCGGCAGTCAGATTGAATCCGTTCGGGGTGCGATAGATAATGTTTTTCGGGCCGGTTCGCAGGACGGTGCAGTCGTTGTAATGTTTGATTTTCACGACGTAGCCCGGCTTGATGTTCTCTTTGCTGAACTGCACGCCGCCCAGATTGTCGATGCAGGACTGATAATAGCAGAGGCGGGAAATCTCGGATTCCAGACGTTCTTCTGCGTCTTCAATCCAGCGCTCGATCTCTGCACGCTCGATAGGCGTACCATCGAAGCGCTTCTGCTGTTCTCCCATTCCGTCACATTCCAGCATGGCGTGGTAGTGGTCGAGATTTTTCTGGATGGCCTTGATGTTCTTCTGTGCGTCTTTCACGCGGCGGTCGCAGAATGCCTTATCCTTGGAATTTTCCAGATTTGCTGTTCTGCGTGCGATTTCTGCCCGCTGGGCGTAATACTCTGATTTTTTGAACTCTTCGAATCCACGGTCGAACGCCGCAAACATGCGCTCGCGCTGCCGGGTGAACGCGCGGCCTGCGGACGTGTTGATGTTCGGCTGCGTGAAGAACGCGATATCGCCGCGCATGTCCTCGACGGGCTTCTGCAGGACTTCGCCGCGCTGCGCAGCTGCGTCAGATCGTGCGTCCATGCGCTCCGCTCTGGCCGCTGCGCGGTCTGCCTGCCGTTCCATCTTTTCTTCGAAGGTCAGTTCTTCGCCGGTCTTGCCCTGATACTCCGCACCAAGGTCTTTTGCTATGCGCTCAACATAGGAAAGGTGCGGACGCTTTGCACGGCTTACCCAGCAGCCGCCACGACGGGAGAAAAGGAAGTTGCTTCTGATCGTGGACTTCGTTTCGTCCGGCATGGCCTGATACTCTTCCTTCGAAAAGTGAAGTTCAAGCTTATCTGTCTCGCGGTTGATGATGTAATACATTTTGATTTCCTCCATGTTCTGTAGTGTTTTGTCCTCTTAGTTTTATATCTACAGCAGATCTTGTTTTGTCCCATGAAAAAAGAAAAAAACAGGGAAACGTTTGCTCCCCTGCGATTTTCTCTATGCTGTCCGAAGTATCCTAAATGGTAGGGTTTCAAGATTGCATCTGCTTTTGAACCACTTATTATAGCTGGCCTTTTTGAATGCAATCTCATTTACTTTCAAGAGATATTTTTCCAGAACGTCAAGATTTTCTGAATCAATCTCAACCCTAGCGACCGGGCAGGACGTTCGTGGGTCACAACTGGCTGTTCTCTGACAAATGATCCATAGTTCCATCACTTTTCTACCCTCCCAATACCATGGAACGCAGCATATCCGTCACCACCGTATAAGTACCAGTAGGGGAGATACCCTGCATAGGTGGCGGACAGGATTTCATCGTCCAGTACAGTTTCCTTGGTTCCGTTGTCTGACATGGTGAGGGAAACCAGATCGTCGACGCAGTAGTCCTCGCAGCCGGAGAATGTCCACGTTAGACCGGAGTAGTCGGTGACGGTCACGGTGTCGGTATCATAGTCCAGCGCCGTGATGAGCGCCGTATGTGCGTATGTGGTGATTGGCTTATGTGCTGCACAGAGGACGGCAGCGGTAGTAATAACGGCAAGAAACAAAGCGACAAATTTTTTCATGGTAAAACCTTTCCCCCCGTATGCCCGATAGGTCAGGCGGCATTTTACAGCTTGCAAAGGTTCTTGAACTCGCTGGCGATGTTCTCAATAATCTGGGCGGTGCTGTAATACTGGGTCGGGTTGTCCTGCTTGGCAGCGTCCATGCGGTCGATGATGATTTTGTCTTCCATGATGGCTCCTTTCACTCGATAGCAGCTTCGATGCTGCTGATGGCTTCTTCCAGACTGTCCACGGCGCTGGAAAGATTGTCGCAGGCTTCGTCGGCCTTTTCATAGCGTTCGCTTTCCTGCATATTCTCCGGGATGTTGTCTCGATATTCTTCTTCCTCGGCCTGAAGGTCTTCGAGGCCGCCTTTCAGCTCCTCTAACTGGTCAATGATAGCCTGCAAATTCTTGCGGCGGATTTTATTCATGGCCTGTCCTTCCTCCCCGTATGCCCGATAGGTCAGGCGGCGTCGATTATTTTCTAATCCGTTCGCTGGTGCCATCAGGATGGAAGATGACCTCTATCTCCTTGCCAGTGTCACAGTGGGCAATGACGGAAACGGGGAATCGCGTCTGCTGGGCGCGGGCTTTGGCTGCCCCTGTTGCCTGCTCTCGGATAGGGGTATTGCCGATTGCCTGCCCGGCTTGCTTGATGGTAAATCCGATGATGTGCATGATATTCTCCTTTGCCCTCGTAACCTCCGGGGCGGGAATGCCGTTTGCTTACACTTATGTATCTACAGGGGAAAGCGGTTTTGTCCCAGCCTACGTAAAAAACCTAGAGGCTCAAAATATCGTAGACTTCCTGCGACTCGTACCGGATAACAGCGCGGCCCTGATCGTCCTCCCCATCGTACATCGGCCCGCAGAAGTTCTTGAGCTTCGGCGCGCCCTGCAATTCTGCCCGGCACGATACGCTGCGGAACTCACCGGAAGTCTCAAATGCTTTTTTTAAGTGTTCGGCAGTTTCATACGTTTCGACAAGCATGCGCGGCTGCGGGTCGTCCGGGTTCATGCTGACAACCTTGTAGACCTTACCCTTCTGCTGAATTTCGGACAGGTGAACGCGCTCGGATTCTTCGGAAATCTTCTGTTCCTTCGGGAAGCTATCAACCAGACCGTAGAACATATTCTTGTCAAAGCAAAGGAAGCTTCTGGGCTGCTCCCATGTTGTCTCTTGCCACCCGGAGAAGATTGCCACGGGCTTTGTACCATAGAAGCGCATTCCATAGACTGAGCGGCCACCGCGCTTTTTGAAGTAGATCGTCAGCGCGTCTTTGTACTGCGCATAAGGCTTGATATCTGCGGAATGTGCGTTGATGTGCAAAAAGTACACACCGCCGAACTCACTTTCGGTTACGATGGTCATTTTGGGATTCTTGGAACCGGCTGCTGCGTTCACAGCGTCGGCGATTTTCTGGAAAATTTCGAGTTGCGTCATTGTATGAAACCTCCTGTTTTTCTTGGTTTTCTCTACACTTTTATTGCTACATGGAAAGTACGTTTTGTCCCGCTTGCATTCATTTTTGTGTTTTTTGTTAGTGGACTGGACATTGGAACAGAACGCAAAGATCGGCTCTGCTGGCGATCTCGTTGATGCGTTGGGCGGTCGTGTTGCCGAGGGAAAACACGGCGATAAAGTTCACGTGGCAGTCGTCCGGGGTGAAGATCGGCTTGCACTCAACGCCCAGGGCGCGGAGATATGTTGTGATGTTGGCGGCTTCCATGACTTCGTGCAGCGCGTCGGCGTAGCACTCGCGGTAAAGGTCCACGCCGTATTTGTCGCGGATGGCGTCGAGCTGATCCACGTCGAAAAGCTCCGTGAACGGCTCGTATTTGTGCGGGGTGGACAGGTGCGCGGCGATGATCTCGTTTCTGCAAGGCCAGTATCCAGCGGTTTTCATTTTGTGAACCTCCTTTTTTTCTTGGTTTTCGTTACACCTATAAATCTACCGGCGCAGTGGCATTTGTCCCGCCGCGCCGGTACTTTTTCATTCAACTTCCTGCTCGGAGATTTCCCAACTGTAAACCGTGGCCTGCTCCAGATAGTCGCGTCCACACCGGCCGAGGTGAATGCTCATGGGTTCGTCCCAAGACATATCCTCGTCCCAGAAATCTTCGTCGTACTCTGCGCGGATGGCTCCAGCTCCGGCCACGATCTGCGCGCGGGCTTTCTCGATCTTTTCAAAAACGCCCAGGACTTCCACGCCCTCATTGTCGGGCGTGTCCCAATGATGAACCACTACGAAAACTTTCATGATTGTTGGCCTCCTTAGTCAATAAAATCGCTTTCACCCAGAATTTCGGAATATATGATCTCCGCGTTGTTTGGAAGACAAGCCCTCTCAGATAACTTTTGCAGCATATCAATGCTGTCGGTTGCGTGAATGACATAGCCACGCGACCAGGTGTTGTACTTTACGATGACTGCAAAACACGGGCGGTAGTCCTGATTCTCTTGGTTTGACATGGCCTTTTCCTCCCTCAGATGTAATACCAGACGATGAACTTATTTTCTCTGCCGTCGGCGGACTGCCACGGCGTCATGTGTGCCTTGCGGCGCTGCTTGCGGCGGGCGGGCGGAACAGTCAGCCCACCTGGACGATGATTTTGTCCGGGTCTTTGTGGGGCTTTGTGGTGACGTTGAAAAAATAGCCGCTGCGGGATTGCTGGATGGAAATTGCCTTGAGAAATTCGGCCAGGTCTGGCCGGTAGATGACGTAGGATTTTTTCATGGTGTGACCTCCTGTTCAAGTAAAAATTGATGTACCGTTTTTCTGATAGCATTCATTCCAGAAGTCGGCAAGTTCCAGAGCACGCTTTTTTGTTGGACAAAGCTGTGCAGCGGTCAACTCGCCTGAAAACCGAGTTGACAGGTTTCGGATGTTCTCGGAATCGCTGACGGTCATGATTCCGGCCCAGTTTTTGCTCTTTTCGCGGACAGAATAGACGATGTAAAAATTCATGATCGATGTTCCTTTACAGAACGTACTCGATGAGCGAGTCCGCGCACAGGATAATGATGAACATGACTGCGATGGCCGCGCCGGTGAAGAACATCTGCAGGCCGCTGGATTTGTAATAGTATTTCATTTTTGCGCCTCCGTTTTTTGTTTTTTCTTTACACTTATACTTCTACCGGAAAAACGGATTTGTCCCAGAAAATCAAGAAATTTTCTGCTTTTATGGTATGCAAGAAATTGATTCAGCAGAGGCTAACAACAGAAAAAACGCTGGGCGAAATTCGCCCAGCGTTTCAGCAGATCGACTCATGCGGTCAGCGGCTGCACCTGCGCCGCCGTGAAGAAATGGGAAAGCTTCAGTCGGCAGTAGCCGCGCGCCTCGTCGTCGCCATCCAGCGGTTCTTCGGCTTCTTTGCGCTTGCCGTTAATGTACTTCCAAATGGGAAAGGACGCGACGGCGTGCTCACCCTTGCGGACGATAAACCCGCGCTGCTTCCAGGCGTTGAAGGTATGGATCTCTTCGGGAAGCTCGAGCTTCGATGTGCTGCCGTCTTCGTTCACCACGTCGAGGAAGCGGCCCGTGCCTTTGAGAATGCCGTCGTTCATCAGGCGAATAGATTCGCCCAAAATGATTGCTGCGTTAGTCATGAGTAAGTACCTCCGTTTTTTCTTTCTATCTTCGGTTCTACCGGTTTTTTGCGGTTGTCCCGCTGACGGGCAAAAAAATATCCGGGGGATTTTTCGCGTCCCCCGGATATTTTCTTAAAATTCAATGCTTGCAATGATTCTGTCCCCGGTTTTTTTGAGATCCTCCCGGAACTCCTGCACGGTATAAACTCCGACGTATCCGCTTTCTATCACGTCGGAGTTGGCATAAAGACCGTCAAACGTGTTCACTTCCGCAATGCTACGAAGCCACGCAAGCGCGATCTGCTCCCGCTCGGTTCTGACGGATTCGTTCCACGCGGGATTTTGTGTCGGGTAATTCTGCTCCCGTCCGTCCTGCCACATGTAGCAGGCGCGTCCGTCGTCGCTTGTTGCGACTGTCATGAAGCCGCCGTTCGTTTCCACAAAATACAGTTTATTCATATTCATACCTCCAAAATTAGCTTTGATGTTCTACCTTTATCTCTACCGGAAATCGGCGTTTGTCCCACACTGGATAAAGAAAAACGCCGGAATTTCTTCCGGCGCTGTAATTGTGTGCGCTTATTTCAAAAAACTTTCGGCTGTTTCAACTGCCCACGCGCAGATGTTCGCCGCATTCAACGCGGCAGAAATCAGCGCTTCGGCGTCCACGCCCAGAACGCCGGAGATGGACGCAAGGACCGCGTCGATCTCTTCTGGGGTGTCGATGGACGCGTCGTCCATTGTGCCGTCTGAAAAGCGCCAGTGATAACCGTCGGCAATCACGTCGACGTAGTACCGCGAGCCGAAGTCGCCGCAGGACGTGTCGTTGACCTCGACGGTGACAAACTGGCCGTTAAGGTCGACCACGACACCGCCGGAAAACTGCCAGTAACCGCCGCCATTATTTGCAGTGTCCGGGTTATAATGGGGATTTGTTCGCTCTCCCCACGCGGAAACGATATTAAACATGTCTGCCATCCCCCCAATTTTTTTGTCGTATTTTGTTTTGTTTTGCTTCATCTAATTTTATTTTATATTCTACCATATTTTTTGGATTTGTCCCAGCTTTTTGCGAAAATTTTTCAACTTCTGAAATCTCTAGTTTTCTCGGTTTAGCTGGTTTCGGTATTCAGCTAGTTTTTTTGGTTTTTCCCGATTCCTGATTCCATCAGTTTTCTTGGTTTTGTCCGGTTCAATATTTCCCTTGGTTTTTCTGGTTCATCTGGTTCGCTTGGTTCGGGTTGCTTACTGTTTCACACTGATTTTTACCCGTTTATGCGGATTTGCATATTTATACAAACATATGCAGGCACGAAAAACAGCGTAGCAGGGGAGAACCCCGCCGCGCCGTCTTTGCTTGCCTCAATTTGATTCGTGGTAGATGCAGCCCGTCCACGCTTGGCAAGTCGTGCCGTCGCAAGTCACGCCGCGTCGTTTGCAGTCAACGCAGATCGGATTCAGCTTCTCAGCGTCCTTTTCAAGCCATTTCACAGATTTGATATAGTCGCAGATGTCGCGGCTATATTCGCCGTTTTCAACGTAAGCGCAAAGTTCGCGCTGCACGTCGGATTCTTCGCCATTTTCCATGGCCTCAGCAATCGGAATCACGATTTCCGGGAAAACGTCGAGGTATCCCATGACGCCGGTGTAAAAATCGCCGGGGACATACTCTTTTCCGTCTTTACGATCAAGAATCAAATCAATAATCATTTTGTTCACTCCTTTTCACTGGCCGCGCTTCGTGCGCGGCTTTTTCTATCTTTATATCTACACGATTTTTCAATTTGTCCCGGCCATCGGCAAAAAATTTTCGGAGAACGCAAAAGAAAAAGCAGCGCCCGGCTTTCGCCAAGCGCTGCTATACCCCGAAGTTTTCCGGACGTTCTGTTCAGTTTTTCGGTGTCCGTCCATCAGCCCCGGAGTTTTCCGGCGTCCCTGTTCAGGCCGTCAGCCTCCCAGAGTTTTCGGGCCTTCCTGTTCAGATGGTAGGTCCCCAGAATTTCCGGGGGCCGTCTGTTCAGGGCTTGGAATTCCAGCGGACGCGCGGATTCTCGCAGCGCGCGCAGGCGTTCGCGCGCGTCTGCGTCCGCCGCCTGCCGGACGGCCCGCGCCACGAATGCGGGCAAAGCCTCCCCGGCTGCCGCCGCTGCCACCTTGGCCGACTCCAGCGCGGCCCCGTCGAGCACCTGCCCAGGCTGCGCCGCCTGGAAGATCTCGGCCGCAGGAGCCGCGCCGCCGTCAACGTCTGCCCGCAGGCACTCCGCAACATAGGCCGAGAGCGCCGCGTTAACTGTGATACCACGCGCCGCGCACCACGCCCGGAACGCCTCGCCGTCCGCCTTGCCCACGCGCACGCCCAGCGTCACGCGGTTCGCCTGATCCCACTTGTTTTGAGCGCGGCGCTCGGCGTCGGTCCGGGCCCCGTTAGGATTCTTTGCAATCGGCATTTAATGTACCTCGCTTTCGTTTGCTTCTTGCCTTTTATTCTACCGGCGCGGGCTGTTTTGTACCATCGGCAGAATGCACAAAATATACGGTTAATTTTAGCGATTTTTTCATAAAATCGTGACTTTTACATACGGTTGACCAAAAAACGGAGAAATCCTAACATTTCACACATGAATACGGTTAAACTTATACAATAATACGGTTAAACATAACTTTTTAACCAATTTGACATACGGTTGAACCTATACTATAATCAAGACATCAAATGAAACAACGAACGCCCCGCAAGGGAAAGGAGAAACCAATATGAAAATGAATGCAACCGAGATCACCGCCCGCCGCGAGCAGATCAAGACCACCCGCGCGAACATCAAAACCGTGGTAAACATCTACCGCGAAACCAGAGACCGGACCCCCGCCGAGACCGTCGCCGCTATCGTGGAGCAGATCGGATACGATACCGCCCGCGAAGCAATCGCTGAAATCGTGAACACCGTCGGCGAGTGGGACGGCAGAATCTGGCCCAGCTCCCGCGAGTGGGCCACCACCATCGAGACCGCCGCGACCCGTGACGAGCTGGAAGCAAAGAACATCTACCAGCCCGCAGAAATCCACCCCGCGCACATCAACCAGCTTGCGCAGGCTATGAGCAAGTACGCGCCGCCCGCGCCGCAAGAGCAGGAAGCACCCGCGCAGGAAGCGCAGGACACCGCCGAGATCATGAAGCAGGCGGGCGCGCTGGCGCGCCCGCAGCGCGTCGCCCTGTACGTGCCCAGCACCACGGACACCGACAAGCCCACCGACAACGCCGCGCAGGTTGAGCGCGTCGCCCGCGATTTTTGCGGCTGGTTCGGCGGCGCGACGGCCCAGGAATCAACCGGCTTTTGGATGTCCGACACCGCCGGACTGGTCCGGGAGTCCGTGACCATCGTTTTCGCGGCCTGCACCGCCGCACAGCTACGCGAGCACCTGCCCGACGTGCTGACGCTGGCCCAGCAGATCAAAGCCGAAATGCAGCAGGAAGCAGTGAGCGCCGAGATCAACGGCACCCTGTACATCATCTAACCACCAACCACCCC